TTACCACAAAGGCATGTTTATTTCAAGGGACTTCATATAAGCCTGTATAATTCGATATTTGACGATGTATCGTGTACTGCATTTCACTGAATTGCTGTTTTGTTTATACAATCTCATATAACCTCCTGCAAGTTTTGTGAAATTGGTGTAGTAATTGGTGTAGTAGAAGACGTACTCTTTTCAGCAAAATTCTTTATAAATTCTTCAATAGATGCATCTTTGAAGACATGCGCATACACTTCTAACGTGATTTTGCTAGTAGAATGCCCCATGAAATACTGAACTGCCTTAATGTTCATGCCTGACTGAATCAGTCTTGAACAAAAAGTATGACGAAATGTATGAGGGGTGATATGAGGAAGTGGGTCTTCTGGATGCATCTTATTATAAGATTTCGTTAGAGATTTTATAAACGATTCGATATCTCGTGCCTGCCGCACCGTATTATACTGCCCTGGAAATAAGAATCCACTTCTCCCATCAATAATAATATCGTTATTCGATTTATGTCTTTTATCAATGACATTTTTAAAGGCATTTTTAGCCATCGGAGATAGTGGAATAATTCGGTTTCCAGCTTTAGATTTTGGCTTTAAAATAGTACGTTTTCCGCCCTTGACTCGATAAATCTGATGGTCTATTTTTAGTATTCCAGAATTCAAATCTACATCTTTTTCAGTTAATCCGCAAAACTCGCTTGCTCGAATACCGGTTTCATAAAGAATTACAATATCATCAATACGCTTACGATAGAATCCATTGTTTTGCATGAATTCTAAAAGATTGTTATATTGTTGATTCGTTATAATTTGTTTTTCTTTCGTATTACGCGGAATAACTCTCGATAGTTTAAAAGCAAAAGGATTTCTTGTGACCAAACCGTCCTCGTATGCAGCTTGAAAAGCGCACGATAAAATCGCACGATAATCATTTATGCTGTCATAGACAAGGCCATTTTCGTAAAGCCCTTTTACCCATAACTTGGCATCAAAAACAGTTGTATTAGCAACCAGTCTACTTCCTATCTGGTCGTTTTGCAGTTTCCTAATATAACTAGCATTTCTTTCAGCCGTTCTAATTCCAAGAGCATGAATTCTAGTATCGTTGTATTGCTTAACAAATTCATAGACAGTTAATTTAAGAGTATCAAAATCAGAGCCGCTAAGAATAGAATCTTGAATTTTCTTTTCCTTTTCTCTTAACTCCTTCAAATCCCCAGCGTATACTGTGTGTCTCTTTCCTGTTCGATCTGTCCAGCGATACTGATATAGGCCGTCTTTTCTTTGGCTCTCACCTTCTTTTAATACTCTGCCTTTATTATCTTTACGTCTTTCCATAATAAGCTCCTTACATTATATAAAGAGCTCCAATGTGACATCTCGATTATATCACACTGGAGCCGAAGTTTCAAACGGAATATGCCTGTTCTATGTATCTTTCGAAGGCTTTTCTCTTTACAAGCTGTTTTCTGCCTACAAATATTACAAACGGACAGTTTTTCTCCTGAAGAAGCTCTCGTATTTTGCACTGTCCAATATTAGAATACGCTGCGGCCTCTTCGATTGTAAGGGCTGTCTTTTCCCAAATTGGGACTTCCTTCATCCAATCACCTCCCCCATCTTCTCTTCCCCATACCTTGCCACACATACATTATAAAGGAGCATCGCACGAGTCATTAGCCCAACACCGCCGATACGAGGTGTAACTTTGATATTCTTCATCTCATAAACAGAGTCAGCGCAATCACCGTGCTGCTTTCCGTTTTCGTCATAGTTGATGCCAACATCGATGCAGACCTCTACTCGATCAAGACCAAGCGGTGTGATGAAATTACGTTTTCCGACTGCAGAGATGACCACGTCGACCATTCCAAATTCGAGAGCAGTGGCTTTTATGGCGGAACCCGTGCTATTCACAGAGATCACATTACAGTGTCTCTCGATCAGCATATCGGCCAATGGATGACCTACGATATCAGATTGACCACACACAAGCACATTCTTGCCATCCAGATCGTAACCGATGGAGTCGAAAATCTTCATAACGCCAAGCGGGGTACATGGCTGAAATTTTGATGTGGAATTAAAGCCATCAACATCAAGTTCGTCTGGAATGCAGATATTTCTAGGATCAATATGTTTTGGCAACGGAAGCTGAACAATGATACCGTCCACATATTCCCAATTATAATCTTCCAGTATCTTGTTGTTCAATTCATCTTCAGTAATATTTTTTGGCAATTTAATAAGCTCTGCTTCGATTCCAACCTCTTCACAGTCACGTAGCTTGCCGCGAATATAAGCGTTGGATGCAGGATTGTCCCCTACTTGATAAATATGTAAAATAGGTGCATAGTCATCTTCTGCAATAATATTTTTGATTTTATTTTTGATATCTTGTACAATAGATTTGCAATCAATAATCATTGTGAAGCTCCTTCGATTCTTTAGTCATATTTCTTTTCTCCCCAGAAGTTCCACATCATACCCTTCCATTTCCGAGTACACTCAGGACAGAAGTCATGTTTAATTCCCGTATAACTGAGCCCGTTTAAATTCCAGTCTTTTGCTTGGGAAGCGTCTGGTTCTCCATTGTACGTCGTTACAACTATTTCTTCGCCGCAATTATCGCACGTGATCTTTATACAGTTCTGTCTCATCAAATCACCATCCTATAAAGAATCCAAGTTTTATCGTGTTTCGTAGTCGTTGACAAGCTCAATCACATGTCCATCTTCACATACATAGTAATCGTATCTCCAATATCTACTGTGAGCACTATTACTATATTTCCATGATGTATTATCTTTTGGACAGTTGCCATTATTCCACTTGACGTTATTCGAGCTATAAGTAACCTTACTGATAAAAATATAAAATCCAATCAAAAGTGCAAGTGAAACAATAACCGTCATTGTTTTCACAATCAAATCATCTAAATCGTTATATTTTTTCATTTGTACTCCATTTCGTCACTTCTATTTTCATAACCCATACACCGCAGACAACGACTAAATCCATTGGCTGCGGCTTGACCGTAAAATATTTCATCAAGAAATAACTTCCCGTTGGCATTATATACTAAGATCTCCCAAAGATATGGATTCTTATCTATAAGTTCCATTCGGTAGAACCCTAATTCTTCCATAAGAATCACCTCGTTACTGTACTAACTCCATTATTTTTAATCCGTCCTTTTTGAACATGAATTATTACAGAGTCAGCATTAACAGTATTGGTTGACTTATATTCGATATATGGAGCGTTGCTATCATATACAATTTTTACATGTCCTTTGATATTCATATAAGTGCCATTACAAAGAACAGTAAGCATCTCATAATTTTCTGCTGGGACATTAGATACCATAGTAGATGTATATCCGTAGATGCCCGGTTCCAATTCTTCAATAGTGGCAGTCCACTCAATCGAATTATAATGACGATAGATACCGTCGCCAATCGCCCATACAAAATATCCAACAATAAGAGTAATGAGCACACCAACTGTCAAAAACAAGATTTTTTCTCCAAGAGTGAGTTTTTCGTTATTATTATCCAAGTTCAACACCACCTTCGTTTACAATATAGATGCCGTTGTCTTTCAAATACTCAATAAATTCTTCATGTGGTAATTTATGAGCAAGTTCACAAATAGTGTAGTTATTTCTGCCCTTTACCCACTTTGTTTCTTTACGCAAGCAAGACCATTGATGTACACGAAATTCTTTGCAATGCCATTTTAAATGAAAGGCATCCGTACACAAATCGCAAATTGGTATCTCTACATAGAAGTCACCAGGATAGCGTTTTCTTCGCCACCACTCCATGTCATAGAATACAATACCATAGAGTTCAGGATAATCTTCAAATCCATGTTCTCTAAGATAAGCAAACCCTAATCCATTGATGGTCCATTCTGGCGACCTTGGAACTGTATACCGAAGCTGCGATTCTGTATGCGAGATACAGGCATTGTTATATTTTCCGTCGATGCCCATAATGTACCAGTCTGATCTATAATAGCCTATTTGTTTAGTCACAACTAATCACCTCCCCCGTATCATCACCCAACGGCCACGTGCATCCATAAAACGTTCCCAAATTTTCGATTTTAAAATAGTACCATTTTTTCGTCACGTAGTCATAAATACTGTAGCAAGTGCAACGGTTATCCGGCCAATGGTTCTTTTTAATAGCATCAATATCAAGTTCTAAAAATCGTTTGATTTCGGATAATTTATATGAAGCAAAAATATAATCCCATGGGCCACGCCAATGGATAAACCACATGTGCTCTACGAAGTTCGGCCATTCTACAGAAAATCGTTCGACTGGTTTACTTCTGCCAAAATTCTTATATTGAAGAAAATAGTTGCTGATACCGTGTACACCAGTCCAATAATGGTCTTTAGTGCAGATGAAATGAGAATAGCTTTCCCATTTTGGATTTTGTATTTCCCAGTGATTCTTTTCGATTGAAAATCTATCGTCCATTCAATCTACCTCATAAAAGTCTAGTTCTTAAAAAATAAGCTTACGCTGATATTTATTTAAAACTCCCTGAATCTCATCAACAAAACTTTCAACAGCAGAATCTACTTTTTCTTTCTGATATTCTTCTACAGAATCCACATCAACGTCAATATTGATTACATCATTATGGTATGGCTCTCCAGTCAAATCAATTCCATAGTTGATTTCATCGAACGGAGCCTCATACCAGTTACCGTTTTCTCTATTAACAACCCCAAAGGTCAATTCGGTATTTTCATCATAGCCTATTTCATTCAGCTTTTTGATAAGCTCTACAACTTTCATCTCTTGCACCATCCTTCGATTTTCTCACATACTCTACAAATCGCATCACAGAAGTCAACCTTCGTTTGCATCAGAAACAGTTTGAAGTACGCTCTCCGCTTCTTTGCGAGCCACCAATCGTTGTTCATGTTCTTTGTTAGCGATTTTTTCTTGCTCATGTAATTCAAGTCCTTTCAACCAGTAAGATGGGCATTCATAAATTTTTTCAAGTGTGTTTGCGTCGAAAAAGTGTTCTCGATCTCTACTGTTGTAATCATAATATCCAATAAATGACAGACCATAATCACTTATTACAACGTTATCTTTTAAAAGGACCGGACGTTCATCCATGACCTTGACCCAACCGAGGAAGTTTTCGCAAGATTCGGCGCAACTATCTCTTGTTTGCTTCCTAAAAGCGCATACTTCTTTATGTAAACATTTACTGCAAATAGCCATTTTTTCTCGCTTTCCAACAGAAATTCTCTGCCCAATCATAAAATAGTTTTGGAATGTCTCGTACACGAGAAACAACTTCCTGAAGTAAGGTGTCATTAGACTTGTCTTCATGAGGTTCTTTATAAATACATTCCCATTTATACTCCCAGAGTTCAACTGTATTATCGTCTTGTGTACTAATCTTCACTAAAATAGAACGAAGCTTGTCGTTTACGCTTACGGAAGCATGACAATTTTCTTGTTTGAGAGGCCACTCATTTATTTTTGCAAATAAATTAAATGCCCTATCGACTGCCATTTCGAATAATGGTTGTTCATCAGAGCACATACATATTCGTTCTATATCCCCATCATGCAGAAGATTTAGTTCCCAGAGTTCCGTTTTTCTCACCTCTCTAAAACATACATTTTAATCGTCAAAAATTTCTTCTCGCAGAACCGGTTCATCGTGGCTCTCTACACGACTGCCGCATTCTGGACATTGTGTTTGATAAAATAAAATCACATTCAATGACTTCGCACTCAAAACACCTTCCGAATCAGACCAAAATTCACAACCACAGTTGCATTTAAAGTGATATGCAAATTCTTTCGGAGTCTGCTTGTGTTGAATAATCTTAACAGCCATCTGGCACCTCCACGGTAAAAATAGTTTTAGTTGCTTCTTTCCAAGAAACAAACTCAGATCCAGCAACTTCCGATCTACATCTATAGCACGCAATCACATTATTCTCAGGAATGTCCAAATCAGGATTTTCAAAAGAAGCCACTCGAATCTTAGTTGTGCAACCGCAATTCTTACATGGGAATACAATTACCGGATTTTTCAAACTATCAGTCTTATGCATATCTACGCCTCAATTTACATACACGTTATTAGCTCCGTAGATGAACCACAATTCTCTTTCCGAGAGTAAGTTTTCTTCAGACAGAGCGAACTTGATAACTTCATCGATAACATCATCGTCTATATGCGCCTCGTCACATTCTACTGTGTTGCAGACCTTATAAATTTTGCCGTCTTCATTTTGAAACGGCGTTTCTTTACCAAGTTTTAATGGAGTTGTTTTCTTTTCTTCTCGAATATGTGCTTTCATATATTTATTCCTCCCGCCCGCCCATAAATTTTACCTTTTACCAGAATGAATATTTCGTTCTAATTGAATGTGTTTCTACACTTTTTGCAGGATTCTCCAACGTTGCAGCCGTTGCAATAATTTCACCGATGTTCTTCTGGAATTCCTGCAACTTCTTTAATTCACTTTTAATATCAACTTTCACTTCGACATTCTCGATAAATCCCATATCTTCAAGGCACTTGCAGTACCCAGCGATTTCATTATAGAAGATATGGTCGTATTCTTGCAGAAGAGTGTGCCAGTCAAACAGCTTCACTTGCCATGCAATTCCAAACGGAGCTTCTTTCTCATAATGAGATTCGATAGTGTAATATTTCATTATGCATTCTCCTTGTGTTTACTGTTTTCCAGTAGAACCAAAACCACCTGCTCCTCGCTCAGTTTCGTCCAATTCGGAAACTTCTTCAAAATCAGCTTGCCAGAACGGAACAACTGCCATCTGAGCAATACGGTCACCATGAGTAATCATCTGCGGGATATTGGAGTGGTTATGTAGCGCAACGATATACTCTCCACGGTAATCTTGATCGCACACGCCAATTTTGTTCGCAGGAGCAAGTCCAAGCTTAGTTGCTAAACCGCTGCGAGCATAGATAGCGACATACCAACCTTCCGGCGGGGCCATCCGCAGACCAGTATGTACTTTAACAGTCTCGTGCGGCTGAATCATAATGCAACGGTCACCATTCTTGTTTACCATCGTTGCATCATCAAAGCCGATATAGGCGTACAGGTCTGCGCAAGCAGCGTTTGCAGAACCATAAGTTGGCAGATGAGCATCATCATGCATCTTATTGATTTTGATGTTTGGATGATAAATTGGAGTGACAGACTCTACGGCCCCGTGACACCCATAAAAATACTTAGCTACGTTTCCTAAATCCATATTATTTTCCTTTCTTTTCTGGAGTCCACCAAAGGACTGGTCTTCGTAAAGCAAAACTTTTATTACAGCCGATTACACGTTGATTGGAACTTCCCATGTACGGCAAAGAGATATCTCGTTTAGATTCGATATATGGGCCATCGACTAGCACGTTTATGTTTCGAATAATTGTTACCGTTGTTGGAATAGTTTGATATTCCAATTCTTCTGTTGCCTGTTGAATCAATTCTTCCCATGTATATCCAGTCCACATCCAAATGTCTTTGCTTCCTTCAAACTCGTGTCTGACTCTTATTAGAATTTTGCAAATCATCTCCCTGTTCTCTGGATACAATGGGTCTCCACCAGTAAGTGTAAGCCCTTGAATATAATCAGGTCGAAGTAAATCTACAATTTTATCAAGCGTTTCTTCTGTGAATGGCTGACCTGCGTTTGAGTTCCATGTCTGTGGATTATGACAACCGGGGCAATGATGGTTACATCCCGCGCAGAATAACGTGACTCTTACGCCCGGACCATTTGCTATATCACATGGGACAATCTTCATATAATTCATCAATGTTCCCTCGTGCTTTATTGATTTTATTTGCGGCATCTTTCGCATCACTTTCTGTATCATAGATATTACGAATGTAATACTCAAAATCAGGATCGATGTTGTCGCTAATATCAAATCCTTCTAATTGAATAGACTCTTCCGCTATTATCAAATTGTCATCTTTTTCAAGTCTTGCACCGATATTCACTCTCTTGACTTTACATTTTTTGATTCGATATACGTCTTTTACGATCTTTTTATATCCAAGGCAGATAGGACAACGATATTTCTTCTGAGTTCCATCAATGAATGTTATATTCACATTTCCGTCAACATCACATTTATTACAATTTTTATCAGCATTCTCTCGCTCAATAATCCATGCAAAGCTTCCGGGAACGTGCTTTAAATTAAAGCTAGTATCCATTTTAAATCACCTTTGTCCATAGACTCACACATACGATAATAAGAATATTCAGTGCAACGACAGTCCACTTTACATATTTAAGTTTGATGTCATACATTACAGTATTACATAAGAAATCGTATAGAATTTCTTCAGAGCGGATAATTGCTGCTGTAAGAATTAAAATAAAATACGATTTAACAAGAAGCCAAGCAATCTCAGTCAACATCGATTAACACCTCCTCGACAGGAATAATCTGACCATCAACGTAGTAGCACATCTGACCGTGCTCATTATAATAAGGAGACATATAGCCATTATATATCATGTAGTACATAATCCTTGTATCTCGCTCATACACGATTGGGGAATTTCCAAGTCTGTAGAAATATTTATACTCATCAACTGTTTCATTCCCATATGTATCAGTATCTGAACATCCAGTTAGCATAATCGCTGCTAAAAGTACGCATACGGCAGTATTTTTGAAAGTCTTAAACATACTTTTCCTTTCTAATAAAAGCGGAATTCTATCAAAATTTGTCAAGAATTTATTGCGATAATGCGTTAAATAATTTTAGCAAAAATCAGGAATTTTTCTCATCATCCGTCATGTATCGCCAATACACTATTGTATCTGCAACCTTATAACAGTCAATATCGTACCATTCTCCATTCGGAAAGATGCACGCAACGCTTTCTGTACCATCCTTATATTTTACAATGACATTTTTAGAACACATCCCGTGCTCTGGAATAGGCGGAGTTATGTCTTTCGCATAAAACCATCGTACATCGAACTTATCTTCTTCATATGAAACCAATTTCATATTGTGATAACAACGTTGAAGAGCGCCTTCAATCTCACTTTTAATGGGATTGATATCTTCGTCTCCGTTTTCATCAACCAAAAGTTCAAGAACCACTTTCTTCACGTTCATTCTCCTTTAAATACCGCCATGCATCAGGCGCTTTTAAATAATCAAGCACACCGTCCGGCATCCAATTTCCTTGCTTTGAATACCACACTCTAGTTTCTCGTTCTCCGTATTTTGCTATGACAGTGCTACAAGGCTTCGGAAGATTTATCATCGGGGCATTCCAGTCATCCAACTTAGTTTCCGGCCAGTCAATTCGAGTGCCACACTGACCGCAGTAGCTATTTCTATTCCCGTCTTCATTATAAAGGTACTCGCCGCTACCACAATACTGGCAAGCGATAATACCATCTTCTGCAAAAGGATCGTTAATCATGTTTTAAATCCTCCTTTGATAATTCAAGTTCCTTTTTAAGAATCCATTTTAGCTCGTTTGTTCCAACGGCTCTCATGTAAGTATGCTTTTCTGCCGTAGACATCAATAAAGCTCTTGCTTTCATTCTTTTGAAAAGTCTATGGTATAAATCGAGTTTTTCTTCAACTGTCATCAATTTACCTCAGTACCCTTATCATCGTAAGTGTCGTTTTTCATATCATCAAAAAAAGATCCATAATCAAACCACTTATCCTCAAGAATATTGCCGATAATCTTTACTGTACTGCCCCAACCTTTAGTTGCAACACGGACATATTTCCCCTTTATACCCTCATACGTACTGCAGCCAACCGTATCCATGATTCTCATGATGGCTTCCATACCAGAAGCATAACCTTTAAAGTTTTTTGCTCCTACATATCCTTTACCAAGAACATATCCTCCATAGCAAACGCCCCATCCATGACCATCTAACGTCAAATCAGAAGTCAAAACTCCATGATCGGCCATGCTAAGGCTAATATTCTTGATTTGCGCATTTCGGATCTCATATCCTTCGGCTTCAAGCAGCTTTTCTGTCCACTTCTTCATTTTGCCTCCTGTTATTTAGCGTATCTATGCTATAATTTTAATGAAATTCTACGGTAAAACGGCACTTTTATCAAAATCTCAAATAACTCCAATAATCAGTGTATAGAAATTTTGCGCTTACGTCTGGCTCGTAAAAAGCAAGTGGATGTTCGCGATAGAATCCTTGACGAACAAAGTCCGTTGCCTCATTCTCGCTCTCGGCAGGAACCTCGTAGTATGAAAAACTACGTTCACCATTAGCCATCAAGTACGATAAGCTTACGCCATATACATGTGTTTGCCCGTAATTCATTACTTGTCCCTCTTTTTACGATACATTGTAACAGTATACGGTTCATAACCATCTTCTTCCGTCCAGTCCAAACTAAAACCAGCACGTTGGTAGACTTCCATCTCAATTTGTTTTTCTGTCATATTGTCATCAACATAGAATTCAAAATTACAGTCTTCAAATCCTTTTGCTTTTAGAACTCCTGTGATTTTTTTCATAATGCACCCCACTTTTCTCTACCACATGTATCACATACAAAGCGCCATTTATCATGCCAGCTGTGATTGCTGTCATAGAGCATTACACCACCACATCGGCTGCACTCAGGAAGGAACCAACGTAGTAGACGTTTCAAGAACTTAATCATTCTTACTCTTTCTCCACAATCCGTGCTTTTTCATAATCTCGAAGAAGTCTTCCATAAGAGCATCGGCCATCTTACCAGGCATTTCAGGAAGATCTAGTCCAAAATCTCTAAAAGCACAATGTAGACAACCATATGGAGTTAAAGCAAATTTTTCATAAAAGTCATCTTCAGGATTGTTTTCTTTTGAGTCTAACATATTCGTCTCGTACTCAAACTGTCTCACTTCACCCTTAGTGAGCCATTTCTGCCACTTACCACAAGCAGAGCAATACAGACCAATCTGGCTACCTTTGCTCTGGATAAAGAAAGATTCACTGCCACACTTACATTTGAAGTCCATCTTAACCACCCATCATTTCTGCACTATGAACCATGCAGCTCATACCGGGATGAGATTTTTCAAAACGATAATGTGTTTTATTCATAGCATCATTTTGATCCTGTGCTTTAACCATATATGTATTAAATGCTTGATGTCCATCATCATAGTACATTACTTCAACAGACCAATAATTCATATAGTTCCTTTCATGCCACCACACCCACCCTGCTTGTTTATTTAGAGTTTATAAATAACATTTTTAAGTCTATTGGCTAGACTTCCTTCGATAAACTTTTCCAAAAGGAATAACGCCAACCAGATTCCAGTTGCCACCTGAACCGAAAAAGTGGTAATATCAAATTTTATAAAAAGTGGACTCATTAGTTTAAAAAGGACCCAGATAATTACCATCGCCATTGCCCAAGACACAAAACAAGTGGCTGCAAAAATAATTAAATTCTTAATATAAGAACCAAGTGCTTTGAAAAATTTATTCCATGCGTTCATGTTAATCGCCTTCTTTCAAAAATTTTCATTTTATAGATTCCTCTTTGATACACTGGTTGGTCAGCTTTTTGTACACGTCCTCGTACAGCTCCTGTTTATCGCCGTTGTAGGTATACTCGGCGTAGATACCGTCACCACTGACGGTAGTAGACAGCAGCGCCTTATAGTTCTGGAGCGTCTTGCAACTCCAAACCACAAAGACGTTCTCCAAAGTGATTTTGGTTTCGCTGTTCTCGTTATACCACTTGACCAGTGCGTTTTTGCAAACGCTCTCATAGTGCGCCATACCTGTAATAATCATAATCAAGTCTCCTTTTTGAATATAACAGTAATCCAGTTATCTGGATAATCCTCTTCTTCCTTTGTTGTTTTCACATATCCGGGCATTTCAAAATTCCATGCAAGATAATTTAGAATTTCAAGGTTGTGTAAATCGCAATAATACCAGTCCCATGGTCTACTCCATTCCGACCAGTGAAGAAGATATGCATTATCACGGCATGTAAGATAAAAACTATTGTCCAAAGTACACACGCTGCACACTTTTGGAAACGCATATCTTAGGATACGGTCAGTTCGTTTATCGCTCCACTTATTCAATTTTTTGCGACGGAACCCCTCGACCTTAGTGCGAAATTTTTCGCCCCAATATATAGCAACAAGAAGCGGATATAGAAACCAATAAGGTGTTTTAATGTCCATGTTTTTATAATGATAGTATTTTGTGACCTTGGTTTCTTTCTTCTTTTCTTCTTGCAACTTTTTACTAAGTCTATCCATGTATATTTAATCCCACCGACCCACCCTGCATTTATTCCATCAATAAGGTGCTACTTACTCACCCTTAGTTACAACGGTGTCAGCACCCTGTACGGTCACCCAACCATGCTTCAGACGAGCTTCTGCTTCCTTCATCTGAATCAGCTCAGAAGTGATAGACTCGGAAAGCACCTTATTTGCATCAGCCTCGGCCTGTGCTTCAATCATCTTAACGTCAGCTTCCGTCTGTGCCTTAACCTTATCAGTCTCCGCCTGAGCCAGAGCGGTCTGCTTATTCAGCTCTGCAATCTCTGCGTCCTGCTTTGCCTGCTCCTTTGCGCGAATCTTCTGCATCAGGGTATCATCAGGCTGTGCATCCACAATCAGAGCAGAGGAAACATTGATACCATATTCTGCGGTCAGCTTCTCATTTAGATAGTCGGTGATTGCAGTATTAACACCTGCACGATCATCAGAATAAATCTGCATAACACTGAACTGAGGAGTGACTTCCTTAACATAAGCAATAATATCGTTCTGGATTTTGCTCTCCATCAGGCTCTCGCCATCCATGCCACCAAACTTGGTATACAGTTCAACAACATGCTCCGGCAGAAAGTTATAATTGACAGTCAGGTTGATTGCAATCGTACCGCCATTAGCAGGAGCGTCAATGTGCCAATCTGCGTGTTCCTTTGCGCCATAGTCGGACGGAGCATTAGAAAATACCACTCGCTGCTGAGTAATCGGGAACTCAGACACATGCTTCAGGGGACTCATAAAGTGCCAGCCTTGAGAAATAGTCTGCTGCTCAACACCCTTGGCAGAATACACAACACCTACATAACCGGTATGTACCCGCTCGGTACAAAGCACTACGCCAACTGCAACGAGAAATGCAACAAAAATTGCCATAAATTTCTTCATAAGTATCTCCTTAACCTTTGTAGTTATCTTTTAAAATGTAATAGGCGATAACCCATACAATCACAAAGAAAACAATAATTTCTTTCATATGTAATCCCACCAACCCACCACTTACACGTTAATGAATCACTCGATTGTGCTTAACACGAAGCTCAACTTCCTGCTGCTTACCAAGATTGAAAGCCGTTGTATAATCGCCCGTGAGATATCCCGTCACACGACGAAGACGTCGAATGTTGTGGCTACCACACTCAGGGCAAGTATCGCCAATCTCATCGCAATAGCCGCACTCCATACAGGTATCATTTGGAACATTCACTGCAAAATACGGAATGTCATGATCCATTGCATAGTTCACAATTGTTTCCAGCGCACCGAGATTATTCTTTACAGTCGAGTCGAGCTCCACATACGCGATGCAGCCTGCGCTTGAATATCCGTCAAGCTGAGACTCAATATCGATCTTTTCAAACGGTGTCACTTCTCGCCATACCGGAACATGGACACTGTTAGTGAAGAACTCTTTGTCTGAAACGTTTTTAATATCACCATATTTAGCCTTAAATCTCTGCATGGCAGTAAAACAAAGGTTTTCTGCGGGCGTAAAGTACACGCCAAAATTCAAAGAATACTTGTGCTTGAATTCGTCGCAGCGATCTTTGTAGAGCTGACAAATTTTCTTTGCAAGCTCAAGGCCATTATCACAAGTTTGATCTTCTCCAATCAAAATCTGAAGAGTTTCAGCCATGCCGAGCAGACCAACAGCCAACGTGCCATGTTTCAGAGCAGAACGAATATCTTTTCCGTCATATCCGGCCATTGTTCCATTTTCCCACATGAATTTTGCAGACTCAGGAGACTGAGAACAAATCCACTCAAAGCGTTCAATCAGCATATCTTTTGCTTCATGCAACTTCTGGTCAAGCATGGACATAAACTTGGCTACAGTCTGTCCTTCAACGTCTTCTCCAGTAGCGTTTTTAATGGTGTACTCCTTCGCTTCCATTGCAAGAGTAGGAAGAATAATCGTAACAGGACAAATATTCCCTCGACCATCCTTCAACTGCTCAAAGCCGTTGACATCCCAACCATTTGCAGTCCTACAGCCCATCGTCGAAAAATACGTTTTTACATTATTCTTATCGTATCCCTCATTGCCGCTCCAATCGACATTGGCATAATTAGGATAAAGACGCTGTGCGGTGGAACGCAATGCCAGCTGATACATATCATAATTAGGGTCTCCGGGGGCACGATTGATTTCCTTAGCCATCTGGAAAATACCACAAGGGAAAATGCTAGTTCTATGTAATTTGCCGATACCCTTAATGGAAGCATTTAGCAATGCTTCGATAACCATTCGGCCTTCAGGCAACGTACATGTGCCATAGTTGATAGACGTGAACGGAAGCTGATTTCCGCTACGTGATTGGAGTGTATTCAGATTATGGTACATGCCTTCAACGGCTTGATTCAATTCTCGCTTTGTCATGTCCATTGCATACTGATACACTTTTGCATTCCTTGGATCATTAGCCTCTAAGTCATTAAAAGATAATTCTTTGGGTACTCTATTGGGGTCATCTTCAGGCTGAAGGTATTTAATCCCATCTTTAAAATGCTTCGAAAAGCTCTTCCGTACATAAGGAACCATAGTCCAGTCTAGGTGTGTTGCGCTCACGCCGCCGAACTGCTGAAGACTTTGAATCTGGAAGATGACTGCGACAAGCTGGAATGCCGTACTGATGGATTGTGCAGGGCGAACATCAGTCTGTCGAGTGTTAAAACCATTCGCAAGCAGATCATCAAACGGAATACTCAAGCAATTGTGCATACCAACTGCGTAGCTATCGAGATCGTGGATATAAATCTCGTTATTCTCGTGATTTTCACGAGCCATCTTAGACATGCAGTAGTCAAGGGCATATCGCTTTGAAACCACCCGGCTCATCTCGCCAATACGACCGCCAAAAGATGCTTCATCAACATTGGCATTCTGGTTATCAATCTTTTTGCCGAGAAGTTTCTCTTCAACTGCATCCATCAGCTCTTTATAGTTGCTGCGAGCGATACCATGCAGATACCGGTAATTCATATAAGAACGAGTCGTCTCGTAATAGCCACTCTGCATAAGACGATTCTCAACTGCATTCTGAATCGCTTCTACATCCATAGCAGAGTCAATGGCTGCGATTTCCGACGCAATACTATCACTCAGCTTGTGGTCAACAGGATCTGAAGAATCATTCATCGCCTTCTCAATCGCATTTACAATCTTACTCTTATCAAAAGGAACTTTCGTTCCATCGCGTTTAATCACATATTCCATGTAATCACCTCTTAATCTTCCAACCAACGATTTTCGGCCACATAAAAAACTCCGACCACAGTTACAATCAATGCGATCCAGAATACATAAAACCAAATCACTCGTGTACCAGCTGCAGAAATCATATAATCTCGTGCTTCTTCGATGTTTTTGTCCTTAATGAATTGTGCATTATGTATACTTTCGTCGCTCAAATTTGCAAACAACGTACCATCATAACGAACATCCTTGACACAAAACTCGAATTTCACATGAGGACTGACTTGTACAGTTGTCAGGTACTTGCTGGATGGCATTTTGATGTCACCATACTTGAATTCTTTGCCAAGAAACGTAATATTCTTAGAATTATGTTCTTCTGAGCTGTAATAGTCCCAAGTCCAGTACGTCTCGACTCTTGTTCTTGTATGACCTTTGCCATCCGTAGTAGTGACAGTTCGTGTATGCATCGTATAGTGCTTTTCTTCGCAATAGATGTACATCCACTGGCCGTCGATACGTGAATCGCTTACGGTATCTACTGCTTCTAGTGTGCCTTGGCAAAATGCGTTGCCTACGTTAGTTCTTATTCCATAATCGAACATATTTTCGGATTCAATCGAAATTGCTGTATTATATTCTTTTTTCTGCTCAAGCGAATCTCTGGTGATATTTCCAGCGATAACGCTACCAAGTATCAGCATAATGAACACAATACCGACACTGACGATCAATTCACGATAAGTAATTTCGGCATTACCGATTCCCAAAAAGGTCCCCGACTGCCGGTGCCGCCTCATTCCCCTCATAGGACAGATACTCATAATTCTGAACCTCATATCCAGTCAGACCCAGCAGAAAGGAGTTCGGAAACCTACGAACGCTCTGCTTATATTCCTTCACGACACGATTGTAATCGCCACGATAGTTTGCAATCAAATTTTCAGTGACGGATAATTCATTCATAAGCTCCTTGTAGTTGTCGCTAGACTTCAGTTCAGGATATGCTTCCGCAATAGCTGCAATCTGAGTCGAAATCTCTTGAGCGGTCTGACCGGAAGTGCCACGAGCATTCACAACATCCATCAGGGTCTGATACTCATGTTGGTCATAAGCCTTGACGGTTTCAGCCAGATTTGGAATCAGATCAGCTCTACGCTTCTCCTGAATCTCAATGCCAGACTTAGCTTCCTGAATCTGCTCTTCATAAGAGATGGCCGTGTTCTTAGGCCCCTGCACCATAAAGGTCATGCCAAGAATGGAAATCAACACGACACAAATAACGATAATAGGTAACTTCCAGTTGTATCTCATTTATGTAAACCTCTTAAAATTTGACCTCATCGGCACAATCAGGAACCACGGCAGTCTCGATGTTGCACATCGGCTCTGCTTTTGCCAGCTTTTCTTTGAATGAATCATCAGGACGATAAACGCAATCGTTTACCAAACAATTAAGTCTAGGATCGTAAAAATTTCCTTGGCTGTCTTTTTTTGGCATCGTTGTCAGCTTATCAGTGGCCTCACTAGGAACTTTCTTGAGCGTATCTACGACACTTTCAGTAATCTTCTGTTGTTCCTCTAAAAGCCGGATTTTATAGTCCAAATACCAACGTGTCTTCGTCAAATCTTGAAGTTGAGAATTGCCATCTTTGTGTCCTGCCCGGCTCAAATATTTACCAACATTCCAAAGATAAGCATCCTTGTCCAGTTGCCACTCTCGCAGCACTTTGATAGCCTCATAGGGATTGTCTGCACCGCCGTAATAAGACGGGTGCTCGACGTTCTTCTTAATTTCGTCAAGTGTTTGCATCAATAACCTCCTTGTTTTTTTCAATAGGCTTATAAACATCTGCCAACCGAGGATGACGGCCACAGCAGCCACGACCTTCTGGGCAGAACGGATACTTCGGATTGGCCTCACAGGAAGGAACCATCCAATTTGCTACTTCGGGACAAACCTGTGCAACTTCCTTCTTCATTTCTGTAAACATCTCGCGGATTTCTTTTTGAGCCCTGGAGCAAAGCCGAAGATGACTCATCTCAATCAAAGCACGAGCGTTCATCGTAATGTAAAACTCTGTACAGCAAGCGTTCGGAAGAACCGCACGGGCGTCTTCGTTTTTGGCGTTGTGATACTTCTTGAGAATCTGATAATCGGTATCAATGTCCGACATCATATTATCGAAAACATCAGCATCTTCACCGGTAAACGGGTTCACATACTTGAATCCATCCTCGCTGCAATAACGCTGACTGCGGCAGCTCATGCTAATATGTCGATGACGACTAATCTGCGCCAGAAGTGCTCGGCTTACATCTTTGACGTAAAACGTAAAATTGATGTGCTCAAGCACAGAATAGTGACCGCTTGCCTTACATCCCTTGGCAATCTTATAATCGTCAGTCATTGAAGAATCGTAACAAATACTCGCAGCTTCCTCCACAATATCTAAAGGATTCTTATCACTTGTAGGAACAACTCGCTGTGTGTACGCGATCAAATCAACAATCATTCAACTCTCCTTAATATTCGTCCTGCCAGTTTTCAGGAATGTCACTCTCGTCAATTACGATACAATTCCTTGGTGCAACATTCGTTGTGTACTTTCCGTCTTGAACTTTAATCATTACATTCATAATGCCTACGACTTTATGAATACTCCAAAGAACCCCCGTACTTTTGTATGTTCTTGCCCTAAGCACCGTATCGCCAACATGAATCTCTCTATTAAGAATATCGGTTACCATTTAATCCTCCTTTATTTTAGAAGTGCAAACTTAAACCAATCTGGGAAGTTGGATACTGAAATCCCATACTTGATAAGGCAAGACAACAGCCACAACGCAATCATGATTCCGACCGCAATAAGATAATCCTTAAAAATCTTAATGAAAGCGATCCACATCTTAATCCTGCCTCTCATTTACCTCACCTCTTTCAATCAACTCATCCACAGTAACCTCTCCACAGAGAACCTGTTTAAGCTGCTCTTCTGACAACTGATATGTAATCGGCTCTCCACACTCGACAGGATATCGAGCTAAGGTCCTATAATACTCTGCAAGGGCTCGTTCCTTACGACCCTGCTCACGATGGTCAATACCAATCATATCACCCCACCCCCTTCCTCAAGTTTTTCGCTCTTACCAGTCACGACATATACATCATCTTCAAGGTCTTCTTTGGGAATCATGACAATGTTTAACATTTTCCTGAATGATTCATTATCAGTTACGATAAAATAAAAAAATTCAGTTTCTGAAACTACTTCGCATGTAGTTCCTCTTTGAAGCCGAACGACTTCATCTATGCCAACATCTGCATAATAGTCCGTCCTGAAGTACATTCTCATTAGGACTCCTTGTAGGGTTCCATATCACCCTTCCAAATCTGGAAATAAGGATGTGCGTCAATGCCGTAAACCTGACCCTTCATGCCGGTACTGGTAATCTTGTAAGGTTTTCCGTCTTCAAGGCTATTGATAAAGTCCTGATACTGCGGACTCATCTTAAAGAAATCCTTCTTGCCCTGAATCCTCTTTACCTTAATGGTGACCTCATCACCAATCTTGGGTTTCCATTCCTCTACTGGCATTCCAGCCAGAAAGTCAGGGCCACCAGCCTTCTTGATTCTCCTGGCAAGGATTCGTGCCTTACGCTGCTCTCTGCGCCGGTCTTCTCGATTCATCGAATTACTCATATTCTGTTCCTTTCAGCTTATCAAAGTAGGGATCGCCGTCTCGCTTCTCTAATAAGTTGAGCTCCCCGGCGGAGCCTACAGAATACAAACGAAAATTTTTAAAAATCTCAGCACCTTTAATAGTGGCTAGAGATGTGATTATGTACAATATATTGTGTTCTTCTGTGCCATCCGCAAGTTGAACTTCAAGTCGTTCTTTCTTTTGAATGGCTAGTTTTCGGAAGTCGTTCATTCTCCATCCCTCGGCATCGTGTACGTAGTCATTCCCTTTGAATACTCCTCATAAATCTCAGAAATGATATCGTAGCATCTTCCTTCGTCATCATAACTACCAAGAATAATTCCACGTTCATTGATGCACTGCCTTGCATAGATTTGAAGTGCCATTGTATCAATGGTTGCCATACGTTCTAGGTTTACAATATTCCCGCCTTGCGTTAAAAGTAGCATTTTAAAAACCTCATAAATCAGCAAGCTGGGCAGGAGACCAGATATCTGGAATGTCCCAATCTTCTTCCGATTTTCCGTTATAAATTCCGTAGAAATATCCTTCGGACGGTACATAGACGATCCGTTGCCATCCATTCATTCCGTGTGACTCTTTTGGCTCAAAATCATGAGTTAAAATTCTACGTCCACTGCTGCTATAAGCGGATGTCTTTGTAGGAACCTCGATACATTTGTTATCAAGAATCCGAAGGATATGCTTAATCGTCTTCTTTGAAAGATTCATTTCTCGATTCCTCCACTTCGAGTGTGCTCAAAATATCATCCAGACTTTTAGCAGTTCCAACTTTTCGCGCAAAATCAATGAAGTCCTTAATCTGATCTTCTTTAATAACCATCTTCATCCTCCACTTTAATCCATCCGCAGTCAGGCCAATAATCTCTCGCAACAAAAATTGAACGTTCTCCTTCTTCGTTTACCACTCCAATAACAAGTGCTTCTTTGCCAGCAATGTAGCAAAAATCCCCTTTGCCCTTCGGGACCTTCTTGAGGCGATTTTTAGCTTCATTGATATAACGACTTATACGCTCAGATGACAAATCCACATTGCTTTCTTGACCATTTTTGCCAAGCCAATAAAAGGAATCTTTTAACTTATTTTTAGCCATGATTCACTCCATCTTTGCACCACACATCGGGCAAAATGGCGTTTTAAGGCCACACGGATTCACCTCTCTACATTCTGGGTTCGAGCAACGGGTTGCTGGTTCACACCATGAGTTTTTCCCGGCACAGCTCACATAGGAGCCTGGAATTTCCTCCCAGTGTGCCGCCGGTCGCAGCGTTTTCGGGTCGATGGTTGGAGCGTTTTCAATGTTCTTCTTCATAAGGGCAATGCCGTCTCTCCAAGCATTGGCTTCTTCTTCACTGTATTGCTTGATTGTCCAATTATTTTTGTCAAGCAAAGCATTTGCGTCAATCAACCTAACATCAGCCATAAGACACCTCGTTCTTATCGTTTCTGAATCTCACAAAGGTCGGAAACTGCAAGGACTCAAGACCGGTCTTTTTGTCCATTGTGACCTCTTTGTACTTACATTCCACAATCTTGCCGATGTAATCATCAGGATTTGCCCACACAGCAGCTCTCGTGGAATCATCAAAACCGGAACCAACACGAAGTTCGTTACCCTTATAATTCACAACAAGAGCGCCCATCGTACCAGCTAGACGGTTCTGACCTTCCTCGATGGCGGCGATTCGTAGATCAACAGTGTAGAATCGTTTAACTTTCAGACAACCATTATGACGAGTCCGACGATAAGGGACGTCCGTGTTCAACATAAGACCTTCCCAATCGTTCTCAACCGCATAATCAAGCCACTTCGAAATCACACTCTGGTCAGTGCCCTCATAGACCATCGGCACAATCTCAATATTTTCAAGGTACTTGCGAGTAATCTCTGCGCGAAGACAATTTAACCCAATACGGCGAATTTTATATGGGATAGTACACTTTCCACGGTCGAACTCTGCAACAGGAATTACATCAAAAATCACAAATTTGATTCCAGTCTTGTCCTTGTTATCAGAATTAAGTAGGCCAGTGCCGAAACGAAACGCCTCCCAGTCTGACATTCCTTCAGGGTTCTTGTAAATAAGTTCGCCATCAAACACCCAAGAATCTCGCCTCTCCACATCTCCATCATATAGAGCGAGCAGGTCGTTCTTGATGTGGTCAAGCCCTTCAAACTTCTGTGCCTGACGAGAAATTAAATCCCCACGATGCATTGTGCCCCTATTTCCGTTCATCTTCTGACTCAGACTAAACCATGTGCCGGGCTTCAGCTTCACCTTATCGATTGGATATCCCTGCTGAACCTCCCAGACTGGAATAATCTCTTCGCCGTACACCTTGTTGATGGTAGCTGCCTCAACGCCAATCGGAAGATTCTTGGTAAACAGCCTCTTTAGAAACTCTTCGAGCTCAGGATTTTTATGTAAATAGTTCTGGATTGTTGCGATGGATGCGTCAGAACCAGTATTGTGACCAGCACCCATAATATAAAGGTATCCACAACTGAGATACTGGATATCAATTTCAGGTTTGGCACTCACCTGTTTATTGATTTTTGCATCCGACAGTCCAGTTACGATTGCCGGATCAAGCAGGAATCGGAAAAACGCCATCAATTCATCAGCTTCATCTCCAAAATCCTTACGTGCATCCAGCAAAATGCGGGTCTTGTCCGTCTTTTTCTTTGCTTTCTGCAATGCCTTAACCATCGCGTCAAGCTTACCTATGAGCTCTTTATCTGTCATAAAGCCTCCTTGCGTATCCTGTGTTACGTAGCTATACCTAATAAAGAAAGGCTTGTCGTTATGAGCAAGCCGTTCTTTCATTGCATCCTGTGTCACGTAGCTATAAGGAAAATTTTAAGTCTCTTGGATAGAGACTTCTTATAGCTACATTATACAGGATACCAATATAATTGTCAATGCTTTTCTGAAAATTCTTTCCGTAAAAATTCCTTTAGAAACGTCCGCTTGTATGGCACTCTCGAAGTCTTTACAGCCCGATCAAGAGCATGAGTTTCAGCACAAATCACACAACACTTCTTAGCACGAGTGATGGCCGTATAGAGCCATTCTCTCGTCAACATCAAGTATGCAGAGTTGTCCATGCCGACAATCACATACGGAGCTTCGCTGCCCTGCAGTTTATGACAACTCAAAGCATAAGCAAGTTCAAGCGTTGCCCAGATGTTATTCCCACCAAAATAATGAGGAATGAAGATTGTGCCCCACTGGTCAAAATCAACCAGAATAAAACTGCCTTCAATCTTTCGAATGATGCCACGGTTGCCGTTAAACACCGGACACTTCTCTTCTTTTTTCTTTGTCTTGAGATTGTATGTATGAAGTTCATAGTTATTCTTGTTGATAATGACCTGATCTCCCTCGCGCAGAGTGTACACTCTGTCCTTCCCATCACCATAGATGGAGATCTTCGCTTCGGTCTGACCACGACTCGGATTCACAATCTCCTGAATAGCGTTATTCACCTCGTAGGTGCAGATGCTACCACGGAGCTTCTGCGGAAGTACAATCTGAATCTTTGCACTGTCATTCCCTACCTTATTATATAAGGTACGGTACTGATTTATGATGTGGCTAAACGACTCGCCTGCATCCTTGTAGATATCTAGTTCCAAATCATGCAGCTCACCACGAATCTCATTACCAGCCCAGCCATAAGGAACCAACTGCGTGGCATTACGAACCTTGATGCTTTCTGTGATAATTGCGGACTTAGCAGCCTGACGGTGAATCTTAGTCAAACGAGCTACCGGAACAACCTTGGAGGCAAGCATATCCTTGAAGATATTGCACATACCAATACTCTCAAGCTGTCCGTCATCACCAATCATGATAAATCGCTTACCAGTTTCGATTGCTTGAATCAAATCGTAGAACAGTTGAGCACCAACCATAGAGGTCTCATCCAGAATGATGATATCCTCCTCTAAAGAATTGTTCTTATTATGGATAAAACCACCATTCTCAATGTCGTAACCAAGCAACCGATGAATTGTCTTGCCGTCCTGACCAGTAATCTCCTGCATACGCGCAGCCGCACGACCAGAGAGTGCAGTCTGGGCAAACGACTTACCACGAAGAACCTTTAGGACACCAGCGACAACGGTACTTTTACCAGTGTTGCCTGTGACACAAATTCTTCCATTATATCTTGTCAGAAACATATGAGACGGAACAGTAAAACAATACTTATATCCATCGCTTGAACGAACAATATCAATATCGCTTTTACTGCCTTTTGTCATAAGAGAAACTTTTCCATTCGAGTGTTGCACAATATGAACATTATACTCTTTGACCATTCTATCGTGCCGTTCAATATTTGATTCATATACAACAGAACGATAACCACAAGAAGAAAATGCGAACTGAATAAAATCTGCCGTTTCTTTAATCAGTGTACTAAAATCTTTCCGTCTCCCCTCTTTCACATGACCGTCCCAATTTAGAATCTCATCGCAAATCACCTCTAGCTGATGATGATTACAGTTATACCAATACGAAGTAAATCTTTTTTCTTTTCTTGGAGCGTAAAAGACAAAGTTCGAATATTCCAAGTCTTTTGGATTCCACTGATGCTCATCAAAGTATCTACCACTTTCCGAAAGAAGTCTTCTCATGCGAAGTTTCTTTCGCTCTTTTTTTACGTTTACTCTACACCAAGCTGATTTATGATCCTTCAAAAACGATCCATCGCAAATAACAGCACACATTAGTCTAATATCAGCATCGCTCAAATCGATTCCTGGGCCATCATAATTGAACGTTGTTATAAAATGTCCGTTAAACCCAGACTTTCGTTTAACATTTCTTTGATACAACTCCCACATTGGAATTTTAGCTAAATTGTTTTTACTGGTCAAGTAAACAACATTATGCTCTGCACTCAATAGTTGATTGATACTACCCGACTTGTTTTTCATGTGATATAGATATTCACATTTGAATTTTACATATTTCTCAGGCTCAACAAGCGTTGTAGTCCCATTTTCATTATATTGAAGAACTTTGTCGCCCTTAACATAATCTTTTATTTTTTTCCATTGGACACCATTAAAGAACTCCATCTCTGCATCGAGGCATCCTCCGTAGCCCGTTAAGATACAGACATTGCTAGAGCATACCTTTTTGATAGCATCTCTTTGCTCTTCTGTGTATTCAATTCCAAGCGCATCTTCTGCCTCATTGATTGCCGCATCCATGTTTCGGCCAATCGGCTCGACAGGTGCGTCCGCCAGACGCTTGATTTCCTTTGCAATCTCATTTTCCAGATTCCACACTCTTGTTAAAGCAAATTCCTGACGATCATCACTCCACCAAAGCGTTTCACGGACATCGTGCAGATGGAAAAGTGCTCTCTTGATAACCTCTTGGTCACCCTCATCCAAGCCAAGTTCCTTAATGCAACTATTGATTGTCTGGTTTGCCGGGATGATAGAATTGCCTTCTTCGGCACGGTCGGCAAGAAAATGCATAACGTAAGCTTCAATTCGGAACTGAGAGTTTGGCTTCAATCCCATATTCAATGCAAGAGCGTCAGCTTTTTTCCATCCAATACCATATACATCGTCAATCAGAACATAAGGATTCTCTTCAATTTTCTTCACAAGAGTGTCTGCACCGTGATATTGATGAACAAGTTTTCCGATTGCACTTGGAGTCAAACCATACTCAATCAGCTTCGTGTATGCTTCGCTGTTATCAATGTTATTTTCAAAGGCATCGATAATTTTCTGTGCTCGACCTTCTGTGATACCACTAACAGTGCAAAGAGACTTGATATCACCGTTCTTGATGATTTCATACGGATTATCAAATGCTTCATAAAGCATCTCAAACTGATGTTCTGTCAAGATAAAACGGAGAAAGCTTTTCTGTTCTTCTGGGTCAGTAATCTCTTGGAACTCGTTCATATAGACAATTTTATACTGGTCACCAAACTTTTCATGATGAACATACTCACCACAGAACGAATAAGTCTTATCCATATCAAGGCTAGGGACGTTACCTTTCAGTCGGAGGTCACTGTATCGGCTCATAATAGGGTTCCCCTGCTTGACTTTTACAACCTCGGCAGAGAAAGTGGCGAAGCCGCCGGGCTCCACCTCCCTCCCATCTTTCGGATAAAAGACTCGTTTTATCCTGATGTAGCAACGAATCATATTTTCATTAAATTTCTTATCTGCCACTTTATAACCCTCTTACGCTATCTCTCTATCTTGCAGCCACTGCTTATAAGGCTTCATCTTCTCAACAATGTACGAATTTTCTTTTCTCTTGCAAAGGATTGCAAGATCGCTACCCTTTGAAATCAGACTTGAATATCGTGCATACTGAGATGCCCAACAAATCATTTCGACAATACCACCTGTCGTGTAAACATGTAAGTACGCAAACTGGTTGCCACGTTTATCCTTCTTTTTTTGGATATCTACGATGACACAAATAGCAGTTGCCTTACCGCCATCCTCTACAGTATCAAGACCAGCATCAATATAGGTGCAAGCATCCTTAATGGGATTGCTAGTCAAGAACATTGAAAGAGTTTCAAATTCCCACATGTGCTCGTCTTGCATATACTTTTCAGCAAACGCCTGCATAAAGGCATTCCGCTTTTTTTCTTTTTCTTTTTTTCGATTCCATGTGTCCGCTTCCCAGCGCTCCCTTCTTACCTTATTATATAAGGCGAGTCTGGTAGGTTTGTCTTTAATAGAATCTGTGTCAATTCCGTATTCGTCTTTGAGAATAGAGATCTTGGGGAGAGATGCCATCTCATGAAAACCCTTCTCTTTATACTCGTTCTCAAAAACCATATTTGCAAAAGTGATTAAGATTTTTCTCTTGTCTTTTGTCGGGATAGCTCCCGCCTTAATCAGCTTGACAACGTTTGAAGTTCCAATCTTGCCACCGTTTGCTCTCTGAATAAAGTCTGCCAATCCAGAATATGGACGGTCTGCAATCACCCCTGATGCGACACTCTCACCCATTCCCTTAATGGCTTTCAAACCAAACAGAATTGTGTGCTTTTCCGCATCGGCCTTAAATTCCATATCAGACTTGTTAACATTTGGAGGAAGGACCCGAATATGTAAACGATCACATTCATTGATAAACACACCCATTTTGCCAGAATCATCTTCTTTAGTAATCATACACGCAGCCATGAAATACTCAGTATAATGAGTCTTCAGGTATGCTGTCAGGTAAGAAAGAAGCCCATAAGCAACTGCGTGGCCCCGGTTGAAGGAATAAGAAGCTTGTTTCAAGATCAATGCCCACATTTCAGAAATCTGATAATCGTTCCATCCTTTCTTGTGAAGACCATCTCTAAACTGAACCTCCAAGGATGCCATAACATCTTTCTTTTTCTTACCAATGGCACGACGAGCATTGTCAACTTCAGTTTCAGGGAATCCTGCATAACGAAATACTGCCAGAGCCTGTTCCTGATAGAGAAGAATATACTGAGTCTTAGCAAAAAGCTGTTTGATGTCAGGATGAAGTAGTTTGATAGTCTCTGGATGAAGCTTATTGGAGCAATACGTCGGGAAACTGTCCTTAGTACCAGGGCGGTTTGCTGCATTCACAACAATGATATCCTCAGCGTTGTCACATTTTGCTTCAACACACATCTTTCGAGCCTCAGCAGACTCCATCTGAAAAATACCAATTGTGTGTCCAGATTTATAAACAGCGTCATAGACTGCCTTGTCATTCAAATCAAGATGGTTGATATCGACATCTTTCCAAGTAAGATGAGCCATCTTTAATGTGTCATCAATCGTGTCCAAATTTTCAAGACCAAGAAAATCCATCTTAACTAGAGACAAGTCATCCATAGCATTGTGCATTTCAAGCTGACACATCTGATTACCTTCTCTATCCATACAGAGAGGACAATATTCAATAACAGGCTTAGGTGTAATCAAAGTTCCTGCAGCATGACGACCCATACTCTTCGGTAAGCCTTCAAGCCGCATAACGTACTTAAACCACAGAGGGAACTTATCATACACATTAGAAAGCTGCTCGCTCTTTCCAAGAATGTCCTTCAATAGAACTTCCTTCTCAACTTCTTCTCCGAGATCATCCAATGTTTTCACGGTCGGAATCAACTTAGCAACTTCATTTCGCAATTCATACGGAATCTGCATATAATATGGGCTTTCTGGATCTTCGTTCAGTACCTTGCCAATATCCTTAATGGCAACCTTGGTAGACAGAGAATTAAAAGTTGCAATTGGTGCTACACTCTCTTTTCCAAAAAGCTCTTCTGCAATAGAAACAAGTTCTTTGCGACGACGACGGCTAATATCAAAGTCGAACCATAATACCCTCGGTTTCCCGATATTTATTAGGGGTGTAGACTATATCTTTACCTTTGTATAAAGGCAGATGGCACTTCGATTGGTGATAAACTCCAACCTACACGGCGCTACCCGTTAGTCGTTTGACCTTCTTTGTCACTCGGACAAAGCTTGGCACAGGATTACCATATCACAAATGACTTAGGCTTTCCCTGTTAGCACGTCCATTAGATGTCATTTCCTACATCTCCAAAAGTCAGACGCACACCGTTTTTTCTTACGTTCACCATCTAATAATCTGCAACATCACTGCGGCAGACGACTATTTCGTACATTCTTTAGCTCTAAATATCTTTCATATTTTCTATCAAGATAAATAGATGCATTCTCGTACAATAAATTTAAAACAGATAATGCCTTATGATATCCACCAAAAACAATCTCGTGATTATTTACATTATGTTTGGAAGCGTCCTTTAATTTTGTATGCATTCCAAGCTCATCTTGTATAGCTTCCAAAAATTCTTTTGTCCCAAGAAATGAAACATCATACGGGTCTTTTGCGGCAGTCCTTTTCTTCCCAGTTTTCTTTATTGAACCGTCTCCATCAAAATAACCTCGAATAAAATGTACGATTAAATCTTTTGGAACAATATCATATGACGGAAAAGTCAGAATCAGACTTTTATTTCTCAAGACACCTTTAGAAATAAGATTATCTACAAAGTGTTGATTTAAAAATGTAATCCTTGAAAATCCCGTACCATAAGCAGAAGTATAATAATGTATTGGATGAGTCGAATCTAAAGAATTTTTAAACTTTTCCAGATGAGCTTCATCTACACTAGACAACGCCATTCCAAATGCATCATGTATCTTTCCCGGAATCGCATTTGCAATATAGCCATCCGCATAAATGAAGCCTAACCAGTATGCTTTTTCTTCTGTATCAATACAATCAAAAAAATTCTCGTTGAAACTATATTTTAACGATTTCTCATGATTGTCTCTTGATAGCCCTCTTTCTTTAATAAGAGTTGCAATTCTTGATATACCGTACATATTCTCTGTAATTTTGTTTACGGTTGCTATCGAATTTCCTTCTCGATACAGATTAAGGATTTCGTTTATCTTATCTTCGGACTCAAAACCTTTATAGCAATATCTCATGCGCCAGCTCCTTTCTATTCTGGCATTATCTGTTTTAAATTTTAGTTAATCAGCTAATGATTTACGACCTTTATTTGCAAAACGAGAGAAGTCAAGATCCCAACGAACAGAATCAATCTGCGTAACGTTTAGCATAAATAGACATAGACAGTTTGCACCAGAACCACGAGAATAGCCACGAGGGATACCTCGTTCATCGGCCACCTTACAAAGCATATACAGCATGATGAAATAGTCGATGTAGTCAACATATTCCAAAACGTCAAGCTCCATCTCAATTCTGTCCCGCCGGGTTTGCTGTTCTTCTTTACTCATCCATCCGAATTTTTCATCAAAAGTAGAATAAACGAGGTAACGCAGATAATCCAGATGCGAATCAAATTTACCTTCAATTTTCACTTCTGGCATCTGGTTTGGCTGGCCAAGACCAATATCAATATCGTCAACCATATCTGCAATTTTCACAGACATTGAGCATCCTTCTCGGATGAAGTCTTCATCAAACTGCTTTGAAAGTGTTCTCAGCACATCGTCTTCGGTCTGAAGATAACAGTCAACATAACTTTCTCCAACTTCTCGTCCTTCTCCAATTTCTACAAAAACTGAATGTGCATCAACATCTTCCTTGGAAAGCATATGAGCATCGGTTGTAATGGTATACGGAAGATTGTACTTTTTGATAAAAGCTGCAATTTTTGCATTAGCTTCAGCCTGATCTGGCGTATCATGAGACTGAACTTCCATAAACACGTCATCAAAGATCCATTTCAGTTTGTTCCATAACTGCCATGCTTCAGTCTCGTTGCCATCAACAAGTAATCTACTCATTCGACCAACTTGACAGGCTGTAAGACAGATGATACCTTTCCCCCACTCGTTCTGTTCAATAATGTTCAAAGAAGTTCGAGGCTTTTTATACATGCCATCAACACAAGCATTTGAAACAATCTTAAATAGATTTTTTAAACCGGTCCCGTTCTTCGCTAGTAAAACAAGATGGTAACGAGGTTGTTTATAGTCTTTTGTGTCGGCTTTCTCTGCCTGATTATCTACTTCATAGACTTCACAGCCGATGATAGGCTTAATACCTTCTGCTTTACAAACCTTAACTTGGTCAACGAAAGAATGCATCTTGCCATGGTCTGTAACAGCAATAGCCTTCTGACCATTCTCTTTAGCAAAGTTTGCAAGTTCTTTGACTGTAAGAATAGAGTCAAGTAACGAACCCTGCGCTGTATGTACATGAAGATTTACAAAATTATCTGACATCTATTCTCCTTCCACCATTAAAACTGGTCGCGTTCCTTCAGACGCTTAATCCAGCGCTTGCGCTTCTCGTTAGCAATCTCATTCGCTTTCGATGTAAACGCCAAGATGCAATCCTCGTCATCATCATAGTATGCGTAGATACAATTCAGCACATCACCGAATTCTTCTACGAGATTTTCGTAAGCTTCATTGATACTTACAGGTGTCGGATTCTTCATATCGATTGCACGATAAAACTTTATCGCAGCTTTCGACAGCTCAGAACCTTCCTCACCCATTTGAATGAGGATTTCCTTGCCATCAATATAATCAAGCACTCGTAAATTTTTATCTTTGATCATTCTGTCTGCTCCTTATCTTCGATGGACACTCTCAAAGTTACAGTCTTACCGTCCTTTGTTGTCCATGTGTATCCACTAAAAGTTCTATTGTTGAACTGAGCTTTAGAAAGAAGCCAATCACGAACTGCCTCGATAGCTTCATCTGTAACACGAGTTTTATCTTTCCACTCGGTTCCATTCTTTTTAACAGTTCCTGCGTAAATACCAAACATACCACAGCTCACATGATACTCACTCATCACTCTTCACCTTATCTCCAAACTTAATAATATTGTCGAAAAGCATCACATAGTCATCGGTGTACTTGTTACCATGGAAATGGCCAAAGTACCAGAATGGTTTACAATCGTTAGGATAGCATTCGTATATATTATCAAAGAATATTTCAGTTGACTGGTCTACTGTGCTTTGATCAATACAACCGATAAACAATTCAGTTGGAATGAACCGGAATGGACAGGTATGCGTGAGCATAACATCAATATCATCAATTTGAGGGTCATGTGTAATATTCCAGATCTTTTTCTTAGTCTTCTCATTAGGCTGTTCATCCGACCACCAGTTCCATCCACGTTCCAACCGATAATATTTATCTACAGAATAGGCTCCGCCGCAAACAAGACAGTTCAGAATTTCCTTATCAGCAAGAATCTGGTAAACTTCGCCATCAATAGCAAAATACTGATTTGGATAATGTGAGTCATGTCGCACCTTACCGCAAATATCTCCACTGATTTTCTTTATCCTATAGCCATCCTTACAAGATGGGCGACGTTCGTGATTTCCATGAATACAAAACAGATTCGCAGGAATATCTGCGGCGACAGTCTTGATGATTCGTTCACGATAGTCATTCTTACCGTAGTAGTTCAAACCGACATCGCCAAGGCAAACAATCCAGTCATTCTTTCCAAGATTGCGTTCATGGCAAAACTTTTCCAATTCTAAAAACCGATTGTAATCACCATGAATATCGCCTGTAATGTAAACCATTCATTCACCCCTCTCATAAACTCGCCAATGCCATGTTCTACCATCGCCCGGATAAAACCTATCGCAAAAGTCCTCAAAGCGACATCCTTCACATGGATCATCTTTTGATAAATCTATCACTGGATGGCTTTGGCATTCTGCGATAAATTCTTTAACGTCTGCTTCAAACTGTTCAGGCATCAGCATCGTCAATCAACTCTCCATTTTTTACAACCTTAGCCTTGTCATCCCAATATTCATCAGCCCCAACCTTTCTAGGAGCAGTGCCAAAATGCTCTTTCCACTCAGGAAGACTCTCATTGATTGCATCAAACTGAATGCCCCAATCGAAGCAAGATTCCATTGCGTCATACAGGAGCTTTCCTTCTCGGCAAGTCCAGAGAATCAAACCAGCACCGTGCTTCTGTTCCTGAATTGCTTGATAAATGACATTCCAGTTTGGCTCACCAATATCAGGATAATTATTCTCACAGAGAGTTCCATCAAAGTCGATGGCGATAGCACGTTTCCAATTTCCCATATCAAATCACCTCAAAATCAACAATCTGTGCCTGCGGAGTCACCTTGTTTCCGTATTGATTTAAGGATAACCGGCACACAGCATTGATATATTTTTCTTCCCGACCACCATAAAAGTCATTGTTAATCCAGCCAATTATCCGGCCATTGTCATTAAAACACACAAAATCAATGCCTTTTTCTTCGTCAGAATACTTCCACATATTGCCGTTCTTGCCCATCGGCTTACAATTATCATGAGTAAGCGGAATCTTCTGAATAAGAAACAGTGGTTCAGGAATACCTGGTGCCCAAACCTTCTGCATTTCATGCATTTTCTTAATAAGTACAATACCAAGCTGGTCGTAATCAAATACAAAATCACATACCGTGGCATTATCCATCACAGTATCCTTTAACAATTCATCACAATCTGTAATAGCTTTAAAGATATTTTCTTTTTTGATTCTTACGCCAGCTGCATTTTCATGCCCAGAAACGGATTCAAAATCTCCGGTATTTGTTAGAAATTTTTTGAAATCCTCAATCGGAGATCCATCTGGATTTCGCATTGAACCGCCATAGACATCAGACTCAGCAGCAAAATCTCGAAGTAACACACACGGGCGACTATACATTTCTGCCAACTTAATAGCCACCACGCCAGTCAATCGGCTATCCAATACTCCTGTAGAGTCACAAAAAAGAACCTTGCTCTTGTCTGCTCCGTTTCTCTTGATGGCCTCTTGAAGTTCCGGGATTGCTTTGTCCCTCATTTTATTCTGCTGATACTTACAAGAGGAACACTCACGAGCCACATGCTGCGCAAGAGTTTCATCAATCGTGACACCAGCATTCTTTCCACGAGTCGGAGTGTATTGGAAAGTCTGTTCTTCACCGACCATTGCACGGAACATCCGCTTCTTTTGTTCAGATGAGCCAACACGAATCAGTGCGTTCATCATCGGGACAATATAGAACTGAACATCATTGATAGTCGGGTCTCCCTTAATATTGAAGCTATTCGCCTCAACCAAAGCACAAATCATCGGATTTACAATTCGTGCCAGACCTTTCGTGCAAAGGCGCTTTATCTCATGCGAGTGCATATCCATGACATCACCAATGTTTCCAACAGCCACCAGATCAAGATATCGGTCTGCAACATTGGTCCAATTATCTTCATCAACAGCCTGAAGGAATTTATACACCACGCCAGCGCCAGAAAGTTCCTTGTTAGGATATGTACCATTCTGATTGTTGACGATTACTGCGTAAGGATTTTCTCTATCGCAGATATGATGATCAAGAATCAAAATATCAATGCCCTTTTCATGGAGTTCCCTACACTGCTCAACATCATTGCTGCCAGCGTCAGGAATAATCAGCAAGGTAGTTTCAGGTGGAACCTCAATTTCTTTAGAGAGTCCATGTTCCTTGCCACTATGATGCAGAACATTGATTTTTCCACAAAAACCAACCGCCTTTAAATACTGGAACATCATTGAAGCACTTGTGAATCCATCCACATCACAGTCTACAAGGATAGAGACGGTAGACTTTTTTAAAAAGTGCTGATTCAGCAGCAAGACGGCATCTTCCACGTTGTCCAGCAACCACGGAGAATTCAAGCAAGAATCATCTAAATTCATGTAGGTCTTATAATCCTCGACCCCTCTATTCTCCATAATCGTTCCAACCGGGTCTGATAGGTCGTTCCTACTTCCCTTCCAGAGTTTTACATTCATTTAATTCTCCTAACACAGTTCGCAATCAATGTCTTAAATTTTTCGGGATTGTCGGTCGGGGCTTCCTTTTCGTCCAGAATCCCTTTATCATCTACTACAGCATACACACTTACGCCATCAACGAATCGATTGGCAAGAACCATAAGCTCACTAAGCTGAACATCTTCATCAAAGACAAAACAAATATCAACGCAAAGACGTGTTAAAACTTCAATTTGATTTTGTGAAACCTTCTTGCCGCCAGTCGCCACGCAGTTGCAAACATCCATGTTCCACATCTGCATGACAGACTTTTCAGCCTCACCAACATATACCAAACCTTTATTCTTGATATAAGGCTCTGTTTTGTACAGGCCATACAGAATACGGTTTCTGGCACACGGCTCAAGATACAGATACTTCAATTCACCTTCTGGCGGCTTACCGAAATATCTTCCCTTTACACCAACCAGAGTACCAATTTCATCTCTGATTGGAATCGTGATTCTATTTGTCAGCTCATCAAAGCCAATCTCGAACTCTTGCTGTGTCTCGTAAGATATCCCATCGTCAGCAAAAATCTGGTTAACATGAGGTTTATAATAACCGAGGATAGCTTCAGAGATGGGGACTATCGGACGGTCATCCTCGTGTTCTTCACCTTCATTTTGCATTGCAATAAGCTCTTTTAAGATCAACATACTTTTAGGAAGGTCTTCCTCAAAGTTGTGATAATAATCAAGACCAACCCATTCACAGATTTGTTTGATGGCTTTTGGAAAAGACAGTTCCAGAAAAAACTGGACGACAGAAATCAAATCATAGCTGGTCTTTCCATTGGCAATGTCTCGTGTGTAATCTACCGCAGTAAGATTTTCATTCTCGTAAATACAGAGTGCCGTTCTATTGTCACCATCTGGATTCGCACACTGGTAATACCCAACTTTGTGACTAATATGATGACAACCAAGCTCCTCTAGGATCGGCTCAATCTGCTGTTCTTCAAGAATATAATTTTTCAAATCTGCGATATTTACCATACTTTAGATTCCCACTCGTCAATACACGTCTCAATGGATCTCATTAAACAGACATACTGAATTCTATTCAGTGGGATAATCACATGCCCCTCTGGGTCATCAGGATAAAAACTCTTGAGCGAAACATACTCACCAGTCATCCATGCAACCTTACCTTCCCAACACGAACCATCATCGCAGCAAATGTCAGTCACAACAGTATTGTTACACTTCTCATCTGTTGCTTGTCGTTTTAAATTTCTGAGAATAGTTTCTTTATCTTGTTTAAAAGTACCTTCTGTAACTTTTATGTAGTGACAATCCATCAAGACACCTCCTTACTTTCTGGTGCAGATACCGACCTCTTTCCAGACATTCTGGTTCAAATTCACTTCAAACATGATTTTCTTTTTCTCACCAAAACGGTTCTTGTCGATGTTTCCAACGTAATACCGCTTATCTGGGTTCAGCCGATGGGCACAGTCACCGCCCCACTCAGGGTCATGAGAAATGTATTGATATTTCACGAACTTGTCTTTTGGAATCTCCTTGAACAGAACCATCGTCCAAGCAACATGCTTAATCATTTTTGACTCAGCAATATTGTTTGAATTCAGCTCATCAGGAAGATATTCATGGGCATTTTCAGCCAACTGGATACTACCGTAGATAAAGATCTTTAGATTTTTCGCAATCTCTTCAAGCTCAGTGGCCGTGACCTTGAATGCCGCCCATTCACCAATAGATGCAATATCGTTCTTTAGAGTATCATAGAACACATACTTAACTCCCTGAGTGAGAGCTGCCTTCTGGATTTCAAATCGTAGGGACTTGTCACTATAATCAGCAGAGACATCCTTTGCGATAATCAAGCCTTGTGATTCGCTCTCGATCCACTGGCAGACATCAAGTACATTGCGATACTCCTCGCTTTCCTCGTAGACACGAGCGGTGAACTCATCAATGCTTTCTATGTATTCCCCGTCTTCGTTTTGTTTTCGGAAGATGAAGTTTCCATTTGCATCCCGGTACATTCCAAGAGTGATCTCTCGCTCATCCTTATGGAAACGATGACCATGCAACTCTTGAAACTCAGGATTATTGATGGCGGTGACCAGTAAGCAATACCGGACGGACTCAAGATCCATCTCATTTAGCAGCAGAAGAGCTTTCTGCTTTTGAACCAATGTAACGTAGGCAACAATCGCCATCATGTATCTAGTCTTGCCAGCGTTAGATGGCATACCATTGAACATCACAGTGCCAAGCTTCAATCCTCTGAATAAATCATTCATGATAGGATACTGAAACGGCAAGCCCATATCGGGAACGCTCAGACGTTCATTGACCATTGGCAGCAGACCATTGTTCAAAATCTCAGCATCATCATTTGTGATAATAACCGTATTGATCTTGTCGGCCTTGCCACGAATCAATTTGTAAATGTCCTGAGCACCAAACATTTCAAACTGTCGATGCTTCAAGATTCCTTCAATGTTAAATCCGTTTCTCTGGTACTCACGAAGCAGCGAATATTTCTTCAGGATATTGAAGTATCCCTTGATGTCATCGTCATTCGCAAGGCTCATGTAGTATTCAATGGTTGACCAGCCCTTCAGCCGCTTATATTGGGACAATCTGGACTCGTCTTCAGCCATAAACGTTAAAACAGATGTTTTATTGAATTCTTGAGTCCGAGTTTCGTAAATAATTAACGCTGAATCGTAGAAAAATTTTGTTGCTTCATCGGCAAAATCGTACTTGCTCTTGACATAATGCCCATACTCGACCAAATAGTCAGGATGCTTGTAAATTGCGCCAACAAATAGAATTTCGTTCGGGATATTTGAAATGAGTTCCACTCATCCACCTCCCTCGTGCTTTTATATCTCATCGAGAATTGCATTTATATCAATTTCATTCTCGTTTTTGTTCTGTTTTGGTACTGTTTTCATCCGTTTCAGTACCGTTTCCGTCAGGTTTTCCTTTGTTTTACCTTCGCATTCACTACGAATCGAAGCTTGTCTTTCTTTTTGTTCGAGATAACTCGGATATTGTGCCAGCAAAACAGCCAAGTCATAATTCCATCGCTGACTCATATCAAAACCTTTTGCTTCTTTCTCGGCAATTATTTTATCTAGTCGGGGTTTCGCTAAAACCCACATATCGTAAAGTTCTAGCGGAGGAATCGAACCTCTATATTTGTAATAATTACCGGAAATCAACTGCGTAAGTTTCGAGTAGAAGCTACCCGGAACAACCGCCGGGGCGTATGTATCTCGAATATGGTCGAAAAGAATCTTTTTTTCTTCCTGTTTGATATGTGCAAGCTCACGATTGTGGTCTTGTTCTCTCTTTTTGGAAAGAAGATCATCGACCTTTTTATCCGTAGCGGGCTTCACTTTGTCAAAAAATGCCCTTAGCAGGTCATCTGTCCAAGGGCGTTTTTGATTTTTCTTTTTTTCTACAAAACAATCCTTATGGCAAAAGCCAGTCTTGTCGTAGAAAAACGTGCTACGGTCTCGCTCGATGAAAACATTCTTCCCGCAAATCATACATTTACGGGTAAGCTCCATTAAGCCAGTTCCTTCTCCATGATTGCGGCAACCTTCTTCAGTTCCTCGATATCAGTCATGGAACGGAATCGAGTAGACAAGCCAGCTTCCTCAACCGCATTCTTTGCTGCGTTTTTCTTAATCGGAGATGCATCAGACAACATCTTGCTTAGATTGGCCTTTAGCTCATCAAGCGAAAGTTCTTTCTTTACATCAGAAGATTCTTCAATTTCATTCTCATCAAGACCAAGATCACGCATATTCAGCTTGATTTCAGTCTTGACTGCATCGCTCAGTCCGTTTTTAATAACGAAATCCTTATTCTTTGCACTATTAGAGATAAGGCTTTGGTATTCCAGCAAGGTAAGATCTTCAACAATTTCTTCGTCTCGATGCACATCAGATCTGTCTTTAACGAAATAAGCAAGATGCGCACCGTTCTGTTTGTACAGACGAATTTCAGTATCAACATTATGACCCTGACCTTTAAATCCATCAGGAATCTTTCGACCAGTCGATACGCTGACAGAAGAACCATTCACAATCTTGTTTTCAGTCTCGTCCTTTTCGCGGCAGACAACAACATAATGAACACCAGTTGCATTCAGATCCAGAATCAAAGACTGCCCCTTAAAATTCAACTGCTGGTAATCCTTCAGCTCCATACCAGCGCCCTCAATCTTGACTGCCTTTTCATCGCCAGTCAAACCTTGTGCGTTTGCTTTTACTTTTGCACGCTTTTTCGAGAATTCCGAAAGCCCCTGCTTACAAGTAAGGGTCAAAATATACGTGGAATCAACAACAATCGCATCAGCACGGAATGGATTACCATCCGCATCGAGAATTACGCTTCCATCCGAATACTCAAAGTCTTCATCGTCAGCAACAGTCTTAATGAAATCCTGTACCTCTGCGAGAGACTGCGTATATACAACAAGCAGGTTTTCAGGATTAACACCGTTTGCCTCAAGTTCCTCTGTGTAATTGTCAACAGAGCCATTCTCGGTATCAATATATAAAACACGAAATGGACGGCCATCTGCATTCTTCAAATAACACATCTGCATAGCCAGACGAGATTTCCCAGTACCCTGTTCGCCATAGACAAGAATCTTAATTTTCTTGCGAATGGCATTTGCCTTACGAATCATAGCCATATATGTAAATTTCTCCGTTTTTATTAAAATTATTTATCGCACCTACGGCATTTATTTTAGCATAAATACGATAAAACTTTTCTTTTACGAGTATCCTGTGTTACTTATCTAAGACTAAAAATTACACTCCCCAGTCATCCTCTTCCTCGTTTACAGGAGTTGCAGTAGACTTGTTAGAACCACCCCACCAAGAAGTGTCGTTCTCAGCAGCCTTTCCATCGAAGTCCTTCTTTGCCTGATCGTTGGCAGCAATTTTTGCCCGTGCCTCAGAGATATTGTCCTCAGTGTAAGTGGGCTCCGCATCCTTATCACCAGGATTCGGATCAAAGGAATCAGGATTAACACCCTCGATATACAGCTTGCGAACTGCCGGAGTACCCTGACGCTTCATCTTGTTAGGGCCACCCCAGATATTCTCAGTCTCAACTTCCTCAACCTTCTGCTGATTAACGATGGGACCAAAACACTCGAAGCTAGTATAAGGCTTCAGACGCTTACGAATAGAATCAGCCAGGACCTTATTCTGAGCGTTTGCCTTATAATCAATGAAGAACTCTGCATCCTCGATGGTGTTATAGTTTACGATCTTCGCATCGACAACTACCTCATCGCACTCATCGCTCTTGCGGCAACCAGTGTAAACAATGGTCTGAGTAAACAGAGCCAGCTCCTCGAAACCCTCTGCATCAAAGTCAATTTCCTTAGAACTCAGAGACACCTGAGTAGGAACGAAGCGGATCTGGTGCTTTCCGTTGTAAGTGCTGTACTCGATGTTACCACGGACATACACGTTATCACCGTCATGCAGGTTCTCAGAGATTTCCTTGGCTGCATCGAAATCGGTCAGAGTCTTGTTATCATTGATAACCTTACCAGACTCATTCGTCTTTTTGGTAACACCAACCTTAACGCCAATCATGTCATAGCCTTCCGGTGCAACATAAGTCAGACGATCCTTCCAAGCGACTTCCTTCTTGTCCTTCTCAATGCCCTTGTCCTTATCGGCACGGCGGAAAAAGTAAACCTTGTCGCGAGGCATACCAGCCAGATCAATATAAAAAGTGTTTTCGTTAGAGGTCTGAACGCCAAAGCTCAGAACACGGCGCATAGCACCACTCTTGGTCTCCTTCTCATTATAGAAGTTGCTACGCTGAGTGCCGGTGACCTTACCAGCCATCTCAAAAGAGCCACGGGTCTGAGGAAGATTAAAAATTCTATCTGCCATATCAAGTCTCCTTTATGTAATTTTGTTTCACTGATAATCACTTATGTTTCTTTCTGCTGTCTTAAATCAATTTATGCACTGTTCATTCTATATATTGTCCTCCGTCTGGCTTATTGATGGCTTATATCTCATACGGCTTTTGCCGTTAGAAATCGTCCTTTAAGGGATTATGTAAAAACATCGCACCGAGCACTACTGGGAGCCGTTCTGAACATTCAGGACATAGATCAAAACTCAAACATGAACCATCAAGTTGGCTACCGTAAGAGTATTGATGCTCAAAACTGATTCCCTGCTCGCTACCTATCGGCTTGATTTCACGACCACACCAGTTACATATTTTCTTATATGTGTTCATACGGCATCACCCCATTTTTAATATTCTCTATCACGGAACATCTTAGATTGAGCACGAGTCAATCTGTTGTTCCGACCATGCTTAGGTCTGAATGCGGACTGCAGCTTGTTGTTTGCGTATTCGAGGTCACTCTCCAGAATCTTCGCAGCTTCTTCAATATAATCTCGAATGGCACAATACTGGTCACTGCTGATGCAGTGTGTCTTTAGATAATCAAGCATCTCGACTGCCTGATTTTTCAAAAGAAGTGTATCTTCAAGCTGGGTTTTGCGTCGTTGGAAGAAATCTATATTCAACTAAACATCTCCTCCTTCTTTTCGGTAAACCTACTCCAATCCATCTTGTGATGACATTCTGGGCACTTCAGCTCAAGCTTTTCCAGCTTCGTCACACAAAACGGACAGAGATATGTGTTCTTTTCCTTCTGGAAAATTGGACTCGCCGGAATACTCAAAGAACCGGAATCAATGGTTACATTGATAGGAATTTTGCTGTTCATCACGTCACCTCTTGTTTGAATTAGCCTTTTATGAAATTTTCTTATTACGGAATATGAGTTGCTTTGTCAACGGGCTTTTCCATTTCCTTCATAATCCGCTTGTGCTCTTCGATTGTCATGTTGTTCGGGAAGAAACACCTGTCAACCATTTCAAACGGCTTAATATAATGGTCAAGAACATCTCGTGCTTCTTTTCGTGCCTTTTCAGCACACATCTCGATATATTCTTCTTCGGTCATGTTGTAATCGGTGACACAATCGACCACCGAAGAAAACCGACACAGCAAACCGTTAGGCTGTCTTGCAATAAAAGCTCCCATTTTTATCCTCTTTGCTTTTCTGGAAAATGCTTCTTAGTTACTGCAACGCAAAAGCTATCAATTTCAGATCCCCAGATAGCAGTACCATAACCATACGTACTTTCAAAGACAAGCGGAAAGCCACCAATCCCATCGAAAAGACTGCCAAGCGTAGGACTTTCACCGATATACGGCTTCATTTTCTGGAAAATCCAATACCACTGAGGCAAAGCGATTGAATTACCGAGTGCTTTGTAACGAGCTGCGTCAGAAGTCTTGTGCTTCTTCCCATTCTCATCGATCCAATCACCGATATCAGTCCATCCGTCATGGAAACCCTGTAACCGTTCATCCTCCAAAGGAGTCAAGCGGCGAACAATCCATCGTAGATTCTTCGTTTCCTTCTCTGCAATCAGATCAGTAGCGTCCTTATAATCACGAGATTTCATCGTGCTGGCGTGTTCGCTTTCCTTGTACTCACCAATGCGCTGCATTGCAAAGGCTTTCTTTTCAACGACCAGCGGCATATTATTACCGCCTGTTCCCCACTGAGCAGTACAAGTCGGACTTGTATCACCCTGCTGAGTATATCGAGCGTCCTGGCTGTGACTCTCAAATACTACCGGCGAAATCTTTTGTTTTAAATTATGTAAGGAGGGATTTTCTACCAAGCAAATTAGCGTCTGGTCTTGCAACGTAGAAATCGTTGCGCTCAATTCAGTTTGAACCAGAGCGCCTTTACCGCCACCTTCACATCCAGAACGGATTTTTAGAGTGTAGGCTGCAGGTTCTGTGCATCGAGTCGAAGTCTCTCGATGGTTTGACTCCAATACTCGTCCAATTCCTTCTCTTCCAGACCTTCTTGTTCCTTCACTTTCTGCACCACCTGTGACAGAGTTCCTGGACTCCACCATTCGATCATATCCAGCAACGCTTGCTTCAGGAGTTCGGGCAAAGGTTTTCCACGCCGGGATGCTCTCACAAGAATCCCCTGACATGCTCGTGCGCTCAAATAGAATTTCTGAGGCACGTTGTCCTCCAAAATCCATGACAAGCGCGATTCTCTGGCGGCGCTGGGCGACTCCCCAGTATTTAGCGTCGAACAATCTCCATGCAAGAGACCATCCATTACCGGAAATCGCTCCAGATTTTGCCCACTTTCCGTTCTTTCCTGAAGGTCGAGGAATTGAAACGTCTGGCTCGACAATGCGTGCAAATCTTTCCAACACACATCTGAAGTCTTCACCTTTGCTTGAGCTAAAAGCTCCTCTGACATTTTCCCAGATTGCGAATTTTGGATATTCCCCATTGGTGGCCTCCCTCATTTCTGTAATCACACGAATCATTTCAAGGAACAATCCAGAGCGTTCACCAGCCAAACCTTCACGTTTACCGGCCTGACTCAAATCTTGGCATGGACTGCCTCCTGTGATACAGGAAACCGGTTCAATCTGCCATCCATGAAGTTGTGTGATATCTCCGTAATGCTTCAGTTTTCATTCCTCCTTTTCGTATCCTGTATTATATAGCTAAAACTTTAAAAATTAGCGAAAAATAATAGACGTATTAACGTCATATTATTCATTCGCTTATAAAACAAAAGATCTAGCAGGTTTTATGTATGCCCCTTCGGGCTGGTGGAATAGTCGAGATTTGAACTCGCGTCTGACAATTATAAGTTGTCGGCTCTAACCAACTGAGCTACTATTCCATATAAACGCCAACTTTCGTCGGCGCGATGCCAGTGGAGGGATCGAACCTCATCTCTCGGTGTTTCCGAGCGCTTTTACCATTAAGCTATCCAACCGTATACCTCAGAATTTAATTCCCACTATCAAAGCTACGTCGCGTTCCAATATGATCACTCTTGGCAACCATGTCGTAACATATAGGTTCCTTTCGGCTCTGAGTAACCGGTGCAGCGTCAGGGGCTGCGTTTGGAGCGACTGACGGGGAACGATCCCGCAACATTCAGATTGGAAATCTGACGCTCTACCAATTGAACTACAGTCGCATAAGAACCAACCTAGCAACTGGCATTACTAGGCTGGGATACTCGGCTTACAAAGGTCAACTGCACTCTTTCAAGTGAGCCGAGAATAATTGACATGGAAAATTTCGTTAGCCCCTTTCGGGATGGTATTTCGCACAGGCGCGGCCGGGACTGACCGCTTAAAATCCCTACCCATACGAAATTGGAGCAGCGAAAGGTAATCGAAACCTCGTCCTCAGCTTGGAAGGCTGATGTACTAGCCGTTGTACGACCGCTGCATGAAAACCCGACTTACAAAGCACTACTGCACCATCACTGGCGAGCCGGGAATAATAGTGGTCAAAGGAGTTCAACCATGAACAACAACGATTCATGACCGTGGTGCGGATAGTGGGCATCGAACCCACACGCCGAAGCACCAGATCCTAAGTCTGGCGTGTCTGCCATTCCACCATATCCGCATATTGCGCCAGCAGGGGTCGAACCTGCGATGGAGGAGTCAAAGTCCTCTGCCTTACCGCTTGGCGATGGCGCATCATTTACCTACCTTACAAAATCCTGCTGCTTTCGTTTCTGAAAGAGATAGGAATAACAGGCGAGAGTACAATTATGTACCAACATAAGTTGATAGTGGTCGAAAATGTCAGATTTGAACTGCGACTCCTGCTCCCAAAGCAGGCGTGTTACCATTACACCACATTCTCGTCAATGCCGCCAACGGGGGTCGAACCCGTACTCTGTCTCCAGAAAGGGATTTTAAGTCCCTCGTGTCTGCCAATTTCACCACAGCGGCTTATAAAGAAAATCAGAAACAGCCAACATTCGTTTTACGTTCCAGTTTACTGGCTACCTGAAGGGTATTCGTCCGACAGCTACTCGGCTTGCACCTTATTTCCCTTCCTATTTGGCTCGGTATCCTTTACCGGTATGATACCTGTCGTTTGCCAATGAACGGCCAATCCCCGATCTAGCTGAAACAACTGATTTTCATGGTAGGGATAGTCGGATTTGAACCGACACGTCTTTCGACACTTGAGTTTGAATCAAGCGTGGCTGCCAATTTCACCATATCCCCATATCGCCGGTCTTTCCCGGCTGTCAGCCCCGCGCAGGGCATTTTCGGAGGAAGAAAATATCTTAGTTAGGACAGTTTTGCAAGCTCTGCTTCCAACTGCTTCATATCCATACCCTCAAGGGCGGCATCCTGTTTCTTAGCCATGATAGCCAGAATCTTATCGCGCTGTGCCTTCTTCTCGGCGGCATTCACTCGCTCATCGGCCTCAGCCAACTTAATAGACACGATGTACTTGACCAGCTCGATCTTGTTTGCCAGTTCAATATCCTCGGCACTCTTCACGGCCAGCAAAGAGTACTCATCGGCAGTCTTCTTCTGACGGTTCAAAGTCTTAAAAATTGCATCCAACGCATCGACGCTCAGATCCCACAGGTCTTCCACGGTCATGACACCCTTGTAGGTAAAACGATAACGGTTACGAGTTGCGATTTCAAATAGATTCTTTTCCATATTCATTCTCTCCTTTTCAAATAACAACCTTCAAAACTCTCTCAGTAGCACCCTGAACCTTGACAATAAAGGAATCATGCTTCGTCTCAGAGAAACCAACGCCAGACAGCTGATCATCCACCGACTGAACCGCCATCTGAGATCCAAGAGCCTCGAACACTCGCTTATGCTGCAGCAACTCTGCCTTGAGGAATTCGTTGTAGAATCCATTAGGCTTTTCAGGGTTGACACAATCCTTAAGCATGAAGAAGTAGTGACGGTTGCCATTGCCGGTCTGCTCATCCCAGTAGTTCGGAGAATACATAGCTACAGACACCGGTACAAACTGATTAGAGTTTACGCCCCAAATCTCACGCGTGCTAGTAGAACTTGGAAGCAGCTCCTTGATAGAGAACTTGCTATCCTTCAGCGTGACTTTTGCCACGGCGACATTCTGACCCTGATGCAGCGGCTTATCATAGTTAAACGAGTAAATGTTGCCATCGAACTCGATCTCAGCACGGAAACCGGTCTTACCACCACGACTAGCAAAGCATCTCACATAGAAGCTGTACTCGCCTTCCTTCATCTTTTTGATATCAGGCCATGTAATATTTTCGACCGCGGATTTACCCTGATTAGGATGAAGGATATCCACATCCAGGCGGCCATCAGTACGAGGATTCCACTTATCGCCATAATAGATATGATTCTTATCGGGTTCAATGCAATGAGCATCCTCATCGTTTTCATCCCACTCGCCCGGCTTATCGTTCCACTGAATAGAAAAACGCAGCACGCCATCGACCTTGCCGCCAGCAGCCTTAACGTTTTCGCGAATATCGCTGTCTGCCATATTGCCGGTATATGCCCAACTGAAACCATTAGGCCACTTGAACATGCTCGGCGCACTCTTATCCTGCGGAGCAATCAGAGACATCATATTCTTCTCGAAACGATTTTCCATGAACAGCTCCAGCCCAGTCGCAGTCGGCAGCACGTCCTTGATGAACTTGTCGATGCCAATTTCCTCTGCGCGGCCAAATTTCTTGGGATCAATTGCAACAGTCTTAGCCATTGCTTCAAACGGATTTGTAGCGCCAGCAATACGAGGGGCAGCATCCCGGTTGCAGAACAGGATATTATTGGCGGTGATATCGTCCAGAGTAGCAAACCGACGACCCAGGCTGCTCATATAGCCCAGCTCGGTAACGGTCTTCTGTGCGTCCTCCAGCATCTTCTTGGTGAAAATCGCCTTGGGACGCTTATAGTTTGCAGGAGCAACAACCTTCTCAAAGGCGGTAACGGCGGAATCCACATCCATGCCCTCACTCAAATTGATAAGAAGGGTGCCGATAGCGGTGTTACGAATGCGAAGCTGTGCCGCCGTAGCATACGTAGGGGCAAGCCATACAAAGGCAAGTTTTTCATTAACAGACAGCTTGTCATAATCAAGCTTATCATGCTTAAACTCCTTTACAGACCGCTCAAACTCCTTGCCGCGATACAGACTATTCTGAGCAATCAGCTCCAGCACAGTATCAACAGCCTCCATGGTTAGCCCTTCCAGAGAACGCTTGAACACGTTTGCGGAGTCACGCCACTGTGCCATCTTAGTAGACACGTCATCAGGCCGCATAATAAAACGCTGCGGAATCTTGACTGCGAAATGATCCCAAGTATGCACATCCTTGTGGTTTTCGTCATACTCGTAGTTCATCTCGGTGCCGAACATATCGCCAGAACCGATCATATTACGGCTGACAAAGTATGGATTCACAATGGCGCGGCTCTTTACATAGGCAGCCAGCGCATCAACAACAGGCTGATACTTGGCAGACATTGCATCGAAATCCCAGATGGAAATCAAATTATAATTCTTGTTAAACGCCACCAGCTTGCCGATATTCTTTACAAAACGGCGGCAGCAGGAGCAATCATACTCGCGCCGCTTACGGAACAACTCATTCGTGCCGGCCGGGAAACTGTCGAGATACAGATTGTACAGTTCATCCTCGTCTGCATCGGTGATAAACAGTGGATTCCCACTCTTCACCATCTCATTAAAGTGGTCCTGCAGCAGTGCACGAAATTTCTTAAAATCAGACATTGTTATCATTCTCCATTCAAACACCATTTTCTGTGTCCTGTGTTATGTAGCTAACGTGTTAAAATCAAGGGGCCGAAGCCCCCTGTTTTTAATTTTTATGGAAGTATTCGACCCAGCCCTTGTATCCCTGCCGGAAGCTAATATAGGCAACCTTACTACACTTTCTTCCGATAATGTTTGCAAGAAGATCTTTACCATTTCCGAAACTAAGTTCTACAAGATTAAATTCTGGATGAGTTTTACAGTAGTTATAAACCTTGACATACTCGCCATTTCTTGTCAGATGTCTTCGGTCTAAAGTCTTCGAATGATATCTTCTTTCGAGAATATCATTCAATCGCGTGAAATAACTATGAATCGTATTTGTAGACATCTTTGGATCACTGTCTGCGCCGATACTATCCTCGGTTTTACGAATGATGTAATCACCATTCATGACATAGAATGCCCTGTACCCTCCCTTATTGGGAGCGTCATACTGTTTCAGTTCATAACACTGCTTAATAATATCCATCAATCTTGCGTCAACATTAGTCTTGCCAAGAACGATATGAGATTCAAAATCGACATCGTTAATCGTCAGACTAGAAACTTCTTCAGAAGTAAGGCCAATCCAGTATAGCACGGCAATCACGTTCATACGAATCTGATACGGTTCTTCGTACTTGTTTAAAAAGTCAACAAATTCGTCAACTGATGCAAAATACTTGTCCGTGTACATATTATCTGAACTTACGTTACTCTCTGCAAACTCAGCTAGATCGTACAAGCATGTACGATTTTCGCTCTTGATGTAGCCAGTGATTATTGACTTCACATTTCTAAACGAACGACTTGAATTCACCCAATTGTATTTTGCAAACATCTTCACAAAATCATTTTTTGTGAAATCAAATAGCTCATACCCGTACTCGGCCTCACAATCCATAACATGATTAAGCGTTGATATTACAAACTCACCACTTCTATCAGAATACTTTTTGGCAAAAGCTTTGATTTTTTCTTCAGTAAGCATAGTGGCACACTCCTTCTTATTATATGTAGTGTACCATTAAACCTTATAAAAAATCAAGCAAATGCGGCAAAATTCTGAAATTCCATAGTATGTTGTACGCCGCTCAGGAATGCTGCGAGCAAAAACGGTTCATCCTTGCATCTTGCCATTGCGATCATATTCATCTGACGCTCAGACAAGACACCAAGCTTCTTGATGAACTGTCCTTTATTAAGCGTATCAGTCTCTTCACAGAGAACAATACTGTCAACTTCTAGGAACTTACAGTCTTCCTTTGAGAGTAGGACATGAACCGGAGAACGCTTATATATTCTGGAAGACAACGGATTTCCCTTGATCGTAGGGCTAAAAAAATTCCTCTTATTATTGCTTGTCACAACAAACGGTCGAATACCGCGCTGCTGATGACCTGTCGCATTAGATAAATCAACCAACCAAACCTCTCCGACCTTTGGGTCAATATTGTTGTCCATAGTCATTCTCCTCTATAATGGTGTGGCTCCGTTCCATAGCTACATTATACAGGATACAATCGCAGAAGTCAAGAGGTTTTTTAAAATATTTTTAGTGTCCGTACAACTCTGGATTCTCTGATACGAACACGCTGGTATTATCGAAGATCATCTCATACGCTTTCTCTTTATCGCCCGGCCTAAGCTCTATCCTCCTTACTTCGTAGCATTCTTGTCGCAACTCAACATGACTTTCGTTTCCAAAAAATCCAATACCTTTGACAATCCCATGCGTCTCTACACCAATGTCGTCCATCTCTTTGCAGACCATGTGAACATCCACACCATTGCAAACAAAGCAGACCCACACTCGCTTTTTTCTTATGTATTTCAGAAAACTCTCGACCCGTATAACTTCCAAGACTTTTTTCTCACTCATCGAAATACCGCCTTCCGCTCACACAAACAACTTTAAACAACTTTCAAGATATATTATACACACCATTTTGTTTTAGTCAATATATAATACAGCTTTTTGTTGTTGTAAAATCTTAAAATTTTAGATGATACCATTTACTCAGCATCATCCACAACCAATTCCGCGTTATAATAGAACCTATGTGCGCCAAATTTACCCGCGAACGTTGCCCCTTGCTCGTGCCAACTGCCAGGAGCTGCCGCCGGGGTCACAAACCATTGAATAGGTTTGTCTGAAATTTTAGCGCCATAATCAAACACCATGGACACGGCCAGTTCGTTCTCTGCCGTCACCTTCCTATTATATAAGGTACTGTACACATACTTCTTGAAAACCTGTTGGATGGTTAAGCCATCAAGCACGGCAGAATTATAAAGGCATTGAGCCACGGCCATCTGGCCTTCCAGGCTGTCAGCACCTGCTTCACAAGCAACAATCTGTTCAGCAAGAGCACGCTCGTCATCTGTGAGTTCATGTTTACCTTGGCTAAAGTTCACCACCTTAGTCTCAATAACGGTCTCTACGATGACTTCTTGCTCCTTTCCCTCTTGTTGTACAATACTCACTGCCGGATGACTACTATTATAAAGGTACGAATTGCTCTGATTCTGAATCACCGGGCTGATCTTCGATACCAGATTCCCTGCTAACAAGCACATTATACACACAATAGCAATACTTCGCTCACGATTCATTAACAAATTAGAGTTAATAAAAATCACTTCCTTTCAAAATATTGGTTTTATCGAATCTTCAAAGATTCTTCATTAACAGTCATCACAAGCTCGTTGACCGACTTCCAATTCACATTATCCGGCAGACAAGTTTCGCTCTTATCAACCGCAAGCCTATTTTCATAAGCCGGGACTATCTGTTGCCGAATCTCTTTATAATCGTACTCACCGTTACGAAGTCGTGTCAGAAAAGTATGGTCACGGTCACGATATGTTTTTATTTCACCTTTTTCTAGGATATCAAAGAGCATTAGATAGACGCGCACTGCATTCATTACCGTCTTGTGCATTTTCTTTGAGCCATGATAAATTGGGTCTTTGTCCAGAGTATCGGCTTTCTGAATCAGCTTACCCGCAAAACCTCCAAACGAATAAATCACGCGCTTTGAAAGAAACAGATTTTTATTGTCCATAAGTAGCTGCGTCATTGGATTATAGCTAATAACGAGTTCATCAGCATTTCCCAACTGCTCTAACATATTTGGATTACCGCTGCACATTAGCTTCACGGCCTTATTAAAGCTGTAAATCGTTGTATCAGTCTGAGTATCCACATAATGCTCAAACTCACCGAGACCAAGAATATCCTCTCTTGAATTTAATACCACACCACGAATATCAAGATCGGAGCCTTCAACGTTTGTTCCGTAAGCGTGACTACCTCCGACCGTCACAAACATCATATATTTACCAAGATGTTCATTATCTCGAATAAAATCATATTCTGGGAAGCATAACGCTCCAAGTAATTCGTTTCTTGTCATAAATACTCCTTAAAAGATTAGTTTTATCTGTTAAGCAGTTCTTTGATGTAAAGCGTCTCAAAACTTTTCAGATGAGGATATTCATTTCGAGCCATCCTCTCTGCCTGTTCTTCAACACTCAAAATGCTTTCAAAGTCATCATCCACATCAATAACATAGCACATACATTCATGATCGTGTTTATCATTCCAACCTTCAAAAAGAGCAACGAACTTTTTCATAATGTATCTCCTCCGTAGAACTTAGTTTTACAAGCTTCTTAAATATTTGTATAGTTCAACTTTTCCTTGGAGCCAGACTGCTTCGTCAGACGATTTGAGATATACAGAGTAGATTTCGTTTGGATGTTCAAAGATTCTTTCGATTTTCTTTGCCGTTTCCCGGTTTACTAATACGCCCATGATTATCTCCTTCTAAATCTTAGTTTTCATCAGGATTGATTAACTGGAGATCTTTCAATAAAAACGAAAGTCTTCCGCCTCCGCAAAAAGTAGTGAACTCAACAATGGCAGTATCTCCGTCGATTTCATCGATAATGCCTTCGCACCAATCTTCAGCGTAAACTTTATCTCCAACTTTCATAACTGCTCACTCCTTAAATCTCAGCATTTATCAAATGTCTTCCCACCATTCTAAAATATCTCTCGAATCAATTTCCAGCTTTGTTGTGGTCTCACGAAAACAACCGCATGAATTATCCCAAAATACAATAACAACATCCGTTTCTTTCTTAATCTCATACCCATAACGTTTATGAAAATATAAACTCAAAAGATACGATCTCCCGTTTTTGAAGTATTCTGGAATTGGTTCGTCAATAATACTGACCCACATATTTTCTCCTAAATCTTAACTTTTATCAACTTTATCAATCAAGCGGAAGCTCATCTATTTCACCGCAAAGATATTGCAGAACATCTTCTCTTCCACCGTATTTGCAGCTAATTTTGTCTAATTCTCCTTTCTTATAGAGCCATGTTGCCGCAGCATATCTATGCCATCCGTCTACGATTACTGGAATCGGAGCGATATAGCACCCGTCACACATATTATCAACATCCAACTCTTTAATCTGATCTTTATGTTTTACAAAAAACAGGATTCTACTAATATGATAATCTCTGTTTTTCTTTTTAGAAACAGGGTATTTATAAGTATCTCCATACGGCTGAGATGTGTCTGCCACCCCATTGTTTAGTGCAATGGAAATATCATTAAGAGTGATTTTGCCAGCGCCATCCCATTCCCAATATTCGGTCGGAATAAGCTCAAGAATCCGATCCATTCTAATTACATCCACTTCACTTGCGAAATCCATACCATTCACTCCTTCCGGTCATGTTCTATTGTCCACTGCTCACTCTGATCGTCTGCAATAGACGCCACTTTCAGTAGTCCCATTACAAAAATCCCAAAAGGAACAAGCAGTATAAAGTAAAATGCAATAAACGATATTATCATAATCCACATTATATTAACCACCTTCCTGCGCTTGCACTCTGTGGTTATGCAAAGCATAACAGCATAACCAATTATCGTCAAGCATTTTCCAGAAATTTCATAAGAACCCGGATTTTATTCCGTTTCTGCCTTTCCACCAATACCACAAATAAACACCTTGTGTTTTCCATCCTCATTTCGCTGCCAATCACCACCAAGCATCTCAATAGTATTCAAAACTGTATGATAAGTCTCAACGGCATCCGTTGCCTTTTCTTCATCTCCAAAATCATTGGTATGAATCCAGTGCCAATTGTTATCCAACCAGCTGACAACTCTCATAACACCATCACGCAGCTCTTTTGTTTTCTTACTATCCATTCCTATTTATCCTTTCAAAGAATTTAGGTTTTATTGTTTTCATAAAGCTTTAACATAGTTTCTAGCGAAATAGAATCCAGACTACCATATTGAACCAAATTAAGTGCCATGTAAAAATTCCTTCGAATATTAAAGTCCACTACGTCCTTTATCTCACCGCCTTTTTGAGCGTGATACAAAATATTATTTAACTTAAACAGTTCCTGATAACTTAACTTGACAACGGCATCACTATCTCTCCCTTTGGGATTTTCATTTCTATTAAAACTCAGAATATTCATATTTACACCTCCAGTCAAATATCTAAGTCTTTAAAATCAACCACTTCTGATTCAACATCTACATTCGATAAATATGTTTCGTACATCTTTTCACGGCGTATAGCAGATTCCATACTCGGATGTCGAATATCATAAAGCAACTGTTTAAGTTCTTCATCCGTCAAATTATACTCTTCTTGCAACATACTCATATCCACACCTCTCAATCAAAATGCAAACGGACTATTATTCACTGCTATTATCAGTGCCACATTAAAAACAAACATTGCAAACGCGGTCATTCTCTATCACCTCAATCTCTAAATTCAATATCTACAACAATATTCTCAGGCTCTGTCATGTACCTTCGTGCCAACAGTTCTACCATGCGTTCCTTGTCCCCAAGATTACTATTACGCAAAAGATATGAATAAACTTGTCTGCCTTTGTACAAGAACACAGCCCATGCGTTTCTCCTCAATGGATTTGTTGTGCTAATCATTCCATCGCCTCCTCCAAAGAGGTAGTCACATCACCAAAGTCAAAATTCAGAGCACCAATCATATCATCCAGCGCATCCACAGCATCAGACAGATTCGTGTAAGCATCATCTGCTTTGTCGTACCGCTCACTCCCCTGCAGATTCTCCGGCATGTTATCACGATACTCTTCTTCTTCCCACTGAATGTCTTCAACGTCTAATTTTACACTTTCGATCTCTGACACAAGCTCATCCAGCTTCTTACGAATGAAGTCAAAACGGTCAATAGTCTGCTTAATAGCTTTTCTACGAGTGTTATTCATTTTCAAATCTCCTCTCAATCTACGATGCCAAGTTTGCAAATATTTTTCGGATCAGTGATATAACCAAACGTCAATGTGTTTCGCAGATATCCTTTGTATTCAAAACCACGGTCACGAGCTGCTAGACGACACACATCTCGAATCGCGGATTCTCTCGGCCAAGAAATACCAGCCAGCTGATATTTCCACTGAAGATCCCTCAGCTTCTGCCACTCAATCACAGGCTTTTTTTCATTCTCGAAGCACAAACCGTTCTGTACGGCATATTTCAGAGCATCACATCGCTTACTCTCTTCCGATGTACAAGTTCCCCACTCATTTTCCAGACGACGATACGCTCTATCAAACGGTGCTTGCTTTGCTGCATCAATGCCAAATGCCGCTCCAAGCAAACCCAAGCCAAGTAACAGTCCCATAATTTAAACCTCCAATTTACTTTTATCAATGTCAAACGTAAAACCATCATCTGTTTCCTGATAGTTCACTTCATCAAGTGCCTTATCCCGTCGTCTATTCTCTTCCACTATTTTAGCAACATTGGGATGATGCAGATTATACACAAACTGCTTTGCTTCATCGCCTCGCAAAACGATATCTTCATTCACATAATCACACTCCTAAAATCACTCTTTTATCATTTTCATTCTACGAAGACTTTTATCCAAAGTTGCGTTTTTTAGCCAATCGGTTCCACATTGAGTGTCCCTACTCACTCTTGTATTACGGCCACTCCCTATCGGACACACCCGTCGATAATCATCAACGGTCTTACAACCAAGAGATTCAGCTTCGTCCAGTGCTTTTCGCACATAAGCCCATGTACTACCGCCTAGATCAGAACACTTTCCAATCACTGCAAGCACAAGTTCATCGCCCATGCGCTCAACATATCCATCAAGAGCCTTCTTCCCTGTGACACCGAGCTTCCCGATATTCTCTCGAAATACGTCCTCGATAGATTTCGTCATCGTCATCTCATCACTAGACGACGACCTTTTCCTAAATCCTTTGTCCTTAGTCCTATATCCAGCTTGTTTTTGGTTGTTTTTGCTTGTTTTCTTTTCTGCATTGTTATTTTCTAACGGAGCACCGCCAAGTTTTCCAATGTCAGATTTCTTTTTTGTATAAGCGGCATCTTCATCAAGCTCTCTTTTGATAGCAGGCCAAGTAAACCGTTCATTCCCATTGAATTCTGGCTCTACTCCGAGCGATTTATATTTCATCATCGCTCGCACCAGTCGCCCCACTTCAGCGTCACTGAGCGGTTCAAAATAGCTTTCGTAGCTATCCCAGAGTTTAATGTACATCTTTGCCATTAGTCATTTTCTCCAATTCTTTCAAGCTAACAGGAAGGCGACCGCAACCACAGTCTGTCTTGAAGAAAACCTCTGCAAATCCTATTTTTGATATGTATTCAACGGTTCCTTCAAGCAAATGGTTCAAGATCACGCGGTCTCCTTCCTTAAACTCTTCTATGTCATTGGACTCACCGCTAACAATCATATTTTATCACTCCTCATTTTCACTATGAGTGTCCACACCATAATCAATCTGGGAGAAATACAAGTTTCTCACCTCATCATCCAAACCAATATAATGAAGTGTGGCGGTCTGACTACTGTGATTCAACATATCTTGCAATGTTGACAGTGCCATCGCATCATGCTGGTTCCGCATCATATACTGATAGCCAAACGTCTTGCGGCAGCTATGAGTTCCAATCTTATACGGAAGATTTAGGTCATGCTGCACCTGACGCATAATTCTACCAAAAGAATCTACATCCAGAGGGTCGCCCATATTCTTAGGACACGCATCATACTTGCGGAATACACCAGATTCACTTACTGTTGTCCCGCCATTCGTTCTCAGTGAATTCTCCCAGCTTCCCTGTCTGGATGGAAACAACCAATCATTATAGCCAAGACCTGCAATCTTAACGTATGTATCAATTACTTTCATTGCCGATTTCGGCATCGGGAATTCACGATACTTCTTGGTTTTCTTTTCCTTGATACGAACCTTTGATTTATAGTTCACAACAAGGTTTCCATCCATATCGACTGCAGCAAAGTCAGATACCTTCAACCGTAGCAAATCGCTGGCACGAAGTCCAACACAGCAACCAACATTGAACAGACACCAGTTGCGATACTGCTGTTTAATCCAGAAGTATTCGGAAATCCTCCGAATGTCTTTCACATCTTTGATGGGCTGAACCGTTCCATTTACGGCCTCATCGCGTTTAATGCTGTAATTTCGTTTCACAGCTTTCTGCTTTTTCGGACGTTCATCATACTGATGATTTTCAAATTCGTATTCAATAGCGTTGTTGCGCTCTTTTTCATTCTCTAATGCATTCATAACTCCACCTCAAATTCCACACTTCAGACAATACTTAGCGTATGTCATACCAGCAGCATCTGCAAGTTTCACAACTTCACTTAGCGTAAGTTTACGTTCTTTTTGTGCTTTATCACGACTTTTTTGAACTGCTTTGACCCTCATAACTTTCCTACAAGCATCGCAATAAAGTTTTCCACACTTAGGACCATACCAAGTAATCCCACATCTCTGACATGTGATGTTCCCATATTGCACCATAACTCACACCTCAAACCTATCAATCTTCCAATAGTGACGATAGTAGTCGTCATTAGAATTTGTTACTACGAATGCTTCCAAATCATTACACCAGGATTCATCCTTGCTGATTTCGCGGACCTCATATGAAGAACGACATTTTAAATAAAGCTCAAACATTTTTGCCTTCACTTTATCCCTATCATTCGTCACCATAAGAACATTGCTTTCGGCGTAAAAATCGCTGGAATCAACGCATTCATGCAAAACAAAAATCTTCATTTTTATGTACCTCAATTCTTTTCAAATAGATCGTTACGAACCTTCGGCGTAAACTGACGAGTGCCAAGTTGCTCAATAGCAGTTTCCAACTTACCATCTCCCCATTCTCTGTTTTCTGTATTCATAACAATCTCAAGCAAAAGTTTTGCATCCTTAGCTTCTCTACGCTTCCGGCGAGCCTTTTTGAGTTCTGCCATAAGCTGATAACCTTGCGCTGCATTTACAGTCTTGAACTCAATAGCATGTTCAAGGTCGTCAATCTCATCACTTGCTGCAGTTAAGTCACCGTATACTTTTGAATACATCTCTTTCAAATTGCACATGGTCTTATCCGTAATAACCAGATTCTTTTTAAGTTCCGCCAGCCATTCAGAATCTTCCATATGAAATGCGTATGTACTCTGCTTTACAACCGGAGCCGTTATATTCGGACTCTTGCCTGCAATGGTCGCTTCATCCATAGATTTCGGTGCGTAATGTCCATTCTTATACCCGGCGGGAAGTTTGTTAATTTCACAAATCGCCAGTCCCTTAGATTCGAACTGCAATGCCAGATTGATATCACAGGTGGCGCAGATTCGACCTCCCTTCCGTTTCATAATATAGTTATGACCATTTGAGATGACGTACATTTACTTATTCTCCTGTTCCTTCATAAGTTCTTTGACAGCTTTCTTAAACATCCGCATAGCCTTATCATTTTCAAGGAATACTTTCGTCTTGGGACTCGGAGTCCGACCATGAACACGCTTATACTGCTTCATCATGTTTTCCATATTGGTGAATCCAATCTTGTTGTAAACCATACGATAGGTTTTGTGATAATGAATGGTTTTATCGCCAAGCTTAACAGCCAACGGCTCAATTACCGGCATGAGATACTTTGCTGTATCACTCTGTTTCTTAGGCTTCTCTTCGGCCGCAGGATCTGCCGGTTCAGGTTCTACTTCCTTTGCCTCAACCTCAATCACAGGAGCTGTATTCACATCCGCTTCAGGAGCTGCCTCAATAGCCTTGGATTGGTCAAAGAAGTTTTCCTTTTTACTGCTAATAGCCTCTGCATGAAGGTCTTTCACAAGCGATTCAAAAATCGACTTGTACATGTTGCTGCTCTCTACGACATCAATTGTAGAAATATGACCAGAACGACCAGTTTTCCGCTTAAATTTCTTCCGCTCGTCATCAATCACAAAGCCATACACATCTCTCATATAGAGATAGATTTTGCTCATGACTTCTTCGACCTTCACGTCATTGGTCTTGGCGACAACCTTGATTCGGTCATACATATCTCTTCGCCAGTCACTAATCTGTTCTGCACGAGGAGTATAGCTCTTGGCTTTAATCGCATCATCCATCTGTTTATCCTTGATTTGATGGACATACTGAGATACGCTGCTAATCACATTCAGTGCTTCATTACTGGTAGCACGAGCTTCCTCAATCTGATCACTAAGGTCTTTCCTGGTAGAGTCAAGTTCATTCTGAAGATTCTTCATACTATCAAACAGAGCATGAAGTCTTACATCAATGAACTCCTTGCTCAGTGCAGCATCCATCTGAGGAGTAGCCAGAACGGAATCACCACGCATCAAAGATTCCATAATGTCCCAGCAGAAATCCATAAACGCATCTGCCTTCGGCTGACGGCTAAAGCGGCAGATTTCCATTACGCCTTTCAAATTATAGCATACCATCGTTTGACTTCCAGAGGGGGTTTCAATTTGAAACCCCCTTGAAAACTTATCAAGACGGTCTTTGTTGCGAGAATGGATGACGGCAATGCGCTTTCTTGGATCGTCATACTCAAGCGCCGTGCCAATCTGTTCACGGGTCATATAATACTGGTGCTTACTATCCTCGTACACATCCACATTCAGTGCGCCAAAAGGCTTAGAGGTTATTACGGTCATAGAATTGTTAGTCATTTTCGTTTACTCCTTTTATATTAGTTAGACTTTGATGATGGTCCACCAGTCAATCATCTTACCAACTGTAATATATGTACTATTGTTTTCCTCTTTGACGTGGCTCATACAGTATTCCTCCGATTCGTCTTCGGGAAAATAAATTGTATACAGTGCCTCGTCAACTTGTGATTCCATTTCGTCCTTTGCGGACTCGTATGAATCACAAATAGTCTTTGTACACAAAGTCGGAAGATTCCCGGCTTAGTAAACCATATTCAACAACAAAAACATAATAATACTCCTTTTCTAAAAGAACTGTTTTATCAAATCTCTACGATTTTCCACCAATCGTATACGTCACAAGCATCAATACGAATATCACCTTTTAATCGCAAAACACTAAAATTCTGTTCACCGTTTTCATCTTTATAATATTTACAATAATGATTTACAAGAATATCGTCCACTTGTTTGTTCATTTCATTTTCCGCCTCAAGAATCGTATTAAAACCCTTTTTATAAACAACTTCTGGGAGAAATGAACTCTCACCTTTTGCAATATAAGTATTGATAAGTGCAAACATTTTGTCCTCACAATCTATTCATTAAGCCGTCTCTTTTTCCATGTACTTCAAAGCGTTGGCAAGATATCTGAACTCCTTACTCTTGTGCATTCCATCAAACCACTGAGCGACATACCAGTTGCCAACACAATCACAACGGCACTTCAACTTGCCGAACCTAAATTCAGGGCGTGCCGTTGGCATCTTACTCAACCTATTCCACAGGTTTAGAGCTTCTTCTCTATTCATTGGAAATGATATCCATGGCTCGTGACCATCGGTAAATTCAAGTTTTAGAACCATATCATCACCTCAAAACTGATACTTCCAGAACAACTTTGCGTTGCCGGTAATCGTCTGTAAATAACCAATGTATTCGTTAAAGGAGCACACACCCTTCATTTTCATCTTACGTGCTCCCACAGCTCGTGCAGCCACCTTCGGATCATAATCAACAGCGTCAATAAACGCGCTATCAACCATCTTCTGTTCAAACATTTTGATTTCGTTAATGTCCATTTCAATTTTCCTTACTCAAAATCCCACCATGCGTTAATAGACGTATTCGGAACATAAACCTCAAGCATATGATGACCGTCACGAATCCATTCAGGTTCATAGCCTTCATCTTGCAGTTCTTTCATCAGACTTTCAAAATCATTATTAACAGACTCTACCGCATCTTCCATTGTTTTGTGCTCTACACGGTAAGGCCCATTACACATCGTATCGTCATAAACAACAACCACTGCTTTATTTTTCATATCTAAAACCTCAACAACAATCAGCTACAATTTTCTCAAGCATATCCATAAGTTCTTTGAACGTTTTACATTTCATTTTTACATTAAAAATCGAGCAATAAATAACCTTTGCGTTATCACTAGGACATTCACTCTCGCCGTTATTGTACATTCTTATTAAGTCATATGCACTTGTTGTGATTGCACTCTTTTCTCCGTCCTCATCAACAAGCAAAATACAACTTTCCCGAAGATAAAACCTAGTAAAAGTCCACATTTTTAAAACCTCGATTCTATTAAATGTAACGTTCATTGTTTTTGTTTAAAAAATCCCTAATATAATTCTTCAGGCTATATTCAATATCACTTACAGAGGATAAAGTTCTTGTCCATAATCCGCCTAGATGGTCACTAGATACCTTATCAACCCCTTCAATCACAGTAAACCATTCATAATTATTATCTTCTTCCAATCCATCAAAATCATCTTCTTCAAAATGTAAGTCCATTTCAACGCCAGGATACCCATCAACATCGTATGTAACAATTCTGGTATCAAAATCATTCGGTTTATTGCCAGTACCATCCCAGCCAGACGGATTCATACGCTTGATAAAATCTTCTGCAATTTCACGAATAGTCATAACATTCACTCCCTAAATTCTCCATTTTCGTAATTAAAAACATAGCAACAATTCTCATAATCTTTCTTGTACAGGTCAGTCTGAATCTTATCATTTTCTGCGTCCTGTTCAATAATTGTAATCAAATCGTCCCATGAAAATGTTTCCCCGTCTTTAGAGTAAAAAATTCCCATCCCTGGATAGCTTTCTTTATCTGCCGATTCCGTAGTAATCAGCCAGCCATCATGAATTTTGACTTTGAAATCATGTTCATCAACATTATACATATATCTTTCTCCTTTATATTATTATCTTATCTTCACCAAGCGTTTCGATTTCATACGTTGTGTAGACAAGCTCTGTCGGCTTGCTGTAACACGTTTTCATCCAGTCAAGCTCTGCATCACGCAGCTCTTTTGTAGGATAGATTTCATGCCCTCTGTATGTATCGACGTACATAAAATGTCTAACGGAATATTCAAGATGGTAATACATTATCGTTTTTCCAACTCCTCACACACTTTTACAATGATAGCCAAACCTGTACGCCGAAAATCTGCATTGTAAGGATTTTGTGCTTGAACATCTAAATGGTACAGCAATTTTTCCAAATCAGAGCTATATTCAACGCCTGCTGTTTTACAAAGGACCTCGGCCATCGCTTGAGTGTCATATTCCATAATAAAACTCTCCTTCACTCTGTAACATAGTCGATATTGGGATCGTCATATTCTGTACAATCGGTAACTTCCCAAGTATCACTCCATGATACATCCTCAGTGCTTTGATGATTTGCAATTTCCATTGCCGTTTCTTTATCCTCTGCTTCAACAAAAACAGAGCCGATTCGGGTAATAGTGACCTCATACTTCATTTTATTTTCCTCCTAAAATTCAACTTTTACAGAACTCCGCCATACGATCCATTTCTCATTGCTCTCATATAAGCTGCCTTACGTGAAGGACATGGAGAAGCAACATATTTAATTCCATTATCGCTTAAACCAGCAAACCAGTTTCCACCATCCGATGGACAATCACGACCGATAGAATATACCTGACCGTTATCAGGATTTGCCGCAAAAGCATACCAAGCACCGTCAATCTTTCTAATGTAAGTCATAATATACTCTCCTTTTAGAATTCCCATTTTATGACCACAGTTTTCTTTGCCGTTCCGGTCGTATACTTTTCACTCTGGATGGCCTCCTCAATACCGTTTTCGATATTGTAAGTCATTCCATTTTCAATGATATTGTCACCGATAAATCCGCCACAGGTGTCGATTTCGATCCAATCATCAAATTCGTCACCGTCGTCGCCGTTCTGTTCGTATAGCGTATAACAATAAACTTCACCCTGAAGCCAATTGTTATATTCTTTTACTTCCTGCTGCATCACTTGTGTTGCTTTCATTTCATCAACAGAAGTATGGTTCTGGCACATTGAAGTCACAATCCAACCGACCATACTAGAGTCAAAACGATCATTAAAAGGATATGTTCTTTCGCCACAACTCATTGAAATACCGCTATGGTCATAAACATAAAGCGGAACCCACATCATTTTACCGTCCAACAGAACCATACAATCTTCCGGTTCCAGCCAATACTTTACTTCAGATACAACTTCATCTTCAGCAAGACGGTCAACAAAACAATCTCCGTTATCCATGTCACAAAGAGCATAGAAATACTCGTCGTTTTCCTTGTCCTGATAATAGTCAACATAGATATTTACAAGTTTCCGTTCCTTGAGCGCATCGAAAATTTCCTCATCACTGCAATGACTATACGCATTGGCGATCCAAAAATCTTTTGCACTATCATACTCGATTCTGTCGCCAAGATACTTGTATTTACCAAAACATGCCATAACCGAATCATGGTCATAATCTCTTGGGTCGATGTCATTTGAATCGTCCTGCTGAATATGTACACAATAATTCTTGCCATCGTAAGTCCATTTTATGATCTCATTATCGTAGCAATACAGTTTTTCCATATCTAAAATCTCCCTTTTATAAACCAAAAATCGGCCATCTGTTTTCGTTTGTAAAATCATAAAAAGCTCTTGCTTCTGTTTCCTCAATTGAAAAAACACCAACAACATTACTTCCATGAAGATCATGCTTCACAAAGTCATTAGCTTCTTTAATTGAAGGCTTCCGTACTCCCTTAATTAACATTCCATAATTATTATCGAAATCTAATTCGTAATATTTAATATCCATATTCATTCACCTTTTATGCACTAGCCTTTTCTTCAAAAGTGTACCAATCAGACCAAATCTTGTCGACCTCGCCATTCTTAAAACCGTTCTTATAATCGGTGAACTCAACATAATAGTTGCTTGTCCACTCATTCAGAGCGTGTTCGTAGATAGCTGCAACTCCACGCCTTGTTTCAACAATAAAACTATCAACCAAAACACCTTCAACATAAGCACCAGTGTATTGTGCTTTGTTCTGGTACATCCAACGACCTAGATCACCTGCATTAAGATAAAACCGTGTCATGATTCATTCTCCTCTTTCCATTCCATCACAGCTCCCGGCAATCTTATCAATCATTTCCATATACTCTCCGAATGTTTTGCATTTCACTTCCACTCCAAAACAAGCTGCATAAATAATTAAAGAATCATTATTTGCCACATAGTTGCATTCATGCCACCAATCGAAAAGGATCGAATCAGCACTGCCAGAAATAACGCTATTATTGCCATTATCATCTTTGACAATTGCTACGCAGTCATCCAGAACGTCATTAAAAAGCAACATCTTTATTCTCCTTTACCCTGCCACAATCATAGCGAGAACTGGTTCACCGGAATTTTTCAGCTGAAGTTCCAGAATATCGCCGTCATCTACAATCTCACACTTTCTCAAATAATCCTGAAGGAAGAACATCTGACATTCCTGCCAAAAGATTTCTTTCGGATCTTCATTCTCTCCTACGAACACATTCTTGTGATGGAAAGATTCATTCCAAACCCAGCCATCACCATCGTGCAGTGCATGAACTTCTCTTAAATCCCACATAATCAGTCCTCCCTAAAAATATGACGCTTGTTAAGGTCATCATAGATAATATCCTCAATTTTATTTTTGGTATTATCATCGAGCTCTCCGTAAGGAGCATCATCAAGATAATAGAAGTAAATTTCATTTCCAAGATTCTTGTACATGACACTTACATAAAACCCAGCTGAAATTCCATTCAGTAAAGCATATCCAATACCGTATACTTCTGAATAATTGTTCCCCATTAAATCCCACATAGTTAATCCTTCCAAAAGTTGAGTTTCTTTTTGATTGTCATCTCAATTTCGTCTTTATCACCGTCAGATAGAATCTTATTATCGTACTCGGAATAGCAAAACATAACGCTATGGCCATTATATTTATACATAACCATTGCTGTTTTTAATTGTTTGTCACGAAAAAAGGTTGCGCACCCAATCCCATATTTTTTAGAATATTCATTTTCAACTAAATCCCACATTTTATCACTCCTCTGCATTTTTTACCGTAACACAATCAATATCCGTTGGGTTTGGATTATCTGGTTCGATTTCACCGGCAACAAATCTATCTTTCGCAATTTCATAAGCATCGTCTTTGTTGTCTGCTTCAACAAACGTTGTGTAAGTAACGCTTGTTTCAATAGTAACGTAATAGCCGTTCATTTTATACTCCTCCAACATTCTTGAATCCGTAAAGGCTATAACCTTTACATTTAAAGTACCGCATCGCTTTGTTAATCTGGGAAGAACTTGCTGTCGAATGACTTTTTAGGTATGTATTCTTGTATTCGCACAGCTTCTTATACTCATCACTTTCACGATGGGCTTTCAGCTTTTCACAATGGTCGTGGCAACCAGGATAACGCTCCGGTGCTACACAATAATGGCAAGGATCAGTCATTGTTATTTTCCTTTCTGCCATATGCGTTAAACATCTCTGTGATACGGGCTACCCAAGCATCATTTTCTGATACATTGCAATCAAATTTGTCCTCAAATCGTTCTGCTAACTCGTCAGCAAAGTCCATAATCTCATCGTAAGAACAACCGTATTCTTCCTCAATCCAATCAGCATTGCCATCAAGCTGATTCTCTGCATCTTCAATACGATACTGATGCTCTTTGTAACGGTACGCTGCTTCAATCTGTTCAGGTGTCATTTCCCAAGACTTACCATTCCAGCTAGTAACAACAATCTTATTTTCGTTATTCATATTGCAAGCTCCTTACTTATTAGACTTACACTGATACTTACGTTCAATCATCTCTGCATCAGCGCAAGTCATACCGTACTGCCAACGCACATCAATAATGGACTCAACCCAGTTTCCGGTCTTGCGATTTTTTACGACACGAACTTCTTCAACATCTTTGTAGATCTGTGTTCCACGCTTCGGAAGATAGGTTAAAACACTTTCTTCAGAATGTTCCAAATCGTAAGAACCAACGAAATCACAATCCCGACGAATCAAATCAAAAATTTTCTTACGGTTCTGCTTAGACAGGTTTCTCATATTGCAAACTCCTTTCCTCTTGTAAACTTAATCACCAATGCATTCACGTTGGCCGCTTCCATCGTTGACTGCTTTGCATCCTCGTGATTGCCAGTTCTAAGGAATGAAACACTCTGATCCATCAGCTTACGCCGATAGAAAGAAAGAGCTGCGAGAACGATGTTCTTTTCAGTGTTGGTCATGTTCTTTCCTTTCTTCGAATCCAATCAAATCTCCCAAACCAATTCGCTCTTCATCATACCAGTTTGTTTTTTGATACGGCCATTCGCCTACTGTTTCACTAAAAGGTCCACATTTATGCACCGCATAAAGCGGAATATCAGATTTATAATTCAAAGAAATACTCATAATTTCGTCATATGCTCCGGTGGCAGAATCTCTATACTCTTCTTCGTTTTCAGAAGAAAAAGTTTTCCCGCACAAACGACATTTGTATCGCGGAACCATTGTCATTCTTATCGCCTCAATCTTCATTACTTAGGTTCGGACAAAAGCTCAAATAAAAGTCAATATCGAAACTTTCCACATCGCCATCAGGGAACCACCCGTAGGTCACATCTGCAACCGCATTGTGCTTATAAAGAGCATCAATAATTTCATCACGGTATGCTGTGATCCAGTTTTTTGTTACATTGAATTTTCTAGTAATTTCATAAACATGAATAATCCAATTACCTTCTGTGGTGCTTCTTGTTCCACTTTCGACCATCCAGTCGGAAATACTGTTAATCATCCAATCGTTAACCTGTTTTACAGTTTTGCTATTATACATTTTTATCACCTCAATCAAAACTGAACCACTTCATGTTTGACTTTCTCCAGCATCTCCTTTTCCTGTTCTTCAAGACGTTCAACCTCATATAAAACGCTGTGAATACCATAAATAATCAAATCACGATCCCGTTCACGGTTCGCTTTGTTTTCAAGGTTGCTTTTACAACTTCCTTTGCATAATTCGATTTCTCTAAGAACAAGATTATCGATTGCGTATTTCAGAATCCGTTTATCTTTCTCAGTCATATTACCACCTCAATCATTGTAAAATATCTGTTTTATTCATCTTCCCAAAGTCCATCGGCTTCCATCTGCTCGTATTCGCTTGATGGATGTGCCCAATCACAACCGCCATAGAAAATTTCTTTTGCTTTCTTTTTATCCCCATTACAGATTTCGATGAAATCATTCGCTGTATAAAGACACATATAGACATTAGCAATTTCATCCATTGTCAAAGAACGGTCATACGGAATCTCATTCAATTCCAAATCAGGAATGTAAATTACTTTGTTGTAATCAATCAAATCTTCCGGGAAGTCATCTGCTTTAAAGATTGTGCATTCCTGACCGTCTCGCAGCTTGAAAATTTCATCAAGGTGTTTACCATCCTTGAGCGCATAATAAATTCTGGTTTTCGTAAGCAACTTTTCTGACATAATCTCACCTCAACATCTAATGACTAATGCACAATCACCAATACGATTCACAAACTCTCTACCGTATTCCTCATAAAGTTCTTGAAAGTTTGCATCGCAAATTTCATGGTTAAGCTCAACACCATCTTCCTCAAGAATTTTTCTCAAACATCTTGCAACAAAACTTGCCGAACTATCTTTTAATGCAAGGGCAAGATAACTCCAGTCTTTGTTAAAGAGTTCTTCAACATAAATTGATTCGATGTATTCACTATCTGTGTCATAAAACTTCAGAATCTCAGGCTCTGAAAGATTATTTGCTTTGAAATAACCATATTCACTTTCAAGTTCGATCCGAATCATAATTTTCTCACCTCACTTCTTATAATCCAAATCCTTTACAAAGTTTACGATAGGGTCTCTAAAAACAACACTCTTAATGCAAAGAGAATTCAAGTCATATTGTTCTTTGGAAACTCCACGAAAGATAACTCCATAACCAATCTCATCGAACCATTTTTTAAGTTTGTTAATTGTATAAAAGTGTAATGCACCATCAACAGATTTATCCCAGAACGTATATCCGGCACCAGAAACATATTCCCAACGATTGAGGATATTTCCTTCGCAATCATACAAGCGTTTTACGGCAATAACGTATACGGTTTTCATAATATTTTTCTCCTTTATAAAAGCATGATTTTAGTTAATCCATATCTTCAAACTCACAATTCTCTTCATCTAACACGTCACTATCAGGAACCCATTCAAGACCTTCAGGAATAGGAACATCGGAAAGATGTTCTTTTGCATATTTAATAGCTTCATCAATATCCATATCATCGGGGACATCAATAAAGCTATTGTAAACCGCCATACAATTCACAGTTATATCCAATCTTTTCATAAACAAACACTCCGTTTAATGCCAAAATTCGTATCCACCAATCCAGATAGATAAATTATAAATATAATTACCACAACGAACACATTTATCATGTTTCCCCCAAAGTCCAGACTTCTTCATTCCACGAACACTACCTGTATAATGGATTGAAGGATGTGCGTCTCTTGAAAACTTTTTTGCACTCAAATATTTCATACTTAACACTCCTTTTAATATTCGTTCATGCTTTCGCATTGGTCGCGGTTATGTCTGCCCTAGTACCGCTAATCACCTAGCATCTGCTGCTCACACTACCCAAACTTGACTTCTTATGTAACTTTCAATGTCTGCCGGATAACCATTACGCCGAATGTACTGACACAGAACACGCTGCACATCTTTGTTATCACCGTAATCCATTGCAATAGAAATGTCCTCACCGTGAGTGCCAACACCCAAACGTTCATATTTTCTGATTTCAAGATAGAAATCATGTGCGCTGTAGTGTCTACCGTTTTTACGGTCGAGAATCAGATCAATAATCACTCTTCGTCCTCCTATTTCGTTTCAATATGAACCAAATACCTCACGGTGCTTAATATGCTGTTGTATTGTCATTGGTTTATAAACATTTCGTGCATTAGGATTTGGACGATACCAATGAATGATTTTTCCATCATTCAAAAAATAGCAGGTAACAATACTACCATTACATAATGCTTTGATGGGCTTTACACCAGCCGGAAGCTCAGACAATTTCCAGAAATACTTTTCTTCTTTAAACTCATGGCTTAATGAAAATCTTGCAATTCCATTTTCCATTTCAATAAAATGAGTTTTGAACCCAACTACGTTTTCAAAGAAATGTAGCTGTTCAAGCGAATCAAACTCAGCAAGATACCATTGCCAGCTTTTATGTATTATAATTTTTGTGCGATGCCTTTCTGTAATATTCTTTGCAATAGTCATATAGTTCTTGTTCCAGTAAAAATCATTCTTCATCTTCAATCTCTCCCTCATCAACCATATTTTTGTAGAAGTCATTGTCCAGAATTTGCTCTCCACACCAATTCACAAACAGCCTTGCGACATCTTCACCAGACATTTTGCAAAGAGCATCCCACATCTTTTTCTGAATATCAGTCATTATTTTAACCCCTCCAAATAGATCTCTTAGTATCAAAAATACCCTCTGACGTATCGCCATTACTTTCGGTGTAGAAGTAAATCATATCTGCACCGTCAACTCTTTCGATATGGAAATACTTTGCATTTTTGACAATTTCTTTTTCACGCCACCCAGCAGTATTCAAAAGATTACTTTTACTGATGAATGTAAATGTTGCAACAATCTTTTCGTCACCTGCGCCATTGATTGTCGTTATTACAGTAGGCACAGCTCCTGCCGGTGTTCTATTCCATTCAGCTTCACAAGAAGCGTGAGGACCAAAGAAATCATCATCAAAGAACGGAATTGCTGTGATGTAGTTTGTGTAAAACGTAGGCGAAATCACTTCTTCCTTTGTTTCTTCCGGTACAAGAACCATCTCACCAAAATCATTTTTCTTATAACGAACCTCGCTCATAAGAACCAGGCAGCTATCACTTGTGTAGTGAAAATTCTCGTAATCATAGTTATTGCGTTTCATACTCACATCTCCTTATTCTCTGTTTTTACTTGCTAACTCGATTATCTTGTTGATATTGTTTTCGAGTAAAAATTCCATATCTTGCATATGAATCGCAAGAATTTCTTTCAGTTCTTTTTTTACAGCCTGTTCTGTAATTTTGGGACAGTTGCAATGCACTGTCAGGATCAGATCTTCAAACGTAATACTATCCAGAAGATTGTCACTTACAACCATATCGTCACCAAGCTTCCAGTTCTGCTTCATTTTATAGCCCTCCTATCGTATCCTGTGTTATATAGCTATATAGTAAAAATAAAAGCCCTATGACGGACTGCCTTTTCTAGCTACATAATACAGGATACCATTGCTTTTGTCAAGCACTAAAATGTAGATTTTATTAACGCAACATTTTAGTGCGATAATGCGTTGTTTATCTGCGAACATTTTGTGAATGTTAATCAGTATCCACTTCATCAGGCCGTGCCCACAGAACATCCTCGATGATATCATCATATATGGTTTCTGTTCCGTTGCTGTTCATAATCAACGTGACCTTCTGACCATCTGCCGGGGTTTCTTCCATGGAACTGTAAGAATACACCCATTCCTCGCCGTTCTTATCAACAACATGGATTGTCTTGATTCCGTTGCGGAATGTCTCGATTTCATCCACACGACCAGCGAGGATATAACGGTTCTGTAAACGAGTTTTCACAGATCCTGCTGCATTAGCAGTCATACAGTTTGCCAAAATGGAAACACCAGCCACAATAGTAGCCAGGATAACGGACAACTTATTCTGAGTAAGTTTCATTTTTTGTACTCTCCTTTTCTTATCAGTGACCCCAACGGCAAACAATAACACCGTTGATCCAGATTGAGACATTTGCCCCCTGCCGATACCATTCGACAGCTTCCCGGTGAATATTGGTGATAACACCGGTCTCATCATTCATGAACCATTGACCTTTTTTCATTGTCGTTTCTCCTTTACACTCTCATGCACTCATCAAGATAGATTCGTTTACCGAAACACTTGACGTATGCTCTGCCAGACGGTGCATAGACGATCTTCAAGTGATGGTAACTATGATATTTCTCATCTTCATATAGCGCACCAGACATACCATAAAGGTAATCGTCAATGCCGTATTCGATATCGCCATGAATCTGAAAGCCGCCACATTTGCCGTAATGGCCATCATAAGCGGTTACAGGATGGTTTTTACAATACTCTTTTGCGTTCATAGTTTTCACTCCTTAAAACATATCTTTTATTCTGACGGCATTCCAAAGACTTCAACATAAGCTTTCTTGACTGCTGTTGTGATATGGGAATCATGTACGTTGTACTTATCGTACCACTCACAAATCGTACCAGAAGTGTACACATACCTGAGCAAATCCCATGCGATCCGGGTCAACAGATCATTATACTTATGCTCTGCAATGACGCTCTTGACATATTTCTGCCAAGCGTCTGCGTTAGTCGTTTTCACATACTGAAAGCGATTAACAATATCGGGGTAGACAGGATCGAGTTTCATCAGTTTAACCATCCTTTCCATTCTGCCACACCCATAGCGATAGCACCCAGAACGAAAAACCACATCATAGGTGCAATACAACCTGCCTGATATGCGGAGTAGCCAAAGAACATTAAGAGACTTTTCATGATAGACCATCCTTTCTTTTGCATATAAAAAGAGCCTTGTAAGAATTAACTTACAAGACTCTTTTTGACGGAAACACCCTTATCGTTATGCGGCAATATGCACAGCCAAAATCGCATCCGACAACATTGCACGGGCATCAATCCCGTACACACCAGACACTGAATCCAGAGATTCCTCCGTCCATTCGTTATCCACCATAGCATCGTTCATGGTGCCATAACAGCCGCCCCATCTGCGACTGTCTGAACTGTCGATAGTCCAACCGATTCTGCTGCCAAAATCGCCGCAAGACATATCATCCACGGTGACGGTAAGATACTCACCGTTTTCGAGAGCAACAAGGATACCACCGGACGGTTGAGAGTATCCCCCTCCGTTATTTGCCGTATCGGGGTTTGCGCATGGGTTAGTTTCGCAACCCCAAAAACTAATCATTCTTGCATCCATGATGATTCTTCTCCTTTCTTTAAGGGTTTTCTTCCCTTATTATACCACAGCCCACACTACAATCATAGTTAAGGCTATAATAATATTTTCATACTGTTTGCGCTTCTTTTGTCATGCCCAGCACTTGGCAAGGCTTTCATAGTGGACGCCCGCCTCTTCAAGAGCTTCGGCGTAGATTGCCGCCAGTTCTTTGTCACCAAACATTATGGCAACATCAAGAGCCGACTCAATAGCCAAAATTGCCATAATAAATCTCCTCTTTTATCGTGTTTTCACTGTTCACCAGTCTGAATACCGGTGATGATCTCGCCTTCTGCCTTCAATTTGGCAAGAACAGCATCAAGACCGCCAATGGTATTCACTTCCTCTTCCGTGTAGAGGACGTAACGGCCACCAAAGTTGGGGTCCTTATCCTCTTCACATGTAACAAAGATTGCGTATTCTTTCATTGTATTCTCCCTTCTCTGGTACACTCACTGATAGAGCCAGTAGCGCAAGCCCTTGTGAATTTCCTCTTCCGTACACGGAAAGATTTCAAAACACGCACCGGCTTCCGCAAACTCTTTTGCATCGTCAAGCATTTCTTGACGCTCATAGTAGCCGTGATCTGTGTGCTTGCCATTCGGCAAATACTCACGGATGATGTAGCAGTCCAAAACCATTGTGTTTCTCCTTTTCTGACGTGTTTTCAGTTTGCACATTCTGCATATTATTTGCATATTTATGCAAAATAAAGCATAAAGAAAACGCCTTGCAATAAATTCACAAGACGTTGTTGCCGGGGTATGAAGTTCTTAGGAATTGTAGGTATAATCTTCAATCAATTGCACAAGTACAGCTCTTTTCGTTGTTCCCTCTTGCTCAATTTTTGCAGAGAAATCCTCAAAAAGTTTTTTCGGAATCTTGATTGCAAGCTGACTATTCGTTTCCATACGCTTGAGATAATCAGCTCTATACTTACCATCTGCCATAGTCGCACCACCTTTTGATGCAATTATAGCAAATTTTTCACTCTTACGCAAGTTCTGACCACTTGAAACAGTTGCTGACATGATTCACCTTGCCTTTCTACCAGAAGGTACAGGGAAAACAGGCTCAAGAGGACGCATATCACCACGGATTTTTCCAGCACCGCTGCCGTCCATGTACTCTGCAATCTTGCCATAGACCTTCTGAGGCCGTCTGTTCATCTCGATAGTTTCCCCATAGATCAAGCTAGAGGCATTATTGTACTCTTCCGTAAAGGAATCGTTGCGAGTGCGGAAAGCCTTAGTGTGTTTTGCTGCCTTCTTGCTCTTACGATTTGCACTAGCAGACCCAGTGCCAGCAAAACGTGCTGCATAACGTCCAGCCTTCTTGCGTTCTGATTTCACTGCCATATCAAAATGCACAGTCTCAGGATTTACGCCAACAGGTTCACTTCTGATAAAGTTAACGACAGTCTGATTATAAGACTTTTCCCACGGAACCAGACCCTTACCAGAACGCCAAACCATGCCGATCTGATTCACTCTGACGACTGCGATAAAACGCAATCCCTCTGCGGTCTGACCATAGTATGCACTAGACGGCACAGAATGACCGTCAAATTTAATCTGACGGTCTGCATGGTTCTTGCACAGGAACTTTTGCACAGTATTCACTTCTTTCTAATTGATAGTGACGGCTTGCGCCGTAGTAGTAAGGGTTACGTCTTCCCTAGTACCCTTAGTCGCCTAGCATTTATGTAGAGTTCTTGCGTGTTTGCCGTTGGATAGAAAGCTTTAGACCTTCTCTGCATCGCTGTAATCCTTGCTGAAGTCCTTGGTCTTGAGGTCTGCCAGGCTATCGTTAGCGGTCTGAAGGGACTTCTTGACCTCTGCCAGATCGTTCTTCATGCCAGTGATAGCCTTTTCCTTCTTAGCAATAGCCATTGCGTCAGCCTTGGCGGTCTTGAGTGCGGTCAGTTCTTCTTCTGCGGTCTTGATGTTATCGGTAGCGTTCTTGATGGTAGCGGTCAGGCGGTTAACCTTAGAGGTTAGACGGCGAATGCTGTTCAGACGGTCACGCTCTGCAATGGGAAGCATAGCAACACCACTTGCGTTAGCAGAGAACCAGCTTTCCAGCCACTTAACAAACTTGCTCAGGGTCTCAGGAATCACGTTTGCGCCGTCAGTGCCAGCGGAGAAGTCACGAACCTTAGACACACTCTGCATCATAAAGTCTTCCACCGTGAACGTGGTAAACACGTCATTGACCTTGAAGGTTTCGCCCATGATGGACTTAACCAGCTCTGCCAGGTCAGCAAAATACAGGCTCTTGATGGTCTTGGTCTTCTCTGCATCGGCTGCGTAGGTAGCCAGGTGAAGGGCATCATAGTACACGCCCAGGACGTTGCCAGCGTACTTCTTGTACTGCTCTGCGGGGATACCCTTCAGGCAGTCCCGTTCCATGGTCTTCTTGCTTTCGTTGACCACCATGCTACCGGACTTATTCCGGGTGAACAGTGCAACGGCTGCGCCGGTCTTCTTGTTGTCTTCCGCTGCCTTCTTGATGTTGAAGTTGATAGCGGTCAGAATGGTAGTAGTAGTAGACATAGTATTTTTCTCCTTTATGTGTTATAATGTGTGTACGGACTTCTTGCTATTATGAGCAAGCCAAGTGCTACAGACAAAATTCCAGGTTCTGCCTGTAGCCTATGGTTCGCCCACGATGGGCAAATATGTATGCTGTAAAGCATGGTTTACCCTCTGTCTGCCAAAACAGCCCTTCAACCATGCTTGCTATTATTTAATTGTCACGGAAAACCGTCAATTTCTGCTATTGTCTGCGACAAGTCCAAACTTTTGAAGTCCAAACAAAAAGCGCCAAACTTTTGAAGTCCAGCGCCGTCTAATTGCGTATCTTTGCAAAAATATTCTGTTTTCTCAACCATGCAAGGTTGCATTGTACCGCATAAAAGTATTAAGCTGATATGACGGTTAAATTATTTTTATTCTTCCAGCGCATTCTGTCAATCTGGAATCAGTTCCGACCTGTTTTGCAAGGTGAACTACTTGAACAAGTACGGATTCCAACCGCCTTGCCCGCCGTGCCATTTGTTCAACCGTTCGACTAATTAAATGGTTGATTTTGTGTGTACACGTTCAAACCGTCATACCCTTGTACCCGCCTGTTAAGCGTGGTGTTTTGCATGAGCGCCGTTCTGTACTATTTGCTTTTGCACTTCCTTCCGTTCGAGGAACGACCGCTTACTATTTGACGATTTGTCGGGGAACTTTCCCGCGCCGTCCGACCGCGCGTTGTTCGGGTCTGGACTTCCTTTCGGTCTAGTCCGTTCCCGTGCCTATACTCTACCACCGGACTAGACCATTTGCAAGGGACTAGACCGTTTTGTAACCTTTTTGTAACCATTTTCCCAGAAAATACCAAAATAGCTTGATCTCGCGCGCGCGAACCTATTAGAGTCCCTGGGTGTGCGCCTGGGCGTGTGTGCGTGCGCGTGCGCACGGGTACATTATAAAGGCAAATGGTAGAATTTGGCAGAAAAGTTACAAGAAAGTAACAAGAATAAAATAGTTACAAAAGAGTTACAAAAATTATTCAATCGAACACAAAACGCAACTAATTTGCAAATTCAATTCCCGGCTGAAATAGTTAAAACTTTTTAGTTTTTGTTTTTACCTGTATCAGATAGCACAAACGCGCCAAAATCCCGCCTTGCCCTTGCCCTGTTGAGTGTCGCTTTTTTATCTTTTCCAGCACTCAAGTTGTGGGGGCAGACTTTTCATTTTTTAGTCATACCCGGCAGCAGGCCAAAGCCCCAGTACATCTTTCTCATTCATAATCACCAATTATCAATTCTATTCTCTTTTATTCTTTATACATTTTATACAACAATCTATCCAATATTTTCCGCAAAAATTACCCACTCTCCCATCATCACAACCTTTCTCATCTTTCCTATCTATCCCATCCCGACACTCACTTTCTACCCTCTCCAACCACACCCCGGGTACACTTTTCCCTGGCAAAATCATCCCAAAATATACTCCTATACCCTCTCCTATATACACCCATAGATCACTCATGTTCCACCCAAAATACCTAAAAATGGCTTAAAATCACTATTTTTCAATCGGTAGACCATTCGGCAACTAGCTAGAATTTAACGTATTTGCGTTATATTTTGGCTAGTTTTTTCTTTTTATTTGTACCTTTTTACCCATATTTTGTTCCTTTTTGACCCAATAATGTCTGAAAAACCTAGGATTCATGCGGGTTTTCCCGATGTGTCCCCAAAATGTACCGAAAATGACCATTCTTCGGAGCATAAAGTACCTATTTGTATCTATCTGTACTCCCTATTGCCACAAATGGACTGATCTGACATCTGAGCAGCACTCTCAGAGACGTAAGACACTTCTAAGAAGCATGATTGTACCTTTGGCAGCTTACACAAAACACACAGAGCCTCTGGATGTCCTTCATAGAGAACAATACTCCCGGAAACATACCTTATTATAATAGGCGCTGAGAATATTAGTGTCCTGTGTTGTATAGCTATTGAATTTTTGGCAATTCCATGGTATAATAAGTGTAGATAGCTATACAATACAGGATACAGATAAGAGATGGTGTTAGGATGATTGTGGTGGATATTTATAGTAGTCTTCCAGACAGGGCGGGAGAGGGATCTCGCGTCTACGGACGCTCGTAGGTTTACTCAAATTGAATCTATGTCGCTTACGCTCCATAGCTTCAAGTCGAGTAAACCATTAAAAGATATTTTGTGAGAAGAATTGGGGTTGATAGAGCCTTACAGAATTCAAAGTATAATTAAATATTAATAAATTATGAATTTTGAATATCAAAACTGGTATTACACATTACATATATACGATTTGATATTCAAAAACTTTAAGAGGTATCGCTATATGGCAAAAACATACGATGTAACGCCAGATATGCTCGTTAAATTATCTGATGGTCAATCTTTCAAAAACTTTTCTGAACTTGCGAGGTATCTTGGTGTACTTGATAGTCATGGAAAACCAATCACTGGAGATAGTCGTCCTGCATTCTTAGAAGAGCTGGACAGATTTGTGGTTCTAAAAAAGGCTGGTCGGCAAATCATTATAAAAAGTATACGACCAGATGACGAGATACTTCCAGCAAAGCCAGCAGGTGGCAATAGAAAGTTCATTGATCTCATTCAAAAATTGCTTGTCTACCACTTTAATGCTCTTTGTCAGTCGCAGCCGTGTGATGGTATTAAACTTTTATGGGAGAAGAAGGACATCTGGGAAACCTGCGGTATGGTCAGCCGTGATTATAGATGGTGGGGACGGAATGCTGAGACAGAAGATGACGAGGCTGTTGCTGAGGCGTTCCGAAAAATGGTCGGTAGTGTCAAATTAAAAACATGGCTGGACAGTGCCCTGCATGGTTTAAAGGTAAACGATGCGTTGGATTATGAGGAGACAAGGGCATTTGTTAATTACGTCGATGGTCGTGCTGTCATAACCCCATTAACTGATAAACAGAATCTGACATACATGCGATTGAAGGCTGAAGTACTAAAAGATTACACATTGTCTGATGGTAGAACTCCGGCAACTGAACGGGATCTTTGGCAAACTGGTCGGATGAGAGATTTTTATCGTAAGCTGAACCCAAAGCTTAGAGAGGAATTTGAAAAAGAGCAAACGTATAGTACCATTCAAAAGGTTTATAGAATTGTTGTTGAACCAAAAACAATGAATCTATTTGCCCGCAGGTTTGGAAAGATTGACCCAGCAGATGTAGAACTTGCTGTACAGATGATGGTAAAGCTTAATACGATTGTCTGTGACGGCTTGTTGTCTTCAATGATCTTTAATAAGGAAGTCATCGTGGCAACAAGAGTTCAGGAACACGAAGATGTTGAGCGGAGACTGGAAGAGCAGAAGCCATGGGGTGGCAATAATAAAATTGAAAAAAAAATCCGAAAGGAATTTGAATATAAAAAAGTCAAGTTGACTAACAAGCAGGTGGTAGATATGGTTGACAACACAATTCGTCAGTCTACCGACCAGCTACTGGTTACCTTGAACCAAAAAGACCATGGGTGCAAGATTATTGAAAAACTGTATATCGACAACTTCTTGGCTGGAAGCGGTTTGACTGAAGAGCAATATGAGCAAATTATGCAGGATGCGGATAAAGAATCTGCGGATGCAGAACTTATGGCTCGACTTGTGGCTGAGGCGAATGCGAGAATGGCAGCTCGTGATAACGTAAATGTAGAATGCGTTATGAATTTTGAAGCAGATATTGTCGATAAGGTGTTGGCGGACAAGATGGCAGAAAAAAGTAATAAGAAAGCTGGCCGCAATGTGTTGGATTGTGGTCTTAATATTGATGATTTAATTGGTGAGATTTGAAAGAAGGTTAAGCATAATGAATTTTGATAACCCCTATTGGATTGATTTAAAGGTAACTTATGAGTATTACCAAGCTGCTGGCCGCTTACCAGAATTCCACAAGAAGCATGTCTGCACAAAATGCCAGTATGAGATCCCGTGTTTCACTACTTGTGATGAGGTGCGATGCAAGTGTCAAGAGTTTAAGCCTAAGATTGCGCGGAAGGCTGACAAGTATTTACATATCAATGATTTCATGAACGATGTGGCTGCATTTGAGGCCAGCCGTTTGAATGAGAATTAAATAAGAGTCTGTTTGGCTCCTATTTGAAATATAAATACATATTAAAAGAGAGAATACACATGAGTGAAAAGGATATTTGTGAAAATGCTTCGGAGCTACTAAATCTTGAACTCTCAAAACTGCTTAGTGGAGAGTATTCTGTTAATCAAATCGCAACAGAACTTGACCGTCGTTATGACGTTTACGATAAATATGGTCATATTTTGATTGAGTCTCCTATTGTATTGTATTCTTGCATAATTAAAAATAATGAAACTAGCGATATAAGCCATGTTGATGGAGAACTCGCAAAACGAATCTATGATAAATATATTGATTGTATGAATTTGGTTAAAGAAGGAGATTAAGAGATGCGTATCCAGATTGGTAAATACATTATTAAAAACTGTGACGAGCGGAATCTTGTTATCGTTGAGCAGCGGCCAGCTGGCAAGAATCCAAAGACTGGTAAGATGGGCCCCGGCGTAAAGGAGGTTACGGTCGGATATTACCCGAACCTTGAATGGGCTTTACATAAGATTAAGGATTTAAATATTTCCGAAAGTGATGCTGATACCGTGGATGTTTTGCTGGCAGAGCTTGAACATATCGATGAGACGATTCACCGGGTTGTTGAGGAGGTTAAGTGATGGATAAGTTTGTAAATGCAACACGATTGATTGGCGTCCTCGATAGTGCCATCGCTCGTCCTAAGGCCAGAGGTAATGCAAAGTCTATTGATGATTTGTGGTGCGATATGGCAATGCAATACACAAAGCGCATTCTTGAAGAAGAGATATCTTCTGGCGGTGAGTTCCGTCGAGTAGTTCACGCTCATTGGATTGAACATGAGGCGGATTTTGGAGAATCACTGTATTGTGAGTGTTCTAGTTGTCATAACTCTACTGGAATTGACTGTACACTGTTCTGCGGTGCCTGCGGTGCTATTATGGACGAGCAGACGGTTAAGGTTAAAGATTATTGAGGTTGATGGACGATGCGTACTTACGAGGATGTTGACGCAGAGATTAAGCAGCTTGTGCGTGACATGAATAGCAATAGCCCGACGCACAGCGAGTATGAGGCTGCTGATGATATGCTGGATGAGCTCTATCAGGAGCGTGAACGACTTTGGCTCAAGGCTATGGAAGATAGCGAGAGTTGCTATCTGTAAAAGCCTATCTTATATTTTTCTTTATAGCTATACAATACAGGATATGTTTTAGAGGAATACGGAGGTGACTGCCGAATGGCAAAGCAGCAAACTTGCCAGAAGTTTGTTTTTAAGATCCATACGAAGCGTCTGGTTGAAGCAAAATGGGATTTGACCCTACCATTGGATGAGGCCAGACGAAACCACGAAATCATCTCGCTGGCTGATAGCACTGTTCTACGATGGATTGATGAGTTGAATGGTGTTACAGATGCAGAGGCTAAGGCACGGAGTATCAAGCGTAGAATCAAGATGCTGCGGAATGAACCCTCTTGCTTAGAGAACCGCCGGGAGATTCGGAGGTTGTATACTGAGCTTGATGCAGTTCAGTTCAAGCCGGATTATATGTGTCTGGTGGTTGACAAGAAGAACGACTACCGCCGGGCATGTTCTTCCAAGGGGTTTAAAATCAATGGAATTACGTATCGTCGTTTGGTTGGAACCACCGGTGGTGTTAAGAATAGTACGATTGTGTTTGTGAGCGACCGTCTTATAAATGAGATTCGCAAACGAATCGATAATGGCCGTAACAAGGGAATGGAGTTTATTCCGGCAAAGTTAGAAGCATATCGGGCGCTCGCCTGCTCTGCGTCCATTCCGGTCACTGATCCAGATGGTGTGCTTGTCGTAGACGATTGTTTCACTCATTTCAAAGACCATGTAATCGTTCTGGACGATGGAGTGTCCGGTGAACCTACGATGGTCGAGGATATGGAACATGACTGTGAATTATGCGCCAGCGATGGCTTTGGACTCATCAGTTACGACCTTGCTCAACAGTGGAGCGAAGATTTAAAGCTGCCATTTACAGCATCTGGTTTCTGTGTGCGGAATGCTTTCTGCAAGGGTATGTTATTTCCCTTCCCTTTCCGTGAGTTTGCTAAGAAGATTGCGAAAAAGAATATGGTGAAGGACGCTTGGGGCGATTACAAGGATATTAACCGTGTTCAAATGATACTAACCACATCCATGTTAAAACTCTGGGACAGCTATCATGATTGCGATGACTACTTTGAGAACTGTCGAGAAAACCATTACCACTTCTCTGTAACGAAAACCTGCGAGTTGGAACTCGATGAGGAACGCAATTTGAATTATCAATTCATTCAAAGCTATCAGCTTACGAACGATGAGATTAGAGAATTGGTCAAGCCGACTTTAGATGAGATCAAGGGTGTCATGGGCGGCGACTGGCGTGATGCGTTGCTGTACTTACGCGGAAGCGGTATGCGAGATGACCCGAATTACATAAACAGTCTGGAAAACGACTATATTAAGGCTCTTATGATTGAGCCGGAAATGATTAAAGATCCATACGTTCAGAATCGAATCCGGTACTTTATTAAGAAACGGATTTCGCAAGCAAAAACGGGTGTAGTCAAAGTTAGAGGTAATTTCCAAGTAGCGAGCGGAGATCCATATGCGCTTTGCCAATCCATCTTTGGAATGGAAGTCACTGGACTGTTAAAGGCCGGTGAGGTTTACAGCCGTTTTTGGAATGATAGAGATGTTAAGCGAGTGGCTTGCTTTAGAGCTCCTATGAGTCAGATGGCAAACATTCGATGCTTAGATTTAAATTCGAGTGATGATTGCAAAATTTGGTATCGTTACATGAAGACGGTGACTATTTTGAATGCATGGGATAATACCTGTGCTGCGCTCGACGGGTGCGATTTTGACGCTGATCTGATATTTTCTACCGATAATCGTGTGCTTGTAAGCAAGTGGCGAGATGAAACGGTTGCATTATGCGCCCAAAAGAAGGGTGAGAAAAAAGTACCGACAGAGCAGGATTTTATTGAGTCAAATATCAATGGATTTGGTGATGACATTGGTAAGGTGACGAATCGAATCACCACAATGTTTGACGTGCAAAGTAAATTCGAGCCAGAGAGTAGAGAGTATAAAGAAATAGACTACAGAATCAAATGTGGTCAGTTGTGAAAATGACGCAACCTTATACGGTAACGTATATGAAAAATAGGGTGAACTCACAAATGTGAGGTGTTAAATCTTTTAGATTTAGCTAACAGGGAAGCCTAAGTATTGCTTAAACATAAAATATATTTTCAAGGAAGGAGGGAAATATGTTAAAGAGAAAGAAAGAATATCGTTTTAAGAGTGGTATTTATAAAATCACTTGTAATGAGAATGGATTTGTTTATATTGGTCAAAGCATCAATCTTTATCGACGTGTCGGTGAACATATCAATTCTTTACGAAAAGGAAAAGGTCGCAATCCTTATATGCAATCCGACTATGACAAGTACGGGCCAGAGGCATTCGACTTTGATGTTCTTGAATATACAGATTCCAGTGATAACGACATCTTGGAAAAGGAATATATTGAAGAAGCACGTTTATCTGGGAAGTGCTACAATGTGTTTGATGGCGGGAAGATAGGGTATACTGCAACCAAAGAATTTGGCGATAAAATTTCTAAAGCAAATAAGGGAAAATTTGTTTCCGATGAAACAAAGAAACTTATGTCTGAACATACAAAAGAGCAATGGAAAGACAAGTCGTTTAGAGATGCACGAGTAAAATCTGCTAAACGCCAATGGCTTGATGATGCATATCGCAAGAAAATGCATGATGCAACAGTCGGAAAATCAGAGTTGCACGCCAAGAAGATGACGAAGGAGAAAGTCTTGTCTGCGCGTGAAGCTTATAAAAACGGTGCAACTATTACAAATCTTGCTGCGGAGTATAATGTCGCTTACTGCACAATGCAGCAAATTATTAACAAGCGTACTTGGAAGTATATTTGATAAGGTTTAAGCAATATATGGTAATCCTGTGCCAAGCTTGACTGGTAACAGTCTTGAAGGTGCAACGAGCAGAATATACGATCTCTATATGAGATTATGAAATTCATATGATTTAAGTGAAAATCTTAAATTTAAGTGCCCTACTCTTGTTTACACAAGATGATGATGTGCTCTATTCCCCTAATAAATATCGGGAAACCGAGGGTATTAAAGATCAACAAAATTGCATTAAAACTATTAGTGCCTCTTGATGGTGACATCAAGATGAAAACACGGTGAACCGGTAATTGCCGGGTGTGCTCTATTAGAGTGCTAACAGGGAAAGCTGTTTAGGTAACCCTGTGCCAAGCTTTGTTGGAAACAGCAAGGAAGGTCAAACGACTAAGACATACGACCTAAGCGAAAGTATGGTTATGAAGTCTGTACCGCTGCGTGAAATTCGCAGTCTGTGGAAGTGCCGTGGACCTCTTATGAGGTCATGATATAGTCTACTCCCCTATTAAAATATCGGGAAACCGAGGGTATTAAGGAGATAGAATCAAAGGAATTGAATGTACTCCTATGCCAAAATATTGGTACGACCCAAAAGCTTGTACAATTAACGAAGACGACAATCCAGATACCATTGAGGACAAAAAGTTCTGGGCGCGTATTTGTGCTCACCGCAAGCCGTACTTCATGAGCTACATTTACCCTGCTCAGATGCGAGATTACAAAAAGTATGTAGCCGCAGCACGTAAGCGTATTGAATGGGAGGGTTACGCTGGTTTGGATGAAATTATGCAGAAGGAAGTCAAGGATGAGTATGACGAGGTGGTCATCCAGTATTATCTGTATCGGATGCCTGTCGGAGTTAATTCCTGCACAATGAATAGACTGTGCTGGATTGTTGAGGACGAGATGGAGAAACACATGGCCGAGCTTAAAATTCATCGTGTCTTTGATTATGACTTGCTGAAGTCTGGCGAAGCCTATAAGAATTCTCAGTATTACGGCATTCGCCCAGTCTTCGAAGATTACTTGAAATATGCCAGTGGCAATTCTGTTATCGACAACTCTGCCATGAAAAACAAGGAGACTGGCGCAAATCGCACTGAGAAATTGGCAATGTATAACGAGAGTATGCTCCGGCACCTGCACGAGAAGTGCTCTGACGATAATGTGCTTTGTGACATTCTTTTGGACATGTGCAAGAAGAATTCGTCTAGTGTATCTATTGTATGGGCTCTCTTCCCTGATGTGATTATTAAGAGACTATTGGAGAAGAACGAAAATAAGGTACATACTCTTGTAAAGCAGGATGACGGCGACATTGAATATTGCGGAGAGCATTATAAGGATGTGATTGTTGATATGAGTGAGAGCGAAAAGGAGGATGTCGATGGTAGTAGTGCTGAATGAGCGTGAATATGCAGAAGATTTACTAAGAGAAGATGTGACGTGGAGAACCGCCGGGCACGCTTTACATTATATTGCGAAGCTGTATTTTTCTAAAGGATACCAGAAAGAACAGGTCAAAGAGAAGCTGGATGACTTTCTCCTCTCTCATATGGATGGATATAACAGGGTTCTTGACGAGGATTTGATTCAGCAAGCTATTGCCTCGTCTAAAGGAAAGCAGCTTGTTGAACTTGATGGTGTCATCATTACAAAGGCTGAAATCGAAAAGATCCAGGCTCTTGATGGAAAGCCAATGCAACGTTTGATGTTGACACTATTGTGTCTTGCAAAATATCATGTGGCTATAAATGAAAAAAACAGCTATTGGGTGACAGAAGATACACGAGATATATTTAGGATGGCAAACGTCTCTGTAAACGTCAAAAAACAGAATGAGATGATTTGCGAGCTACATAATCTTGGCTACATTGGTTTTGCAAGTTTGAAGAAAATTGACAATTTGAACATCCATATCTTGATTGCCGAGGAAGACTCCGCGCAGGAGCTTTTTGTGGATGATTTCGAGAATATCGGTCTCGAATGGAATCAGTATTGTGGCAAGCCATATATCAAGTGCGAATGTTGCGGGAAGAAAGTTGTGCGTACTGGCAGAAGGCAAAAATATTGTCGTAAGTGCGCAAAAAGCATCAACATTGAAAAAACCGTACAAAATAGAAAAATGTTTGATTTATAAATCGTGCATTTACGCATTATTTTAACGTAAATACGTTATATTTTTACATATTTTCGTAAAACGATTGCGGGATAGTTGTGGTAGGAAGAGAGCGAGGACGCTTGTTTTCTTCCTACCTATTTTATTTTGAAGGGATGTAATTACCTAAATGATCGAAATTACCAAAGCAGAAGCAAAGGAAATCCGTAAGGTTTACCCAAATGTTTTTATTGCAAAGACTCGTCATAAGCGCTTTATTGAGGAATCTGTTAAATATCTTGAACTGATTCCGTTTAATATCGAAGCTCGTGAAATTGTTGAGCAGGCCAGGCGAAACGCCCGCTACTAATTTTTGAAAGAACGAGGTATAGTAATTTGGATTTTGAAATTCAACTGCCCGAGGAGATTACAAACCTGATGAATGGTGGTGGTCTCCCTTCTCCTGAGATGATGAACTTCTATGTTGACGAGAAGGATCGCATCTTCTTTATCGACTTTGAGATTGACCAATCTCTGATTGAAATTGAGCGAAAGATTCTGCAGTACAACCGTATCGACAAGAATACTCCTATTGAGCAGCGCAAGCCTATTAAGCTGTTTATTTACAGCTATGGTGGCGAGCTGGATGCGATGTTTAGCTTTATTGATGTTGTTGCGCTGAGTAAGACTCCTGTTTGGACGATCAATGTTGGTATTTCCATGAGCGCAGCTCTTGTGATGCTTCTGTCTGGTCAGAAGCGCTTTACCCTGCCTCATGCTATGGCTCTAATTCATAGTGGCTCTGGCGGTGCTTCTGGTACTTTTGAACAGTCGAAAGAGGCCATGGCAAATTATGAAAAGCAGGTTCGAAAGATGCGTGAGTATATCATGGCTCATACGAGCATTGATAAGAAGACCATGACCAAGAATCAGGCAAAGGATTGGTATCTGGATGCTGATGAGCAGGTCAAGTACGGTATTGTCGATAAGATTGCTGACGATATTGATGAATTCAATTAAGGGAGAGTTGTAATATAGATATGGCTAAGAGAAAGATTCCTACTGATATTCCTATGGAGAAGATTACCGATCCTGATCAATATGGTTTTTACGGCATTTCTTTAGACCCTGAACAGCGCGTATTCCGTGACGCTATTTGGAATCCAAACATTGACGTTGTAATCTGCAACGCTGCAGCTGGTTCCGGCAAGACGCTTATTGCGACTGCGACTGCAAATCTGCTTGTTCAGGCTGGCTATTTTGACAAATTGACTTACGTTGTATCTAGTTATGGTGAGAAGCGTCAGGGTTATCTTCCTGGATCTATCACGGAAAAATCGGAAGTTTTCTTTGAACCTTTTTATCAAGCTCTGATTAAATGCAACGTTGACCCTAACAAGGTTATTAATGATGAGTCGATGGTAAATCAGAAGAACGGTACCGGTTATATTTCTTGTCTAACTCATACTTTCCTTCGTGGTACGAATTTGAGTGGAATAATTTTGTTGGACGAGAGTCAGAACTATACTCCAAAAGAGTTACAGAAAACTATTTCTCGTTGTGATGGCAGTGATGGAGAGAAGGTAAAATTGATTATTATTGGTCACGATTTGCAGTGTGATCTTGATAAGCCGTCCGACTCTGGCTTTATGCGTTGTCTCCAGCATTTTGCAAAGCATGATCGCGTGGCCGTATGTCAGTTGACTACGAACCACCGTGGATGGATTAGCCAGTGGGCTGACGAAATGGACGTAAGTTAATGTCTAAAATTATTACAAATGAAATATTTCAGGCTGATGCAAAACAGAAAAACTCAAAAGTGACAGTTCTTGGAACGTACACAAAGATGCGAGATTCTATTTTGGTGCGTTGCAACAGATGTGGAAAAGAGTATTTCACTCCAGCGCAAAATGTTCTTAGTGGAAAAGGATGCAGATTTTGTGCCGCGAAAGACTTAGCAAGAACTAGGAAGAACAAATTGAAGTATGATGATGTAAAAACTGCGTTTGAAAAACGAGGATACACGTTACTTACAGGAGAGTCTGATTCATATTATCGAGTTCGTTATTTGTGTCCTATTCATGGTGAAATGGAGATGCTTTGGAATAATTTCTCTCGCGGAGCTGGATGCCGTAAATGCGCAACTGAAGAAGTTGCTAAACGTCAGTATGCGGATTTCGATATGATTTCTGAAGAGTTCAAGAAACGTGGTTACACGTTACTTTCTACTAAGGACGATTATCATGGAGCTTTTGGAAAGCTACGTTATTTGTGTCCTATCCATGGTGAGCAACAAACCGATTGGAGCAATTTTAGAGCCGGTAAGGGTTGTCCTGAATGCGCTGTGCATCAAAACGATAGCAAGGTTGCAAGAGGGCTTAAAGAATACTGTAAGAAAACGTATCCCGATACGATTACGGAGTATAAAATTGTAAAAAATCCAGAAACGGGTAGATATCTACCATATGATATTTATGTTCCATCGGAGAAACTTTTCTGTGAAGTTATGGGGCAACAACATTACAAGGAAGTTCCGTATTTCCAACGTGGAGAAGATGCTTTTAAAAAGCAATTTGAGCATGATAATATTAAAGAAGATTATGCTGTAAAACATGGCAGATACGTCGAAATTGATTTGCGTCGTATAAAGACTGTTGATGAAGCCATTGAATATTTTGAAAGTCTACACAATAGTTGGATTAGCAAATGGGCAGCGATGTTAGATTTCTAATTCTAAAATTAAAATATAAGGGAGAATAAAATTATGGTTGCTAAGAAGAGTGTTGTTTTTAAGAACGCTATTATTGATACTGCAGAGGGCACTATCACCGAGATCACCAAGGACGGCGAGAACGTCTTTAATCTAAAGGATGCTCTGGCAAAGTGGGATGGTATTGAGGGCGTCACCATCAATATTTCTACTTCTGATGAGCTGCTGGGCGATCCGGCTTGATGCCAATGGGTTGCTATAATAAACGGCCAGAAGAAACGAGTGATGACTTCTTTGTAAGAATCGGGAATGCTGTTCTGGCTAGAGAGTTGACTTGGGATGGCGCATCTAAAGTGCTCAATGATGAATTGGGTAAGAATTTTGGTGAGTGCGCATATCGCAAGCGTTTTAAGGCATTCCGTGCGGGTATACAGTATCAGGAGTCCTTATCTAATAGAAATGTAGGAACCTGCATTCTGTCTATTTCCGACCTACATATTCCATTTCAGAAGCCCATTGAGACTTTTAGTGAGTACGCTGGTAAAATTGATATTCTTCAGGTAAACGGAGATCTTGTAGATGCGCAGGCCATTTCTCGTTTTAATAAAGTGTATCGTAAGAGTCCAATGGAGGAAATTCTGATTGCACGTCAGTATATGATTGACTTGATTGAGATGCTTCAGCCTAAGAAGGTTGTTGTCAATTATGGTAATCATGACTTACGTTTTCAGAATTATCTTGCTAAGAATCTGGACACAGACTTGCTTGAACTGATGCCAAAGACATCTTTGGAACTTATTTTTGTTGATGGCTTTAACCATTACAACAAGGAGCTTCATACAAAGGTTCATTACGACCCTCTGATTGATGTTTTTAAGGATAGTGGTATTGAGATTGTCTATAACGATACTTGGTTTAGTTTCGTTGGTGAAACAATTTTTGTGCATCCACTTGCTTATTCTAGCGGTATGTTGAAAACAGCAGAAAAGGCATATCGGTATTTCAAGGATAATGATTATTTTTTTGATACTATCGTGATGGCACACACTCATAAAACAGGTCATTATGATATCGGTAATTCTGTAATTTATGAGCAGGGCTGTTGTTGTGAGACGTCAAAAATGGATTACGCAGATGGAAAATTAACACCATCTCAGCGAGAAGGATTTATTCTGGTTTATCAGGATAAATTCGGAAGGCTGAATGAAGATAAGACGCACATTGTACGTCTAAATTAAAAAGCGGTGAGCCCCTACCACTAAACGGGGAATTAAAAAAGAAGTACGACCGCAAGGTCTGCTTGGGACATCATTTGTTGTCTCCTTTTCTATGCCCGTAGACGGACGTCTACGGGTTTTATGCTGGTGTAACTCAGAGGTAGAGGGCGACCCTTGTAATGTCGAAGTCGGGATTTCGAGATTCCCCACCAGCTCCAAGCTGTGCGGTCAATAGTTGCAACCGCCTAGACCAATTCAATCTACGGATGGTTGGATGCAAAGTAGTTCTGTGGAACGAAATGATAAGCTATTCGTGTTTCGCTACGTTAATGCGAAGCTTTAAAAGTCTAAAACAAGCGTTTTATCAACATGAGAACAATTCAACTTAGCTCAGATGGTTGATGGATGCTTGTTTTTGTTGTGCGGCCTTACTCAAGTGGTTGAAGAGAACGGTCCTGAAAACCGTTAGGTCGGTAAACCCGATGCCAGAGTTCGAATCTCTGAGACCGCGCCAGTCCTTCTCCCGGAGGACCTATATTATACCGGTCGCCTACCACCGGCTAAAAGGTAGGTTTTATTGTGAGCTTGTAATGCGAAGAGGTTGAACGTAGCGGATGGTAGCAGACATCTGCACGAAGCGAGATTGCTTATTCGTGGATACAGCGCAGGTTCGAATCCTGTCAAGCTCGAAGAAAATGGCTATATGAGCGCGACATATAGCAAGTCCGAAGTCTGGGTTTTAGAATCATGATGTACACATGACTTTCTACTTCTTGAGACACTTAGGCATCATATAGCGCAGCGTTGCCCAGTCAGGTCTACGGCACCGGCCTCATAAGCCGTGTATTCGTTGGTTCAAGTCCAACCGCTGCACCCAGCATCTCTCCTTTTTGCAAGCCTGAGTTATGGTTTTACTACTCCCTCCATAACTCAGGTATTTGAAGATTATTATGCTACTTCGGTGGCAGGGTGAGGTACGTTACTGACGTAGTAAACCTATATAGATGATAGAGACTCCGCCGCGCCTCTCATGGAAGCGTAAAATGGCGTAGCCGCCTGAGCCCACTAAGCCTCTCAACGATGCGTATCATGGTGGGTCTTTTGTGAATGAAACACCCTTGGCCTCTGCTACGCAAGCACATTAGAGGGTGTATTTGCTGCCGTGGAATGTGCGCACGTTCTACGGCTTTTATTTTTGATTTTGATTGGAGGTGTATTGATGCCGAGAAAGAAAAAGGTACTAGATTCCGTCGATGCATCTATACCTACCAAGGAAAAATGGGAATGTACTCGTTGTGAACACTCATACGAAGCTCCCACTGGACATTTTTATAAAAATAGTTTTTCTCAATTATTTAAAAATCGAGGTGGGTTCTCTACTCTTTGTAAGGAATGTGTTAATGAATTATTCGATGAGTACACGAAACGATATGAGAGTGAACGTACAGCATGTATGATTCTCTGTCATATGTTGGATTTTCCATTCTATAACAGTCTTTATGATTCTATCGTGCAGAACTCCGGTTCTTGCAAACCAGGAATGTACGCCAGGGCTCTCTCGTGTCGGCAGTATCAATTTCAGACATTTGCAACCGTTCTTACAAATGGTGAATTGAATAAGAATGCTCTGGATGTTCGAGATGAAAAAGAACAAAAATGGTCAAAGGCTGAAATTCAAGCTCGTGATGATGTTATTTCGGTTGTCGGGTACGACCCGTTTGAAGGACACTCTGAAAACGACCGACGTTATTTGTTTAGTGACCTTATCAAATATTTTGAAGATGGTATTGAGGACGATCCTTATAAGCTATCTCAGATTATTCAGGTTGTCATCAATAACGGTCAGATTCGTAAGATTGATTTCAGACTTGCCCAGCTTGACCCGATGAATTCAGCAGACACTATCAAGAGCCTTAATGATATTAAGGTCAAGTTGGTTTCTAACAACGATAAAATTGCCAAGGAAAACGAGATTTCTGTCAAGAACCGTTCCAATAAGGATGCCGGACGTAATACGCTTACATTTTTGATGAAGGATATGCGGGAAAAGGATATTGCTGGTGCAGAAGCAAACTTTTACGACCAGTTACGGTCTCCGGGCACTCAATGGGCGGCAGATATGAGTGTTAAGGCAATCAAGGAAAACGCTTTCTTTGACGAAAATGACATGCAGGAAATTTTCGATACACAAAGAGAACTAATTGATAAGTTCCAAAAAGAAAGCGACGACGCCAAGGAAAAATACAGGCTGTCTCTGATTGAGAATCAGCGACTCAAGGAACTGTTGGAAGATGCTGGTATTGACGCAAGCGCAAAAGATACGGATGGTGATGCCGTATGAGAATGAAGCAAAGAGCACCTATTATCACTGCGGTAAAACGTAAGATTTATGAGTGTGATGCGGCAACGATTGCGTTCTATCGGCGTAATCCTGTTATTGCGGCCAGAGATTTATTGGGTATCCAACTATTTGACGCTCAGGCATACATGCTGGAACAAAGCTGGAATGCAAGTCATGTTCTTTGGGCGTGTAGTCGAAACTTTGGTAAGTCTTTTGTAGGTTCAGTTTTCATTCTACTAAAGGCTATCTTATATGAGAATCAAGGTATTTATATTGTATCATCTGTTGGTGATCAGAGTAAGGTAGGTTGCCTCACATATACAGAGATGTGTGTGTGCTTCTTGGTTAATTGCAGGTAATTGGTAAAGCTCTACACTAAAGCGGAATCGGAAACGATAAACGTAAATGTGCGAAAGCAGAAAAAATGTAGAGATGAGCTATGCTGAAATAAAAGCATCTTATGATGTGCTAAGGCTCTCAACAATCCATGTTCATGCAGCCACTGCCCGTAACGTCTATATGACAGGGTGAGGTTCAACGACTATCTCCTTGTGGGAGAGTAAAACCGCAAGCTTATGGCGGAGGAAAAATCAAGCTCCAAATTATGTTTTGGATGATGAAATAGTCTACGCACGACAAGAAATTGTGTGGCCGTTTTATACGGCAGTGTGCAGTTGCGATGCACGCTAAATTTTATTTTTATAATCGGAAACTTTTAATAAGATTGAAGAAATCGTAACTCGTGTTGGTAAAACAGCAGCATCTATTCGTAGTTTAACGGATATTGCAGAAAAAGAAACTGTAAAATCCCCAACTAACAAGAGCGGATTTAGTCATAATCCCGCCGGATATGTTGTTGAATTTTATAACGGTAGTTCCATAAACACATTAAACTCCAACCCTGATGCCAATAGATCACGCAGAGCCACTCTTGTGTTCTTTGATGAAGCGGCGTTTTGCTCTGATGAGTTAATTACTGTTTGTGAAGCTTTTGCAACACAGAATACGGATTTCGTCACAGATACAAATGATTCTTATAACCCAGACACTCAGCCTCGAAAAGTACCTACGCAGCTCGTATATGCTTCTAGTCAAGATACTATGGAGAAGCTTTTTTATAAGTATTACAAAAACTTTGCAAAACGAATGATTGCTGGTGATCGCGATTATTTTGTTTGTGACATGATTTGCGATGTTGCAATTCAGGTCTATATGAATGGTAAACCATATAAGGCTCTGCTTACAAGAGATAAGGTTGAAGCAGCTCTAAAATCCGCGCACGAAAAGGCAATGCGTGAATATTATAATAAACCATCCCGTGATGGCGGTGTAAACCAGATTGTTAAGTGGGGTACGGTTCGCCGTAATGAGCGTAAATACCTACCGCAGTTATACTGGGACAAACAATATAAGTATGTGATTGCTTTTGATCCTGCTCGTACTATGGACAACTCTATCGTATCAATTATGCGTATTTATAATGACCCAGAAAATGGCATGTGTGGCGATATCATCAACTGTGTAAATATGGTTGATTTAGCGAATTCAAAAAAATACAAGATGGATTCAAATCGTCAAATCGAGGAGTTGCGTGAGTTGATTCTTCATTATAATGGACAGAACCCAGACTATGAGTATATTGATTCGTTAATGATTGATCAAGGTGCTGGTGGCGGTGGTACTTCTACTTACGCAGATGGTCTGCTAAATAACTGGGCTGACAAATCTGGCACAGAGCATCGTGGATTTATTGATGCAAACCATGAACTTTACGAAGGATACGACGCTCGTTATCCTGACGCCGTAGATAAATTACGTTTGATTAGTCCGCGCAAATTCCGTTCCGTCATGTTTGAAGAGCTTATTGAGTTGATGAATCTTGGTGTCATCCACTTCCCTCTTGAATATAACGGTGGAGATTACGTTCAGGTTGTGGATGGTGTAGATAAAGCAACTGGTCAGGAAATTTTGAAAACGCACGAGCTGTCTTTAGATGAGCAAACGGCATGGGTGAACATTGATCTTATGAAAAATGAGATTACAAGTATGCAGAAGACTACAAATCCAGAAAATACTTCTGTAACTTATGCGTTACCACCGGATCGCGCCAACAAAATGAAGGATGACCGTGCGTACACAATGGTTCTCTTAGCTCATCGTCTATACGAATTGCGTCGTAAGGATAAAGTGCGCCAGTCTGCGGTGGAGACAATGACTGATCCGCCGATTTGTATTTCTAACATTGACTTCTAAGCAGAGGAGGTGAAAATGTGGCAAGAAAGAAAAAGGAAGATTTTGATGTTGTGACTGCTTCACAGACGGATGATGGAACTGTTATTATCACCTCTTTGAATGAACTTTCAGAAGAGAGGATGAATAACGTCATTCGAAATGCAGTTGCGTCATATGATCCAGAAAATAAGCAGTATAGCACATACCTGAAAATTTCAGCCTCCTCTGAGACACTGACGGTTGACCGAATTGATGAACTCGCACGAGGGTTACAGTCAAATCTGACGAATGTGCAGACTGTCAATGGAATTATCCGTAACTACATTAACAAGGATGACCTGATTGGTATTACTTATGATGCAATTGAGGCAAATGTCAATACAGAGTTCAAGTGTAGCTTTGCACAGTTTCCTGAGCAGCGTAATAAAACCAAACAGGTAAACTATGCCCGTGAAGTGATTGATGATTTCAATACACAAATCAATGTGCGAAGTCTGTTACGTACTGCCATTCCGATGACTTACGCTGAAGGTACTTATATTACATATCTGCGTCAGAAGGATGAGAATTATATTGTAGACTACTACCCTCTTGGTATTGCTGAAATCAGTGATTACTTGTCAAATGGACAGCCTGTTGTACTTATCAATATGTCTAAATTAAAATCAGCTTTAAGCAAGTCTATGTTGAAGGATAAGAAGAATAAAGCACTATTCTTTGAAAATCAGGAGACTGAGATTCAAAACAACTATCCAGATGAGGTGTATCAGGCGTTTAAGAATGGTGATACATACGCAAAATTGGATGTTGACCATTGTGGTGTGATTCGTATTGGCAACATGGGGCAGAAATATGGTGTCTCTCCCCTATTCCGCGCCTTACGTCCGGCATTGATGCTTGAGACTTTTGATACTTCAGACCGTGTAAATGCTAAGGCAAAGGCAAAGAAAATCATCTGGCAACAGCTTGACCCTGCATTGATGGGCCCAAACAACGATAAAAAGGGCTTCTCCGAACAAGTGACGGCACACGATAACCTGCTGCGTGCATGGAAGCAAAATACCGTGCTTGTTACGACAGCTCCTTATGTAAAGGATATCAAGTATGTTGAGCCAAAAGTTGAGATGACAAATATCGAGACTGTCAAACAGTATCGCAACCGAGAAATGGCTGCTTTGGGTATTAGTTTCTTGAATACTGATGGTCAGCAGACTGTTTCAACTGCGAAGGTGTCTCTTGACCAGTTGATGAAAAATATCGGTAAGATAGCAGAACAAATTGAGGATGTACTAAAGCGATGGTATCGTATTCGCCTTGAAGATGCAGGTGTAGACCCGATGTACTGCCCTGATGTGAAGGTCTCTACTACCGAAATGATGGGTATGGAGATGAAGAAGGCGATTGCTCAGTTCCTGTTTACCACTTTGAACTGTTCTTACAAGACTGCTTACGAGTATATGGGGCTTCATGCTGAGGACGAACTACGCAAGCGTCAGGCTGAAACCGAGGAAGGTTATGACGATGTGTTTGTGGCTCGCCAGACATCTTATACATCGACCGGTAATTCTGGCGGTGGTGGTGACAGTGATAAAAAGACAGGCCGTCCAAAGGGCGAGGAAACTGAAAAACAGATTTATGACCGGCAGAGAAATGAAGATAGTAAGTGAGGTGATAAACGATGAGTAAGGAGTATTTCTATAGTAGAAACATCTGTTGCTCTGAGATTACGGAGCATCCAGACCACTATCTTGCCAAGTTTGTCATCTGTGACTTCTCAGTAAATGGGAATCAGGTTGCTTTAAACCGTGACACAATTGAAAGTTGGATGAGTACACTGGTTGGCAACCCGCTTGTTGGTAAGTTGGTCGTAGCTCCAAAGGGCGAACTGGATTTTTCCGGTCACAATATGAAAGTCGTCACCAGAAAAGACGATGATGGCAATGAATACAAAACTGCTGAATTTGACACTGATGCATTCGGTAGTTTTCAGTCGGTCGGTATCGAGAAAATTGACGATACCGACTTTATTGTTGCCTCTTGTAAGATCTGGAAGCGATATCCAAAAGCTTGTGCGACGATTCTGCGCCGTATTGAGAGTGGCACATTAAATACCAGTTGGGAAATTGATGTGCTGAAAGCTCATAAGGGAATCGTGGGTGGCCGCATGGCAAAAATTATTGACGATGGCGTGTTTACTGCACATTGTCTGCTTGGTGCAAATGTTGAACCGGCATATAAGTGTTCTAAATTGCTTGAAGTCGCTGAAACCGATTTTGGTCTTGAATTGGCAAATGCCTATATCGAGGACACAAAAGAGATTTCAAATATAGAATCTAATGAAAAGGAGGCAAAAAATTTGGAACTGAATAAGGACAAGGAGACTCAGACCGCACAGGTTGAGCCCACTAAGCCTGAGCAGGCAGAGAAGACTCCCGTTGGCGAGCCTGACGCCGCACCTGTTACTGAGCCCACTACTCCGGCAGAGCCTGATGTTCAAACTTCCGAGGAAGGCGGTGAAACTCATCCCCCGACCGAACCTGAAACCGGCACCGAACCTGCTGGTGAGCCTGAGCCCGCTCCAGAGACTTCCAGTCTGACTGGTCGTGATCTGTATATGAAGCTTGAAGATGCAGTGTCAAAGATTAGCTCTGATTACTACATGACTGATATGTTCCCTGAAGATCACACTATCTGGTGTAAGAAGTGGGGGTACATGAACGAGCTGGATTACATTATGTTCCCTTATACTGTTGAGGGTGATGAAGTTTCTCTTGGTGAGCCGCAGAATATCACTTTGACTGTTTCTATTTCCGATGTCAACACCAAGATTGCGGAGCTGAATAACACTATTGCAAGCCTGAATACTGAGTTGCAGAGTGCAAAGGAAGAGGTTGCTTCTCTTACTCCGTACAAGGATCAGGCTGAGGAGGCAGAGGCAGAAAAGGCGGCTGCAGAGCTTGCACAGAAGAAGGAGGATCTGCGTCAGTACGCAATCTCCAGCAAGATGATTACTGAAGCTGAAGTTTCCGAGGGTGGCAATTACGCAAGTCTGATTGAGAATCTGGACGAGGCTGGCATCAATGGTGTGATTGCTTCTCGCTGTGTTGATGCCGCAAAGAAGGCTCCTGCTGAAAAGAAGATTGAGACCTCTGAGGCACATAAGCCTGAGAGTATCAAGCTGAATTTGAATGAAACCAAGTATAACACCACTAACGCTAACAAGCGTGACGCATGGCGGGAATATTTGGGTAAGTAATAACATTTGAGAGAAAGGAAAAATATTATGATTCGTGAACTGATGGTGAACGGCGCGAAGAATATTCCCGCTAACTATGCCGCAAAGGTCGCTATGGTCACCGGTATGGGTGTTCAGGTTGACCACAAGGCTGGTCAGGTTAAGTTCCCTGACGCAGCTACCGCTGAGGGCATTGAGATGGTTGCCCATGAGTTTATCCCGGAGGGCATCTATGCAAGCCAGACTAATTTTGATGACTATGACGAGATGGTCACCGAGATCAAGGAGGGTGTGCTGGTGAAGCGCGTTCCTCTGTATGCTGGTGAGCTGTACGGCACTGACCAGTACAAGGCTGCTGATGCACAGGATACCAATATTGGCAAGCTGCTGGAGGTCAACACTGACGGCAAGTGGCAGGTTGCTACCACTGGTACTTCTCGCTTTGAGTTTGCTGGTGTGATGGATGACAACGGCCACAAGCTGATTATGATTAGTGTACTGCCCGAGGCAAAGACTGTTGCTTGATTGAGAGGAAAATCTTGAATATGATACGTGAAATCTAAGGCTATCGTCTTTTGACGGTAGCTCTTTTATTTTGCGCGAAGAGAAAGGAAATGAATTATGGCACTGAATATTGAAGTGGCCGAGCTGATGAAGCAGCCTGGTCGTGTTTATGAAGTTGCTGAGAAAACTCAGTACAATCGCGCTATGGATGCCGAGGACAAGGAGATTGCTGAGGTTGTTGGCGCTCATGTTGAGGAGCTGATTGATAAGGGCGACCCCAACAAGGAGATTGCTCAGTTTGTTAACCGCACCGTGACTGATGAGCTGTATGGTGCGCCTGATGAGCTGCTGGACTCCATGTTTGAGCGTGGTAATGTTGGTGAGTTTGATGATTACGAGGCAGGTCGTACTGTTAAGAACACTCTGAAGGCTTATGACGCAGCTAAGGGTGGCAACGTGCCGAAGTCTTACCTGCACTACGAGACCATTAAGCCCGTCTGGCGTAATAAGCAGATCGAGGCTGATCTTAGCTTTGTGGATGTAAGACGCAATGCTTGGAAAAGTGTGGCAACTCTGACTACCTTTATGACTGAGGCTCTGAAGAACCAGATGTTCTATGACATCTTCAGCATGGTTGATGACGCTATCACTGGTGGCGAGCAGAAGATTGATGCACAGGGCAAGGAGCCCACTATGCAGGATATGGACGCTCTGGCTCTGTATCTGAATGAGTATGCCGATGGTGGTAATCCCTTCACTGTCAGCCTGATGAAGTATTGTGCTAAGATGCGTCGTATGACCGGTTATGCTGAGTATCTGTCTGACGCAGCTAAGGACGAGTTCAACCGTTATGGTCTGGTGAAGACTTATGACGGCGTGGCTATTACTGGCATTAGCTCTGCCAAGAAGCTGGGTGATGGTTCCCTGCTGATCCCGGATTAAATTTATGTAAATTTACGTAATATAGTCCAGTCGTGATGTAAGTCACGATAACAAATACACATTGAATTGCTGGAAAACCCTAAAACTACAATTACCAAAACAGAAGGATGAAATATACCTAGATGGATGGTTGCGAAAGTAGAAAGAAAATTGTAGATGATGCATGGTTAAAACCTAAACATTAAAAATAATGGGCAATCAGCAGCCAAGCTCCGAAAAGGAGAAGGCTCAACGACTATCCGCGTGGGAGCGGTTAGGATGCAAGTGTTTGGCATCCGAAGTGGTGTGCCCCAGTTTTTACTGGGTGAAGATATAGTCTTCACTCGTATGAAAGTACGAGGTTGCTAGATGCAACAAGAACGGAGTAGCGTCCGGTATAATGTTTATCTAATATTTAATTTGACCAGATGTTGTGTAGAATATCTGGCTTTTATTTTGCAAGAAAGGAGGTAGCATGGATGACACCAATGAGAACGACAGAAGACTTCAAAAAAGAAGTGTTTGATGTAAACCCAAATTTTGAAATTTTATCCGAATATAATGGTCTTCGAAAAAAGATTATCAGGAAATGTAAAGTATGCGGTGATGTACGTGAAGTACAGGCAAGAATGTTGCTTGATAATCGTGGGTGTCAAGCATGTGTTGCCTCTAAGCGTGGAGCAGAAAAAAGAAAGTCGCCAATACAATTTTCCACGGAGCTGTTTGAAGTAAATCCTAATATTGAGTTGTTATCTGAATACACAACAAACAATGCGAGAGTGCATTGTCGTTGTAAACTTGATGGGCATGAGTGGAATGGCATACCTCATACATTGCTTGATGGACATGGGTGTCCAGAATGTTATCGACGGATTGCAAACAGACGAACGGAAGATGAATTCTTAAAAGAAATGCGTGAACGATTTCCTACTATTCATGTTCTTTCAAAATATGTCCGTGTTGCTGTGAAAGTGGATTTTGCATGTGATGTTTGCGGTTACCATTGGACCGCAATTCCTGATACGATACTTAATAATAAAAATTCTGGTTGTCCAAAATGTGCTGGGAGAGCACATATTTTAGAGTCTGAAATGATAGAACGACTAAGAACGGTTTCTCCAAGTGTTGAGTATTTGAGCGGATATAAAAATATATTATCTCATGCAAATTTTAAATGTAAGAAATGTGGTTACAAATGGTCAACAGCTGTCAATTCAGTTCTTGGCGGGCATGGATGTCCAAAGTGTTGTTCTTCTCATGGTGAAGAAAAAGTATGCAATTATCTCGATAGTCATGGCATTGATTACATACGAGAATACCGTTTTAAAGATTGTAAAAATGAACGGCAGCTTCCTTTTGATTTCTATATACCATCAAAAAACACTTGCATTGAATACGACGGGCAACAACATTTTATGCCTGTTAGGTTTAGCAAGAGTGTAACCGAATCCGACTCTATTAGTACATATAAAAGTCAGCAAAAGAAAGATTCTTTAAAAACAGAATATTGTAATCGTAATGGAATCAAACTTATCAGAATTCCCTACACAGATTTTGATAATGTAGAAAATATTTTAGATAAACATTTTTCTTAAAAATTTTGGAAACGTATTTATGGTATTGCGGGCAAGATCGGAAGACTTGACATGAAGGGTGAGACTCATACTTACGAGGATCACGACAACAATAACGAGAAGATTCATCTGATGGTCAAGGACTTCACCTTCGGCTACAGCATTGATCATATCGAGCGTGTTGCTAAGATTGTTCTGCAGTAATTTTTTACCAAAGACAAATCTGGGCGGAGACCGCAAAGTCTCCGCTTTTATAGAAAAGGAGACAAATTATGAGTTCCGTGATGGAAAAGAAGTTTATTGACGTTCTGAACTGCGACGATAACGTGGTTACCATTTCGTCACTGAACGGTAAGGGTTATACTTTCGAGCCCGGTAATGTGGAAGATCCTTGTGTGATTCCCATTCCGCCGGAGGAGATTCAGTATATGAATAGCGTTTGTAATGCTTTTAAGAATGGTGTTCTGCGATTCCGTCCCGAAGAGCAGAGCGAGTTGTTTGATGCGCTTGGCATCAAGGGCGATAATGTCCTGTTTATTGAGGATATTGATGACGCAATTCTGAATCCTACTGTCGAGAATCTTCAGCGAATGATTGATATTAAGGATGGTGCTCAGTTTGAGCGTATTCGTGGTCGTTTTTATCGCATGACGAATGCCGGTGAAGACTTGTCCACTAAGGTCAAGCGCCTGATTGACGAGCGTTACAAGGAGCTTCGTGCTGGCAAGCGTAACAGTGAGCTGTCTGTTGTGCCTGCAGCCAAGTCTGCCCCTGCTGATGTTCAGGCAGAGCTTGAGGCCGCAAAGAACCAGTTTGCTGAAATGCAGAAGCAGATGCAGGCAGCACTGGCACAGATGCAGGCTATGATGGCTGGTGCACAGCCTGTGGCACAGGACACTCCTGTTGAGAAGACTACTAAGCGTAGCCGCAAGAAGGCTGATGGAGAAAAGGCGGAGGTCGTTCCCGCCGAGTAAGATTGGAGGGATAATGTGACCGCATTTTCACAGGTATACGACAAGTTCTACGAGTTAGTTGAGACTGATAGTAATTTCTTTCAGTATTTTGACCTGAACGAGAACGAGGTAAGAGATCTTGTACATGACCGTGCGAAGAGTTATTTGATGGAGTCACTTTCTGTTGTTTTCAGAAATATTGAGCCCGAAGAAAATTTCAGCTTTGATGATTATGATTCGGAGTTAGAGGAATTCAATTCAGACCTTACATACGACGAAATTGATATGCTTGCACACCTGATGCTGGAGCAGCATTTCAAACGAGAGTTTGGAAAGCTAAAGGCATTCAGCGCACAAGACCTTCCTACAAGTTTACAGGTATTCTCCCCTGCGAATGAGCGTGCGAGTATTCGTGCTCTTGTGAAAGACATCCATGAGGAGAATATGACGATGTTGGACAATTATATGGCAAAAGACCGCTCGACCCGTAAGCGTAAAACCATCGACTATGATACATACGCTTCCTACTCTGAGTAAGGAGGTACATAGATGGACTTTTATACGAGGGCACGAGCTGTTGGCGGTGCCGCAAAGATGTCTAACAAAAAGGATGTCAAAATTGCTTTTGCAAAGCGTGATTTCGCTACACACTTCAAGGATAGTGTTGACTATGAGGATAACACTCTAGTAAATGGTTTGTCCCAGAAGCTGGTCGTTAGCCGTAGTAATAGTATTGTTAAGGAAAAGAAGATCTGGGCTTACCCCGGTGATTCTTTGAATCTTGGTGATATTGTTGACTGTTACAACTGTAAATGGCTGGTCACTGAAATCGAGCCAAATGATGAGATTTTTCTTCGTGGCAAAATGGAGCTGTGTAACCGTCAGATTCAGTGGCAGAATCCGATTACTGGCGAAATTGTCTCTCGTTGGGCAACGCTGAGTAAGCCTTATTACGCAAATAATAAGGAACTTGTTATGACTTCATTGAGTCAACGTGAGTATAAGGTGCAGATGCCTTTTGATGACGAGACTGCACTGATTGATCTTGATAAGCGCTTTATGTTGGAAATTATCAATGGCGAGCCGAAAACGTATGTTACGACTTCTGTTGATCAGAGTACAGAGCGTTACGAACTGCATGGTAAGACACAGGGGTTCCTTGTGTTGAATATCCGGCAGGATCAGTATAACAGCAAGACCGACAATGCCGAGAAGATGATTTGTGACTACTTTGAGCCCAACAAGACTGATACGCCCGATACGGATTCTCAGATTATAGCTACTATTAAATATGCTGGCAAGGCTGAGGCCCGCGTGGGTGGCTCTTGGAAAAAGTTCACATCTGTGTTTACTTCGATTGCTGGTGAGGAAGTTGCCGAGACTTCTGTATGGAGTACAAAATGCCTTGATGAATTCAAGGAATTCGTTGAGACGCAGGTTGCTGACGATGGTACTTTTAAAATTCGTATTTTGAATAATAGTATTATGGATGGCGCGACTGTAAAAATTTCTCTGACAAATGCTGATGGTACGGTAAGTACATTCATCGAGTGCAAGGTGGTGAATCTACTGTGACAACGAGTGAGTTGATTACGGACTATAAAAACAAATTAGCTTTGAAGCTGGTCAATACGGAAGGGCTTGTTGAGGCGATGGGCAATGATGATATCGAAGAGCCAGATGAGGCAATTTATACTTATATCTTCCCCTATTTTCATATCCCTGACACGATTGAAGCAGCACATAGCTATATTTGTTTCAAGGTAAACATGACCGACCGCAGTAACATCAATGATTGGTACGAGAACTTCACCCTGACCGTATGGGTTATTGTAAATCAGGCATTGATGAAGATGCCTTCTGGTCATGGCGGTGCAACACGAGTTGATTATCTGAGTGGTCTTGTGGAAAAAGAACTACACGGCAGTACAATTTTTGGAATCAAGCAACTTAAAATCACATCTAACATCGAGGACAACATGGATTTACACCATCGCGTGAGAATCATGACGTTCAAGACTCAGGATCTGGATGACCTTGTGGGGTGTGGTTGATGGAACTTCGAGAACTGTATGAGCCAAGTTTGATGCATGGAAGAGATTTTAAAATCAATGACAAAATTACGATTCACATGCCGTCTGTCGGTGATATTATCGATTATGGTGAGCAAAAGTATTTTCAGTTGGTTTACTTATTCTGTTCTACATCAAGCGATTATAAAGCACAGCTTGACTCTGTTGGGGTTGATTGGCAGAAGGTTTCGGATTTTGAAATGTTCCGGCAACTTTTTATAGGCAATAAAAATCAGGACATGTCTATTTTGCTTGGCGATATGGATACTTCTGGGTTTATGATGGCGAAAGATAACATAAGTGGTGAGATTGTCTTGCACAACAGACTTACGGACACTCGTATTGACCATGTGGTGTATGAAACAATTTCTCAGTACCTATGTGCCGCAAATGGAATTGAAAAGCATTCTGAATTTGCTGCTGACGAACCAACAAGAATTGCAATGATAGAGGAAGCCAGAGACAACTTAGAGTATCAGAAAATAAAGCATTATGAACCACACCTTGCGGAGCTTGTACTCTCAATGGCGTGTTCATCTGGCTTTAAAGCGGATTACTTCAAGGCTATGGATTACCCTATGAGTGTATTTATGAATCATGTAAGAAAGATTCAGCAAATAAAAAGTTACGACAATACGATGCATGGCGTTTACGCTGGCACCGTGGAATTTGGAAAGATTCCAAAAGCACAACTGGATTGGACGAGCAAGGTTGATTGATTGGCCTTGCTCTTTTATTTTATCCAAATAAATTGAAAGGAAGAATATTATGAGCGATTTTAATTTCAATGAGGTCGTTATTGACCGCGTTCATCGCATTCACGAGTATGACCTGAATGGCAAGCGTCTGTGGACCATGAATCAGATTAAGGATTTCAAGTTGACTCTGGGCGGCGAGACTGTTTATGCTCAGGATGCACAGGGCGTTAACATCATGGCATTTGACAAGAGCAAGACTGCAGAGGCAGATTGGTCTAATGCTCTGATGCATCTGGGTGCACTGGCAGAACAGATGGGTTCCAAGAAGGAGGTTGCTTCTTCTGAGGCAAAGCAGGTCTTTACTACTGTTGAGTATCTGACTTCTGCTGATGGCAAGAAGCTGACTCTGACTCACACCCCCAAGGCTGCTGTTGCAAATGCCCCCTTTAAGTACATTGATCTGGTTGATGGTCAGGGCAATGCACTGAAGACTTTTGAGTTGGGCGAGACCGCCGAATCTCAGTTCTCTGTTACTGGCACTGAGGTTACTCTGCCAACCGGCGCAGGTCTTAAGGCTGGTGACCGCTTTGTTGTGAAGTATCAGTACGAGAGCGAGGAGGGCATTGCTATCAATGATAGCGCCGATAAGTTCTCTACCGAGGGCGAATTTGTGATTGAGGCATTCTGCTACAATCCCTGCGATAAGGCAAACAAGAAGCTGATGCGTATCATCTTCCCGAACGCTAAGATGGACAACGCAATCGACATGACTCTGAATAATGAGCTGACTCACCCTGTTAAGATCAGCGCAACTCAGGAATACTGCTCTGACGATAAGCGTCTGTTCCGCATCGAGACCGCAGCTGCCTAATGGCAAATCTGAATTGGTGCCGTACTTGCGGAAAAGAATATCCGGTTTGCCCGCATTGCGAGCAGGATGCGCGTCTTAATCCTTGGCGAATGATTTGCGACACTGAGCCGCACTTTCTTGTGTGGACTGCCGTAAATCAGTATCGTCAGGGAATTATTTCAAAAGAGACTGCAAAGGCAGACCTGACTACTCTTTTAATGCGCAAGTATAAGAATGTTACGGAAGCCGAGGTAGAAACTTTTATCCCTGCTGTTCGTGATGTTTTCCATGAGATTATGGATGAGCCTGTAATGGCTGAAAATGAATCATCTAGTGATGTAAAGGATGAGACGCCCGTGAAGCCGGTAGTTAAGAAAACATCAAATCGTAAGGGGCGGGCATAACCGCCCCTTCGTTTTTCGTGGTGGTTTTATGGAGAAAAAGAACAGAACAAAGTTTAATGTAAGCAAAAATCCAGCAGATAGAACCTATGATGGTGTGGTTTATGATAGCCGTGCCGAGATGATGTTCTATCGGGATATTGTATTACCTGGGCTGGAAAACGGTGAAATCGTAGAGTGCCGTAAACAGGTTCCTTTTGTATTACAGGAAGCGTTCCGCCGGGTCGATAAGGACGGCAAGGATGTAGCTGTAAGAAAAATCGATTATGTGGCAGACTATGAGCTTACATACAGTGATGGCAGTAAACAGGTAATTGATACGAAGGGTTTCGCTGACAGTGTTGCGCTGATGAAGCGCAAGATGTTCTGGTTCCATTATCCTGACGTAGACTACCGCTGGATCACGTACTCTAAAATTGATGGAGGCTGGGTCGATTACGACGACCTAAAAAAAGCTCGAAAAGAGCGAAAGAAATTAAAGCAAGCACAGACGAAAGGGAGATAAAATGAAGGTTTTAAATTTTCAGGAGCGAAATGAGTTTCTTGATGAAGTAGTCAAGGCATGTACTATCGATGGTGATTATCAGCCCGCACTGCTCGATGTAGTGTTCCGGTTGACTGTCCTGAAGTATTTTGCAGATTATGACTATCGTAGCGAGCCGCAGAGTGAGTGGCCTCGTATTGCTTACGAGTCTTTCAATTTCAAGATTGACAAGGCTGGTTGTGATACTTCTGCGTTCTGGGATCAGTATGATTCTCTGGAAAAGGCCGTTCACGAGCAGATTGATCGTTCTCATAAGGAATGGTTGGTTCTGGGTCTCTGTGGCAAACTCAATGAGATTATCAAGAAGCCTGACCCCATTTCTAACTTCGTTGACTTTATGGAGAACTATTTGAATGATGTGAAGGGCAACTTGAAAGACTTTGATGTTGAAAAGTTTTCTGAAGTGACTTCTGCCCTGCTGGACAACAAGCAGGAAATCTCTGCTGTGCTGGCAAAAGATAAAAAGGAATAAACACTTTTAGAGGTGGGTTGGAGGGAATTTTAATATGGCTACAAGAAGTAAACCGCTGAAGTTATGGGATGCTGAGAAGTTCAAGAATGTTAACCCAGTGTCTTTGAAATACTGGGATAGATACGAGACTGATATGGGCATCCGTGATCTCAGCTCGTCTACTGTTTACAATTATGAATCTGATTTCAAGCAGTGGATGATTTATGTTTTGGATAATCAGGGCAATGCTCCTGTGACGGAACTTGAGGAAGAGGATATCGAAGAATTTCTTTTCTATTGTAAGAAGCATGGAAATAACTCTGCTCGTATGAAGCGGCGCATGAGTACGATTTCTGCGCTGTATCGGTATCTTCGCAAGAAGAAAATCATCAAAGAGAATCCGATGGAGTTCATTGACCGACCGACCAAGGACGTGGCTGTCGTGAAGCAGACATACCTTACGCCGGATGAGGTTAAGCTGATGCGAGAGAAGCTGAACACTCTGGTTGAATCTGCGACCACAGTTCACATGAAGGATAATGCGATGACGCTACGTCTGTACGCACTATTCTCGCTATCCACGATGGCTCGTGTCAATGCTGTGCGGAATACGCTCTGGAAGTCTATCGACTATGAGAACCGTATGGTGCATGACGTTCTGGAGAAGGAAGGAAAAATTGTTGATTTGATGTTCAGCAAGGAAGTTTCTGAGCTTTTGAAAGAGCTGAAGGAATACCGCACTGAGCATGATATTGATGATGGCGGCTATGTGTTTGTTGGTACGAAAACCAATGGTGCATGGATGCCGATTACTTCAAGCACCGCTGGTGATTGGTGTAAGAAAATTGGTGAGATGATTGATGAGCCCACGCTGCACCCGCATGACTTCCGGCATAGTGGTGCTACCCTGCTGAAGAACGCGGGCATGAGTCTGGAAGATGTCTCTTCCCTGCTCAACCATGCTGGCACGGATGTGACCAACAAGTATTACATCAAAAAGGATACGACAAAGATTCAGTCTGCAAAGGATCGATTTGAGATTTGAGGTGGAGTGAATGGGAAGTCTTGCTTCTTCGTATACAAACTTTGATGATTTACTGGCCGGTGTGGTTAGCAGCGTTCAAGACATCCTTGAGGGTGTTGCGCCGGAAATTGAAACGAGACTACAAGCGAGCATTGTAGAAAACGTACACTCGAAGAGTGGACGATCTGACGGAATCGAAGGCAAAAAAAATATCGTAAGTAGCGTTACTACTGACGATAATGTTGTAACCATGACGGTAAAGGATATTGCAAGACCGCAAGGATCATGGTGCAAAACGCCATTCCGAGAAGGAGACAATGCAGCCTTAGAAGGAACAATGTTTGCTAATTGGATTGAGCATGGTTTATGGATGGATATTGCAGAGTGGAATCGAATGGGGCGACCGAAGGAAAATAAACCAAAGCGTCCTGCGCGTCCATTTATTTCAAAAGTCCAAGTTGAAGCAGCTATGCTCGTAAGAACCGCATTACATGAATTGTAATCCCACAATTTATTTGGAAAATTTGAATGAGAGGAGGCTGGCTTGAAGAAGCTGGCCGCTTCTCTTTTTTATTTTGAAAGGAATTGTTGAAAATGGAAAAGAGAGGTGACCAACAGTATGGATGAAAAAGAAAATACTGGCACAGAGTCTTCTGCCGTAACAGCTATTAAGGTCAAGGTTATTATTGACACAAATAAAAAAGAATTAGACAAGCAATTTAATTCTGTTAAGGAGCATTATAAAGAAAAACCAGTAAAAATTGCTTTTGGAGTAAATCAAAACGACACCATCCGTAATATAAATGATGCACTTGATAAGGTAGTCAAGAGCGGAAAATTAAAAACTCCAAAGGTCACACTTGATGTTAAGATCGACCAGAGCAAAGTAACCGCACAGCTTAAAAAAGCTATGCAATCTGCGGCAAAGCAGACAGTTAAGGTTGATACCGGAAAGTCTGGTTCTACAAAAACACAAGATACTTCAAAAAGTGATATTTCTCGCCTTTTCAGCCTTGCAAATCGTCAAGCAAAGTTAAAAGCGGATGAAGCATCGTTAATTGCTAATGGAAACAAATCATCTGAGTTGAAAGCGGTACAGACTAGATTGAGCGCAATCAACGATGAGATGGATAAACTCAAGACAAAAACAAAAGATGTAATTACGGAATCTCAGAAGTTAAAGCTTGAGGATATCGAAAAAACCGGAAAATTCAATGCTGACAGGAATACTGCAAAAGGTGCTGATTCGGCTGCAAAAGAACTAAAAAAACAAAATCAAGAAATTGCAGATGATTTTAAAAAAATTCTCACATCTCAAGAATCCGAGTATGAAAAATATCAAAAAAAGATTCAGTCTCTTGAAAACTATTCTAAGAATAACTCCAACTATAAAAATGATAATATCAAAAAATATTTATATGGAGAAGATGGAACTGGAAAAACTTCTGGAAAGTTAAAAGAGTTGCGAGATCAGCTTGCTTCTATTGAGAATACTACACCAGGGAAAGCAATTCAAGACTTTGATAAAAAATGCAAGACTCTTGATACAACTATTGATTCTACAAGTCAACATTTAAAAGAACTTGGATTTGATTTTAGAGATATAAATCAAGCCAATGTTGACATGACGAAGTTTAAGAGTGTTTATGAACGTGCAACGAAGTTAGAAGACTCTATTGCAAATAAAAGTAAATATTCTTGGCTAATTGATAGTTTAAACGGAATAAAATCTTCTGCTGCTGGCTGTGAAGGTAATGTTACTGATCTTAGTGCAAGACTATCAAACCTTGAGGTTGAGGCCAGCAGATGTGGGGCAACTACAGAAACTCTTGGTCAAAAACTGTCTCGTTTATTCAAAGAGCATTTTCAGACTGCTATCGCTATGGCTGGCGTTGCAATGGTCAAACAAGGTCTGCGAGAGGTTTATAATAATGTTCTTGAACTGGACACGGCTGTAACAGAGCTTAAAAAGGTCAGTAAAATGACTGGCGACGAGATGAATGAATATCTCGATAGAACTGCAACAAATGCTCGTGAGCTTGGCGCGAATATCTCTGATCTTGTGAGTAGCACAGCTGATTGGAAACGCCTCGGATACACTGATAAAGATTCTGAAGAACTCGCTCGTGTGTCTGCTCTTATGGCTAATGTTGGAGACCAGATCGATAATGCAACGATTGCTTCCTCTTACCTTATTTCTGCAATGCAAGGTTTTGGGTTGGTTGCTGATGATGCAGAGCGTCTTCTGGACTGCATGAACCAAATCGCTAATACCGAACCAGTCAGTATGAACGACCTTGGAATTATCATGCAGAAAAGTTCTGCTGCGATGTCTGCTGCCGGAAATACATATCAGGAGACGCTTAGTTTGGCAGCTGCTGTGAATGGTGTACTTCAGGACGCCGATACGAGTGGCACTTACCTAAAAACTTTGAGTATGTACCTTCGTGCTTCAAAAACAGATGCTGAAAATGCCGGTATCGCAACAGATGGGATGGCAGATTCTGTGTCCGAACTTCGATCTGAGTTGAAGCAACTTGCTGGTGTTGATATTATGAAGGATAATAATACCTTCAAATCAACCTATCAGATTATGAAGGAACTTTCTGAAGTTTGGAAAGATCTGTCTGACACAACACAGGCAAATATTACTGAGCTGATCTCTGGAAAGAGAGGAGGTCAGAGTACATCTGCCCTGCTGAATAATTTTAGCGTTGCTGAAGATGCTATGAAGCAGGCGCTTAATTCTAGCGGCAGCGCAATGCGTGAGAACCAGACGTACATGGATTCCTTGCAGGCGAAGCTTAATCAGCTTGATTCTGCATTCCAGAAGTTTAGTACGGACTTGATGAAGTCAGATATCCCGAAGTTCTTTATAAGCCTTGCCACAGTTTTTGTTGACGGTGCAGATAGTGCTGTAAAATTTGCTGGTGCATTACCCACTCTGACAGCTGCCATCTCTGGCGTGTTGTCTGTAATGCAGATGAGCGGAAAGCTCAAAAATGGTGCGGGTAAAGTTAATATGCCCTCTTATATTTGTTGCGTATAAAAATATAGGATGCGGCACCATGTAAAAATAAAATAGCCCCTAGAGTGCTGGGAAACCCTAAGAGCCATATCGCCTATTATTATATTTATATAAGGTAGGAATCGAAAGATAGAAACAAGGATATGGATGCTATATGCTGAGATAAAAGCTCGGTTTTATCGTATTCTCAAAATATGGTAATAGTCGAGTGCTAAGTAGCGTTTACAATGGGCGGTCAGCAGCCGATCCACTCCCCTATTATATAATGTAGGAGGGTGGAAGGTTCATCGACTAAAAAGGGTCAGTGAGCAACCATTGGAAGGATAGTCAATTCTGGACGAAAGTTCAGAAGTCCGCCTCAGACGTAACCAGACGACTTAAAGAAGTAGGTGGAAACGAGGAGACGCGCTACTCTCTGGCGCGATACAAACAGGAGAAAACAAAATATTCGTTGACTACATACGATATTCTGGCTATAATATAAGTACAATCGCGTATCCAAAATATACGGAGGTGTTTTATTATGGCTAGACCTAAAGGAAGCAAGAACAAAGTAAAAGTTCTTGACGGTATCGATTATGCTGCACAGATTGCTGAAAAGAATACTGCCGCAGAATCTATTACTGAAGAAATCGCAGCACTCAGCACCAATATTGCTGCACTGAATGCTGAGAAAAAAGCTAAGGAAGCTGAATTGAAGAAAATCAATAAAGAGATTGTAAAGCTCGAAAAGAAAAAGGCTGATGCTGACGCAAAAATTGCCGAGGCGGCAAAGAAAGCTGAAGCAGAGGACGTACTCAAGAAGCTATTGTCAAGTGGTGTGAGTGCAGACGAGATTCTGGAAAAGCTTAAATAAGATATCATCATAAAACAAGCCCGACTTCCCTACTACTGAGAGGCCGGGCGTTACTATTTGTGGTTGACTTTAGGCAATGTTTGTGATACGCTTAATAAAACATTAGAGAAAGGTGGTTTTGTAATGGCAACTGCGTATGAATGTGCTGAATATCTCATTCGAGATGATGGCAGTGAGATTTCAAATAGCAAGACTGGTAATATGAAATTGCAAAAACTGCTTTTCTTTGCCGACCTGATTCATTATGTAGAGAATGGTACTCCTCTTTTTAGTGATGCAGTTCTTGCATTCAAAAATGGCTGTGTGGTCGAGAGTGTGCGAAAGCCGTTTTATACTGATTATGCTCCGATTCGGCGTGGAGAAAAGCCTATTCCGCGATTTTCTGATTCCGAAAAAGAGTCGCTTGATTTGGCAATCGGCATTTATGGAAAAGCTAGTGCAAAAGAACTCTCTGCATTAAATCATGAGTTTGATTGTTGGCGTACTGCTTATTATGCGGGGCTTGAACCAAGTGGTTATCATGATCAGAGTAAGTCGATTGTTGACATAGCTCTTTCTCAGGAGCAACTTAACCGTATAAAAACAGTCGTTGACCTTTATCGTGAGAACCAGCAAAGCGATGACGAGTGCATCTCTTTTAATGGTGTTGATTTCTATTATGATAAAAATTTTCCGATGACCGATGAAGTCAAACAGCAATTGCGCGAGTATGCTTATGACGCAGAAGATCGTGCGTATAGCATCTATTTTGATGAAGGCAGTTTGGTGATTTACTAATATGAGTTACGTTGAAGGGCAAGGATTATTAGGAAGACTTCCATATATGGATGGTGAAATGCCAAATAAAGACAGGCCATATCTTATTGTGGCTGTCGGGCAAAATTCCATCCAGACTATTGATGTTTCGACTATCAAGAACAAAGAATGGAAAGCCGGAAGTTATCATAACCACATTCTGAATTCTTACAATCCTCCCTTCTTGAAGCCATCTTTTGTTAAGATCGACTCTTTGCAAACCGTTGAACTGTCCGAGTGTTCAAATATGCGTTTGCTTTGCGGTGGCGCAAGACTTGATTCAATCGAACTTAAAACCATAAGATCGAAATTAGGATTCTAGTACATAATACTATCCCCTGCCGGTTTGTCCGGCAGGGGTTTTATTTATGCCATTTTAGTTAGCTACGGTTTACCACTCATACCCACAATTCTTACACTTGAATTGTTTGCCGGGCTTTCTGCTTGCCAAGCCCCGTATGGCTACATCAATCAACTTTGTATTTTATAATCGAGGTGATTAAATTGAAAATTGAAATTGACGTAAAAGAATTCGCCACCCTTCTTGACTATCTCAAAGGGCAGCGAGAACCTATCGGTAGTACAGACGACTTAGCGAAATCCATCATGAAAAATCTTCCACATAAAATGGACGAAGTATTCGTTAGATATCAAAAGCCTTATCACTCTAAGCAGTCAGGTGACGAAATCCAGTAAGTTCTATCATCTTCAACTGCTAAAATGTCACACGCTTCACTTTTGTATCGGAGGTATTCAAATGAACGATTTTAACATTATTTCCGTTAGAGTACGGAAGATGCCTCCGTTTACTCAGGAAGAACGGAAACGAATTTTTTCACAATGGAAGGCTATACTTAAATCTCAGGGTCTGGAATCACAGAAGGGTCAATCTCAAACTCAAGTCTAATCCGTTCCATTGCTGGATTGTATTTGGTATGTAGTTCTCCATACCCTATAACATCTTGACCGATAAGAAGTTCATATTCAAAATCTTCTGGGTCCATAACACAAAACAATGTGTCAGAAAGAATTATGTCATCACCATAGCCAATTTTTAATGTGCAGACGGTAACGTCAGCCATTTTAGAATTTGTGATTGACTTAACTTCTTGTTGAGTTGGCATGATGGGTAATCCAAGTTTGTTGGCAATTTCTCTTGCGATGCAGCATACGGAGCTTCCAGTATCCCAATAAGCTGTTAGTCCACGAACTTCCTTTCCGTTGAATTCTACACTAGCGGGAGAATGAATACAAAAATCTTTTTGAGGGACACCGTTTGTTGTTCTTTGAAGCATTTTTATTCTCCTTTAGAATTCATATCCGCAGTTTTTACATTTAAACTGCTTATGTGCCTTTCTCGACCATACACCCCAAACCGCTATATCCACAGTTTTGTCAAAGCCGGAGATTTTCTCTAAGTCAGGACAATGACACACTGGGCAAGTGGGCTTGTACTGAGCGAGACGAGCTTCCTCTTCAAGTTGAGCACGGGCTTGCTTGTTTTCCTTTTCTGCGGAGTCAAGATTAACACCCCACATTTTTTTAGGAGGGTTGTGTCTAGGATTTCTATTTAACCAATCTTCTCTTTCTTTGTTGGTCATTTTATTCCATGCACTGATTGATATCAGTTGACTTGAGCAAAACGGGCAAAAGCCATAATTTAAATCGGCATATTTGTTACACCAATGACAGTATCCTATCTTTTTCATAACTCTCTCCTCATAAAAGTAGATTGGTATTAACTTTCTTTTCTACTAATGGAACAGATACGACATCTAGCATTTGGGACACAATAATCAAGAAATTTTTGCGTTTAGTTGCAGTTTACAATCAGTGTAAAGAAGCGGCAAACGGAGTAAGGCCTTCTCTTAGTAATCTTACCACAGCTTTAATCCAAAGTAAAGTTCAAGCAGAGGGAGCCGAGGGTGCAACAAACAAGTTGTCACTCAGTATGTTGTTGCTTCGGGCACGAGCTATTTTACTTAATGCTGCATTAAGCGCTGGCATTGGTTTTGCATTGTCGTGGATAACAAAGAAATTTGTTGAATATTCTCAGCGTATTGACACTGCGGCCACGAAATCTAAGGAAGCCGCCGATGCTGCGCAGAGCACAACTTCCTCTTTAAAGGATTTGGTCAGTGCTTATGAAGAACTTGGCGACAAGTCTGGTTGGGATACCGAGGACTTTGACCAAGCAAAAGACATTCAGGCAGAGATTCTTGATCTTGCCAAGGAGCAAGGAACTCTGGATGAGGACAAACTTGGTAAACTTGACCTTCAAAACGGCAAGTATGAAGAGCAGCTTGGTTTACTTCAGGATATTACAGCGGAGCAGTTGGAGGCATCTCGTTATGAGTTGACACAGAACAAAGATGCCCAAGGCGACAAGCTTGTTGATACAGCTAAGAAGAATAATCGGACGCATTACCTTACCGTTTGGTCGGCTCCTGAAATGGATATGGGTGACCAGATTAAAAATGCTGGCATTGATATTTTTAACAAGTTCGGTGGTTATGGACCTGACGATTTAAAAGATGCAGATTCTATTGTTGACTATTATAATGAGGTCGGTAAAGCATTAAAATATGTCATTGATAATACCACTGAGGCGGAGCGAGCTGCCGGTGGAATGTATCATAGTCTGTACCAATTCTTGCTTGATGAACAAACCGCTTTACGTGACGATGTAGATTCTTATAATGATTCTACGGACGCCATCAATAACAATACGAATGCTCGTAGAGAGCTTCAAGCTGTAGATTTTTGGCAAAACGATAATAATAACAGCATGGACGTCAGTTTTACTTTTGATAAAGTAAATTCTGCCGTTCAAACACTGGAAGATACAATTGATGGGTTTGATGCTAGTAAACTAAATGAACTCTTATGGGGTACAAACGAAGGATTATCTGATGAGCAAGCTCAAGCTCTCGCAAATCTTCGTAAGGCTCTAACCGACATGGACTTCTCCGCTGATACAAACGGCGTGAATGCGTTTATCCAAGCACTTGTTCAAGTTGGTATTGTAGCTCAGTCTTCTGCAAATGATGTTGATGCGGTAGCACAAGCTTCTCAGAAGATGGAGGATATCTCCTCTAAGATTGATGAGATTCAGACTGCTTATAAGAATGCGACCACCGCTATTGAGGAGTACAATAAATATGGCTATTCGAGTGCGGACACACTCCAAACCCTTCTTAATGAAGACTTCGAGTATCTGAGTTGTCTCGAACTCGTTGATGGTCAGCTTCAGGTGAATACCGAGAAGTATCAGGGTATGATTGCCGCTCAGTATCAGTCTGCGGCCATGGCTCTTGTTGAGAAAGCAAATGCGGAGCTTGCAAAGATTGCTCAGGGCGAAAAGAAGGATGCAGTCGAGGATGCAACCAAGGCAACAGAAGACCAAGCAACAGCTTTGACTGAACGGGTCTGCCCTGCCCTTGGCGAGTTTGCAAAAGCATCTATGACAGCCGCTGCAGCACAGGAGTTTTTGGCAAATGGAGATGCAGCATGGTCTGTTGACCCAGAAAGGACTAAGGAAGTTTATGCTGGCCTTGCTTCTGGTTTAGATATTTTGGACGCAACTGTTAACCAAATCATGGGCAATTCGGATAAGTTCCGTCAACACATGAATGGTTTTGATAAGGAGACAAAAAAACGGAATAAGAATACTTCCAAGTCTGTTACTGATGTAGCTTCTGCCTTCGATACCTTGAATAAGGCCATGAAGGAGTATAACCAGTATGGATATCTGTGTGCTGACACAGCAAAGGCTTTGGTTGGTCTGGATGATAAGTTCACGGCTTGCTTAACAAAGCAAGGCGATAAGCTCCAAATCAATGTAGAGCAGTTCCGTAAGTTTGTAAAAGAGCAATTAAAGGAAGCGAATGCCGCAAAAGATGGCGGAAAATCAGCTGATGAGATGAATAAAATTCTGAACTATCTTGATCAGAATGTAGATACAACAACCATCTCTTTTGAGCAGTTGACTGACGCGATCAAGGGCTACGGCACTGCGATGGACGAAGCCAAGGAAAAGACAGACGCTATAAAATCCGCATTTTCTGGACTGTCTGAAGTTGGCAAGAATAAGATTGATAATCCGTTCGGACTGTTGGATGCTGACAGTGTTGAAAAGCAGTACCAGGCAATCCGTGATTTGGCTGACGGTTCCGAGTTGTTTACTAATGCAGACTATGCTGGAGCTCTGAATCCTGAGACTGGAGAAATCGATTACAACAGTGATGCGTTCAAGAAAATGTTCCTCGATCGTCTTGACAGCATGATTACTGCCTGCAAGGAGACTGGCGGAGCCGCTGGTGAATACCTTGCAAAGGGCTTTGAAGATGCAAGAGATAAAATTTCTGGAAACGTTATCAGTATTGAAGAGTATATCAATGGAATTGGTTCTACATTGAGCAATATCAATGACAGAATGGACAATTTCCAAAGCGCTTTTAATGATTTGGCTGATATTACAAAAGAGTATAACACTTACGGAAATCTCAGTCAAGATAGCATCCAGAAGTTCATGGCTCTTGACCCGAAGTATACTGCTTGTCTTGAAGTGCAAGGAGACAAACTTGTCTTTAATAAGGATGCTTTCCGTGCTCTTTATGTTGCCGAGCTGAAAGAACTCGCATTAAAGTATGAAGGAACGGATGCTGGAAAAGTGTTTGCCGATGTCCTTCAGAAAGTTTCAGATGGAACTTGGGACGTTACGGACCACATGCAGGGCATGGGTACTGAGATGGGAAACTTGAAGTCTGCATTGAACGAGTTAAAAGATTTGTTCTCTTCCCTGCTCGGTTTATTCGAAAAGTTTGGCTCCAACAAGGATAATGACCTCAAACTTTGGGGCGAGGCCATGACTGAGGAAATCGATAAGCGAATCGATGCTTTGAATAAGCAGAAGGAAGCGCTTGAAAAGGCCAATGACGAAGAAGAGCGGGCCATTACTCTTGCAAAACTTCAGGCTGAACTTGAAAAAGCTCGCACGCAACGTACTGTCCGCAAGTATACCAGTAATGGTTATGAGTGGGTTGCTGATGCATCGGCAGTTAAGGAAGCCCAGGATAATCTAAACGACCAGCGGCGGACATGGCGAAAAGAGGATGTTGAAAAGGCTATTGATGATCAGATTGATAAGCTGAACGAGTTGAAAGACAAGTACAGTGAAATCATCAACTTGATTGGAACCAGCTTGGATGATTACAATAAGAAGCTCAAGTATTCTGCTGAAATCGCAGATATGACCTTTACAGAAATGGAAGGCCGACTTGACGTCTTTAATGGTAATGTCCTCGGAGCAATGCAATCCACTAAGGCAGTTTCTGGTATTCAGGATGTTATTAGCAAGTTAGAATCCTTAATTACAACTCTTGAGAAGGTTAATAATCTGTACAGCTGGGCCGAATCCGGATTTACTGATTATACTGATAAGGGCTTTAATGGTTTAATCAAAACAGTCAAAAAGATTTTCGGATCTACTGGTTCTGACGGTAAGCTCAACATCAGCATTAGTACCGGTTTAAAAAATATCGGTCAGACTGTTAAGAACGCATTTAGTGGAACTTCCGGGAATAGTATCACCAAGGCGTTCCAGGCAGGATGGGAAGCTATCTCGTCTGGCGCTAAGGGGCTATTCTCCGGTAGTGGTGCCAATAGCCTAACAACCATCTTCTCGAATGGTTTATCTGGCATTAGTGATTTTATTGGTTCTGCGTTCAAGGGGCTTGGCAGCACATTTGCTTCGGGCGGTCGAACATTAGTTAAGGCTGCTGGTAACGTTGCTACTAAGATCGGAAGTGCTCTCGGTATTGGTGGTGGCGTTGCAGCGGGTGGTGCCACAGCCGCCGGTGGAGGTGTTGCTATTGCAGGAGCTTCTGCGATTCCTGTTATCGGAGCCATCGTCGCAGGCGTTGTCAATGGAATCAATACCAATATTCGTCTTATCAAAAATCAAAAAGAAATTTGGTCGGGCAACGACAAGATTGGAACTAAGATTGTAAAATCTGTTGGCAATATCGTATGGCGGTATTCTCCGATTGGTATGATTGCCAGCACAATTCAGAACATTAGTGGCTTCGTTAAGAAGATTTTTGGTATTGAGAGCAAGAAAGACAAGAATAACGGAACATCTTCTAACGGAAAAATTGACGTTGGCAGTATTGTTATCAATAGCCCAGATAGCCCTGCTTCCAACGCAAATTCTGGTACATCCGGGTCTGATACTGGTACAACCAAGCAATCTTTCTGGGATCGCATCAAGAACTCTAAGCTCTGGTTCTGGAACTGGGGTAAGCGTGCGGTTGGAGATAAGGGCGTCAAACATTCTGGCATGTATAATGTCGATGAACAAGGTCCTGAACTTTTAGTCCGTCAGCCTGCGTCTGGTCGTTACACTTATCTTGAAACCGGAGACGGAGTAGTTCCTGCGGATATTACTTCTAAACTGTTTGAAATGGGCGGAAATACAGATAAATGGTTTGCAGATCAACTGTCCAAAAATGGCGCTTTGAACAATATCCAGAACAAAACCATCGGAGATACGATTTCTGTTGGAGACATCTACATTCAGAATCCTGTTGGCGATACGGATGCTCTTGCTAGAGAGATTGTACGTGACCTTCCGATTAAGCTGCGTCAACAGCAAGGAAGGAGATAACATGAGTAACACGTCTAAAGCAGTTGATGTATTGACAAAAATGATTGTTGAAGTAGCACAAAATGCAATTGAGAACGCTTCGTATGATAAAACCACTTTTGGTGTTGTTAAGAAAAAGACGCCATCTGGCTATATCGTATCGGCATTTGGAAAAGAGTGCAATATACAATCAAATCAAGATTTTAGTCTTTATGAACGAGTCGCTGTGACAGCTCCGCAAGGAGATTATAGCAATCTACTAATTCGTAAAATCTAAAAATAACTATTGCAGGAAGCTACGTCAGTGACGTAGAACCCTGCATTTTTTATATGCATAGGAGGTGAAGTAATGGCAAAGCCGGTATTATCATCTGTAAATGTTTTTGACGCAACAGAGGGCGTCATTGCTTTTTTTAAAATTTATGTGAGCTATACAAGCCCCAATATCATCAAAGAATACGAATACTCGATTTATGATGGATCTGATGATAAAGTTATTTGCACCTCTTCTGGAGCATATAGCAATTTATCGTACACACAAAATAACGGATGGGGATTCCATATCTCCCCTACCGAACAATTAGTGAATCGAGAAGAAAATTATTATTTGCGAATTCGTATCAAATTAACTGACGAATCCGAATATGGAGAGTACAGCTCCCCTATTGTTTTGTACTGCAAGTCGAAACCTTCTATTGCTTTTAGTAGCCTTAATAAAGAAACAGAAAATATTATTCAAATGTCTGCTACTGTTTTTGAAATGCTTTATTCCTATATAAAGGATCAAGGTGAGACTCTTAAAACATATAAGTATGAGTTTTATGATGAAGACAAGAAATTGGTTGATGAAACGAAAACGTATTATGGTACTATTTCGCATTCGTTCTCTGTGTATGGACTAGAAGCGAACAAATTGTACTATGTGCGCGGCATGGCCACCACAAAAAACGGGTATGAGCTCGATACGGGTTATTATCCTATTAGAATTGGTAGTGTTTTATCAAACGGAGATTATGCTTTTGAGGCAGAGAACGATCATTATAATGCAGCCATCCGGTTGACATCTCATTTTGTTTCGGCCACTGGCTCTCCTAACGGCGATGTTTCTTACGTAAAAACAGCAGACGATAAATATGCAGTAGATTTGACCAATGGTACGAAAGTTACCTATTTCTTGAGAAACCAAAATAAAAATCTCAATGACTTCGACATGAAGTTTATTGTGAAGCCTAATTGCCCAAAAGAAATTGTTGAATTGAACTGGAACAACGCAGAATATTCTGTGACTGGAACATTGAGTATTCTAAAGAGATTCTTTACCGATATGAACGATGAAACAGAAAAACTATTTGCCGCCTTAAAAATAAATGTTGACCATGATACGTATTTGATCATCGAAAGCGATTATATCTTTGCAGAAAGAGCGACTGGATATTTATTTGTTGATGTCGTTTGCAAGGATGGATATTTTGAAATCTATATAGAGTCAATGGATGGAGATTATCAGAACGCGGTCTTAGGACAAGCATTACTGGACTATTGTATTATCGATGACTCTTCTGTAGATAACGAGAATTAAAGGAGGCTGATTTATGTTTTTAGGAATGGATATTCTAAGTGACGAGCAGTCTCTGAGTAATTCTAAATTGGTATCAAATCTTTCTTCGTTTTCAATAAAGAATGGAATTTTTGACGAGCTTTATGTTTCATCTGACCCAAATAAATTCAAAAAGAAAGAATATGATTGGGCGGCAGATACCTTAATCCTCGCCACGTTTGATTCTCAGACGCTTGAAGGCGGCAATATTGGCGCTCTCGGCAGCAAGATTCAGTCTATGCAGCTCCGTAGACGTGAAGTAGGAAATGTTACATGGACTACACTAGCAGCTTATCAGGTTCCGGATACAGATAATTTGAATTTCTCTTTTGTTGATTACTTCGCACGCGGTCGTAACACCAAGTATGAATATTCTGTCAACTATATCTTGAAGAACGGAACCGAGTTGCCTTACATTTCAGCTTCTGTAGTAAGCTCGTTCTGCGGTGCTCTTATCACCGATGGCAAGACTTCTTATCATGTATTTCTTGATCCGAAGGTTACATCTACCACAAGAAATAGACAGTCCAGCATTGTTACAACTTTGAATGGTCGATTCCCTTATGTCTTCTATGGGAGCAAATCCAATTACGATACAGGAAATTTCTCTGGTACTATCATCAAGAATAACGGTGGGGATGATTGGGATTTCGATAATTCCTATAAATATCGTGAAGATATGAAGGACTGGCTTACGAATGGCGAAGCTAAAATCATTAAGATGGAAGATGGTCGCGAATGGCTCGTAAGTGTAGACGGAAATGTCGAAGAAGATGAATCCGAGCATATTGACAAAGTCGGTATCAGTTTCGATTTTGTGCAAATTGGTGACTATAACAATACCGATGATTTGAGCGCAAATGGTCTGACAGCTTACAATGATATGGATTACGCTACTTATTATTCAATTACGCTCAATCTTGAATCCGCAACTAGCAGCAGTCGTATTATTAGTGTTAAGCAAGGAGAGAGCTATATTACAAAAATTGAAGCATATGAAGGATATGTCATTGATTCTGTTTCGATTTCTATGAATGGAGTCTCTATTACGGATTCTGTATATAACTCTGTAAATGATACGATTTCTATTCCATCTGTTACAGGAGATGTTATCGTAACTGTCACAGCTCTGAAAATCAGTGTGGATGATATCGCATTTGATTATAATACGTTGAATCTGTCTAAGAACAGCAAGAAAAAGATCAATCTTGTTTACAGTCCTACGAATGCAAAAATCGGAGCGATTACTTGGAAATCTAGTGACGATGCAACAGTCATCGTTGATAATGGTATGGTTCAGGGGTTGAAGGCCGGCTCTGCTACTATCACAGCCTCGATCGATGGACTTGAGGCAAAGTGTAATGTTTCTGTTGTTTCCTTGTCTGACGAGGCTGGGATTCCGCTAAGTGCCTTCCACGAAGGTGCAGCGATTCACATGCGAGAGAATAGTTCTCCTGTGTATTATATCGTTGCAAAACATAACTACGAAAGCGAACTGAACGGCGAGGGCCGCACTCTACTTGTCAGAAAGCCGGAGTACGCAAATACGCGCTTTGGTTCTAATAATGCGTATAGCTCTAGTGAGGTTGATAAATTACTCACGAATACATTTAAGAATTCCCTTGATTCTAAAATCGTATCTGTGCTAAATAGCTATCCTACAACAATTCGTTACACTCCAGGCAATGGTAAAAATACAGCTTCAACGATGTCAAGAACTGTATTCTTACTTTCTTCAAACGAATATGGACCGTCAAGTAGCACTCATAACACGGAAGGCACTATTCTGCCGACCGCACAGCAGTTATTGTCAGATGGTTGCGCGAATAATAAGATGCTCCTAACCAGAACACCAGCAGTTTACAATGTTTCTAATACTAAGGATTCTGTAATTGGTATTCGATACAATTCTGACGACAATAGTTTTGAGAATAAGGTTATCAAATGTACCGACACGAATGACGCTAATACTGGTGCAACAGTTGTTGTCCATCCTGCTATGACTCTATCTCAGGATATTAAAATTATCATTGACAATCCAATTAAGGCGAGTGCTGTAACGTTGAATAAAACTTCTGCGATTATTCATATCGGAGAAGAATTGCAACTCAACGCAGTATATCAACCTGTTGATGCCACCTATCCGTTAACAAATTATGGATCTAGCAATCCATTTGTGGCGTCGGTTAATGAAAGTGGATTGGTCACAGGTAAAAAGGTTGGCACTACTACAATTACTGTTGGTATTGATAATGTGTCTGCGGCTTGTGAAGTTCGCGTTGTTGAATAAGGAGGTGTTTAAATGTATTATATCGCATCAAAAAAAGAATTTGCGATGCTAAAAAATCATAATAAACATCTTTACTGTAGACTTGAACTTCTGGATAAAGATTTAAACGTTATCGATAATCTTGAAGGATTAACAATTGATGGAAGCCTTTCAATTGATGCAGACTCAGACATCCGGCACACGTTTACCTCAACGATTTATTTGAAACAAAATGAGATGATTAGTTCTTATTCTGTGGACGAGTGGATTGACAAGTTGGTTCGTGTCTATATTGGTATTGGATTATCTGATAAAAATATTTTTTGGTATTCAAAAGGGATCTATGCTTTCAATCAGAATGGATTTTCATACAATGCAACCGAACATAGTGTATCTGTTTCGTGCGTTGATTTAGTTGCAATGCTGGATGGGTCGCTAAGTGGTACATTGACTGGTTATCAAACCGTTATTTCCACTGGAACAAAAATATCCAACGCTATTATTGATACTTACAAACTTAGCGGTATGAAAGAATGTGTCGTTAACTACTGGAATAGAACAGTCCCATATGATATTGAATTTTCAAGCGGTACATCTATCTGGTCTATTCTAACTGAGCTTCGGGATCTTTATTATCCATTTGAAATGTTTTTCGATGACACGACCTTTGTGTGCCAAGAAATTCCGTCTGGTTTTAACGATCCAGTTGTTTTGAATGATGAAGAGTTTCAAGACTTAGTTATTTCTGAGAGCGGCGATATTGATTACTCAGAGGTCAAGAATTGTGTTGAGGTTTTTGGAGCCAGTGTCGAATATGATACTTATGTTGATGATGAGCACATGACTGTTGTACATACTGATGCAGACTCGAAAACCGGCGAAGAAGAGAAAACTTCTATTACGTTAAGAACGACCAGTTTAGACACCACAAAAGATTGTACTGTAGCTATTACAACTCCCCTGCTTGGTTTCAAAAAAAATGTGGAGATTACAATCGTAAACTCAGTCACAGAGACTGACAGCAATAATAACACTTCAGTTAAGGAGTACACACATGGTCCGTTCAAACTTTATGAAACTGATGTGGACGAAAATGGCACAGATGTTTTAATGGATGGCACTGAAATCGCACATGATATGATGATTGTTATTTTGTATAGTCCTACATATAAAAAGTTTTATTATCGTGGCGAGCAACAAACCCATGCAATGACATTCTTAGTAAACAAAATGCCTACAAATGATGAGATTGCCAAGGCAAAAGTGGATGAAGCATGTAATAATTTAAAGTATATTTGCTTGACTGAATCAGATATATCAAATATAAATTTAAACACTCAGGCAAATCCACGTTTTACAATTGAAAAAATCGGGCGTAGAAATCAAGTGTGTTCTGGATCAGAATATGAAATGTACACCACGGATGAATCAACTATGCAGTGCGCCGAGTACATGTTGTGGAAATATGGACGATTGACGGATAGTGTTACAGTGGAATGCCTTCTTGTTCCATGGCTTGAGGTCAATCAAAAGATTTCTTACGTACCTCATTATATCGACACAAAAGGTGAGCCTTTGGAATTCATTATCAAAAAAATCTCTATTTCACTTGGCGAAGGAACGATGACCTTAACACTGAGTCGTTATTATCCATATTATCCATACATCGTACAAAACAAATACTAATTTCAGCTCCAATATTCTGGGGCTTTTATTTTTGTCAAATTGGAGGTGCATTGAATGAGTTATGACAAAAATCCAGACGGTACTTATACTGATCTGGCGTATACGAAATTTCCAGCTAAAGTAGATAGCTGGCAAGATAGTCAGAATTTAACGGCGAACTATTTAAGTCTAGCAAACGATTATAAAACAGCTCTTTTGAACGGCAACTATTCGGCAGCACAGAGTATTCTTAATGCGAATCCAGAATTGAAGCGAATGTTGATTGGCGCAGATGATATCAACAAGTTAAAGCATTCTCAAATGGCTATTGAGCGCCTGTTCACAGAGGATATCGAGGAATATATCAAATCTTATACAGATAAATCTACATCTGAAGCTGATAAGGCGACTACTTCTGCAGCTAACGCTGCTATTTCCGAAAAGAATGCTTCAAATTCAGAAATCGCCGCTGCCGCAAAAGCATCTGAAGCAAACGAACTGGTCGAGAATCTAAAGACATTGAAAGGGACTCTTCCTTCTGATTTTACTGAATATACTCAGCAAATTGCCGACGCGAAGGAAGAGTTTGATAATAAGATTGATAAGCACAACACGAGCGATACAGCGCATCAGGACATTCGAGATGATTTAGAAAAAATCTCGTCTAACGTATATTCGAAAACAGAGGCCGACGCGAAATTCGGCACGCCTGCCACGGCTGACCAGCTAGGCCCCGTAAAAGTTGGCGCTGGCCTCGGCGTAACGAACGACGGCACCCTGAGCGTGACCAGCGTCAACGGCTTTACGGTCAAGGCGCAGACCACCGACCCCGGCATGGGCAGCGCCCTCGACACCGGCACTGTCCTGCTGGTGTACGCATAAGGAGGTGGGCGCATGAGCATCTATCTCGGTGCCGGTAGCACGGCACACAAAATGTCCAAGCTCTATGTGGGCGTGGGCGATCAGGCCCGGCAGGTGAAAAAGATGTACGTTGGTGTAGACGGTCAAGCCCGGCTCGTTTACCAGAGCGGCAAGCCCTTGGGAAATAAACCGGTTGGCGAAAAGGTGTTTTTTGACGTAGATAACATCCGTACAGAATGGATCATTGTGCATCAGGGTCTACCGGGCGATATGTACGACGCAAGCTGCTTTGGAACGTGGCTGCTGTGCAATTCCACAAGGTTCACGGGATCTTATAAATCCAGCGGTACCGGGTACGCGAATTCTGATTCACAAATATACCTGGAAGACACGTTTTTCAGGATGATCAACGCAGATATCAAGTCGCTAATCAAGCGGGTGCGAATCCCCTATATGGGCACCGAAAGTTTTCCTATGGAGGAGGACCGGAAAGAGGGGGCGGATGGCCTGGCAACAAAGGTCTTTCCGCTCAGCATCACGGAACTGAATGGAACCCTGGACAGTGCGTATGAAGAGGGTGCAACGTTGAGCTACTTTCGTACCGAGGCAACAGCCAGAAGAAAATGGTCCCGGCCTTACTGGACCCGGACGCCTACGGGCAAAGGATGGACCCCGAGTCAGGCGGCGTATGTTACCGCAGATGGAGCGTTCAAAAGTACAAGCGCAAAGTCTAGTTATAGCTACCGTCCAGCTCTGGTGCTGCCGCAGGAGGTACTGGTGTCTGACGATGGCAATGTGATGGGATAAAGGAGGCACTGTATGGACACTAAAATCAAGCCCGGCTACACCGCTCTGGCGGCAAAAGCCGATTACACCTCTATTGCGCAGGCTGTGAGCGAGCACAACAATGCCGCAGCAACCGGCGAGCACTACTGGGGCATTGCCTTGGTAGACGGCACCTACATGGTGTACGAGGCGGGCACGGTACCGCCACCGCCGACCGCCGAAGAACTGGCCCAGCGTGAAAAGGAAAAGCAGGAATCCCAGCAACGGCAGGAAGCGCTGGACAAGCTGCCTCAGACGTTGGAAGCGCAGAAAAAAGAAAATGAGATGATTCGGCAGTGCTTGCTGGAAATGAGCGAGACTGTCTATGCATAAAATCACACAAAAAATCGAAAGGAGTGAAAAATGTGAATATTTCTAATGAACTCATTCAGAAATTGATTGATGTTCAGGCAGCATATGCGACAAAAGAAGCGATTGCTATTCCAAATGATGCTCCTCGTTTTGAGATTGATATGAATACCCGTGCCATTACTGTTCCTACCGGACGTACTGTTCTTGCAGTCCGTAACGACCATTGTGCAGAAATTGTGTGTTTTGAGCTTGACCGTTACTACAAAGGTCATGATTTAAGTACAGAAACATGTGTTGTTCAGTATGCAGTAGCATCCAGGCGTGGTGGTCAATACATAAATGAGGGATTTTATCCAGTCACAATGATTGATTTGGCTACTGAAGGAAAGCTCCTTTTTGCTTGGGAAATCAAGAATTCAGTGACGAATACTTCTGGCATCGTTGACTTTTCTGTGCGGTTCTATAGTATTGATTCTTCTGGTGAGAAGCCTGAGTTTGAATACAATGCCAATACGTTGATTTCTTCTATGGTCATTAAGAACACGCTCGATGTGGCAAACGAGGGTGTCTCTTTTGAGCCGGGTGAAGTTGAGAGTCTGACTGATAAGTTTGAGGATCTAGCTAAAGCCGCTGCTGATAGCGCAAGTAACGCGAATAAGGCTGCGACTACTATTATCGGCACTCTTGATACAGTGAAGGAATATGCGGACGCCGTAGAACAGAATAAGTTGGCTACTGACACTTTTGCCGCTCAAGCCGCTACATCTGCCGAGAATGCATCTAATGCAGAACAGAGTGCTATTGACGCAAAGAATTCAGCTGAGGAATCTGCTAATAAAGCCTCTGAACTCCTCGATAACATCAAGGACGAACATGTAAAAGCTGTCTCTGATATCAATGAAGCTAAGTCCTCTTCCCTATCGGCCATTGATTCAGCAAAACAGAAAGCTTCCAAAGAAGTATCTGATTCTACAGCTGATGCAGTTCAAGCCGCCAAGGATGCAGAACAAAGCAAGGACCTGGCTCAGGAGATTTTGAATTCTACCATCGCAGAGAAAAATGCGGCAGTAGATAAGATTACTTCTGATAAGCAGGCTGCTCTTACTGATATTTCTAATGCTCTTGGCTCTGCTAAGACTGATATCACATCCCACTCTACTTCTTTGAAGGATAGCGCCGTTAAAGCTGTGTCTGATGAGAAAACGAGTGCGGTGTCAAGTATCAATACGGCAAAGGACAATGCAGTTAGCAATATCAACGACACAAAGGAGTCAGCTGTCACGGCGGTTGAGAACACAAGAGACTCTGTTGTTTCTGACGTTATGGAAGCTGGTACGAACGCTGCTGCCGACATCGACTCTAGCAAGACTGCGGTCATTAAAGCAATCAAAGACGAAAAGGCCACCAGTCTATCAGCTATTAGTGCGGCGGAGACTTCAGCGATTGAAAACATCGGTTCTGTGAAAGATAGCGCAATCAGTGATATTTCAAATTTGAATGATGAAGTCCTTGCCGGGATTAACACTGAGAAAGCCAATGCGGTCAAGGCAGTACAATCTGAAAAGACCGTTTCCCTGTCCGAAATTGATGCTGCTAAGACTGGTGCAACAAATACCATTACTGTGGACAAGACTTCTGCTATAAGTGCTATCGAATCAGAAAAGACAAAGGCTGTGTCCGATGTGTCTACTGCAAAGAGTGATGCACTATCTGAAATTGACACAGAAAAAACAGCTGCCATCGAGACAATTGATTCTAAGGTAGTTCTGGCGCAGGATGCGGCTGATACTGCTACTGCTAAGGCTACTTCTGCTACAAACAGTGAAAAGGTTGCTACTACAAAAGCGTCCGAAGCGTCTACTAGCGCTAGTTCAGCTAAGACTTCTGAGACCAATGCAAGTGCGTCCGAAAAAAAATCAAAGGCATCTGAAATTGCTTCTAAAGTTAGTGAGACTAACGCTAAAACGTCAGAAATAAATGCTAAGAAGTCTGAGACTGCATCTAAAACTAGTGAGACCAATTCTAGCTCAAGTGCTGCTGAAGCTGTAGCTGCCGCAAAAGAAGCTCAAAATAGTTTAAAAGAATTAAAAGACGGCATTGCTTCTGGAAATTTTAAAGGAGAAAAAGGCGACAGTATAAAAGGCGACAAAGGCGATCCTGGCCCTGCCGCCACCATCACGATCGGCACTGTGACCGGCCTCGATGCTGGCTTCGCACCGACCGTGACTAACTCCGGCGATGAGCATAACGCTGTGCTGGACTTTGGCATTCCAACCGCAAGCGCATTGGACCTGGCCGTTGACGTGCTCTTTAAACTCCACCGCACGGGCAAAGTCTACACCGTAAAAATCCCACGATTTGCCACGAACCCCACCGTCAACTGTGAAAAGCTGGACGACAACGCAGGGCTTGTGTGCGAACCGTCCACTGACACGGTTGAGGGGCAGGACGACTACGCAGATATTCCACTGTTCAAGTGGTACAACTGCAACTATAAGCGAGATGCAAACGGCCACGCCTACCCGACAGCTATTGAGCACCTGAGCGACGATTACCGCAAGACTGGCACTGTGGACGTAGGCGTTATTCAGATGACGCCCTATGTCAAGTGGGATGACAGCAATCCTGACTATATCTTGTGGTCTATCACAGATTCCCCTCGTGATGGATATACTCCCTGGGCAGTCGCAAAGGTTGGTGATACCGTATATCCCTACGTCATCCACTCAAAGTTCTTCAGTGGTGTGGGTGAGGATGGGCTGCTGCGAAGCGTATATGACCTCGTCCCGGCACGCAAACAGTCGCACAACAGCTTGATCACGGACTACGCCAAGAAGGGTCCCGGTTACAAGGGCGCAGGCGGCGAAAAAGTCGCGTGGCAAATTCTTTTTAATTTCATTAAATGTGCTGTGAAGTCCAGTCAGGAAAAGTACGCAGGTTGCACAGGCTACAGTGTGCAGTGTCCCGCAGCCGTACAACGAAGCGAGAAACTGACCTACTTTCCTGTCACGAAAGCACAGGCAGATCAACTTGTTGTTGGGAGCCGTGTCTCCGTAGGATACGGTTCAAAGAACAGCGATGGCACTGTTAATAACGACCGTAGCGTTTTGACTATCCATAAGTATGCAGACAGTGCAAAAATCCTTAAAATCGAACCCATCGATGATACGACTAGTGCTGTGTATCTGGATTGCGATGCTTTTGATACCATGCCTGTTGCCTTGACTGATACTCTGAATGCGCCCATCACATTGACAGCGATGCACTGGCATAGCGGCACAACAGACGCTGTTATCGGCCATCATGATGGTAGTCCTGCAAGTAATACGGATTACAAGCACCCATACCGCGTACAGGGTATCGAGTACGCTGTGGGTGGCTATGAAGTCCTTAGTGATATGGTACTTGCCTTTGACGACAGTAACGGCAAGGATGTGTACGTCTGCCCTGCTGGTGTGGCTCACACTAAGACCGACGCTGAGATTCTGGCGAAGTACAAGAAGGTCGGTAACTTCCCTGCGGGCGACTGGTGGATCGGCGATATCGGCTTCGACCCCGAGTCTTGCGTGACGTGGCCTGTCGCAAAAGGCTCAGGAAATAAAACTGGCACTGGCGATATGGTCTACGGCGGCGGTGACGCAAACAAGAACACCATGCGTGAGTATCTGCAAGGCGGTAATCTCGGGGACTGGTCGTACGCTGGCGCGTCGTTGGTGTCTTGCTGGTACGGGCTTGGGAACGGGACCTGGTTTTGCCTGGCCGCCGATTGACACCTTGCGCCAGGGGTGAATGCCGATTGCGGCAGAGGGGGAAGTCCCACTGAAAGCAAGGTGGCATGAGGCAACAAATCAAATATCAACATTTATATAAGGGACTGGTAGAGCAGCGGTAATCTCAGGAACAGGTCGAACGCAGGCGCATCGTATGTGAATTGCAGGAACAGGCTTGGGAACGGGAACTGGAATTGCCTGGCCGCAGATTGTTTGTATCTAATTTATTTATGTTATTTTGCTCTATCTTTCGCAACTGAAGTTGTAGCCGGTTTTTGGCTCCTCAGCTGATGTGACAATTAAGTCGCTGGCTGAAAATTGCTCGTAGAAGGGCGGGGTTAGTAATGTGAGTGAAAGCCCTGTATAGCAAACAATCGAGATAATTCGGTTGACCTTAGAAAGGATGTGTATGAAACGTTATTGTAAGGACGTGGATATCCTTGATTTTGAATTTTTACAGTTCTGTGCTGCTGAGTGCTTGCGCAAGAAGTGGAAACGGCGCGATGTGTTGGAATATTTCTCTGGACTGACTGGACGGTCAAAAGAAGAAATCCTTTATGCCATCAAGAACGGAGAAAAGCCAGGATTGGTCATCGTCGCTGCGCACCACATGCAAAAGCAACTTAAAGCACGAGAGCTTAATTTCGTACCAATCTGGTACAAAGAAAAGATAGACTCATCGAATCATAAATTGCGACGGATTGGTATCCAGCACGTCAGCCAGCAGCTCTATGATTATGTTGCAGTCTGGGCGATGAAAGATATGCTAAAGCGCATTGGAGAATACCAGTGCGCAAGTATACCCGGTCGCGGGCCAAACTACGGGATGAAACATGTTCGCAAGTGGCTAAAAGAAAAAGATGTGAAATATGTCGCACAGCTTGATGTGAAGAAATGCTTTCCAAGTATTCCACAGGACAAGTTGCTCGCCTATGTAGATAAATACGTTGCGAATGATGATGTGAAATGGCTTGTACATAGGTTGGTTAGCACGTTTGATACAGGTCTATCCATCGGGTCGTACCTGAGCCAATACCTTTGTAATCTTTACATGAGCCAGTTATATCATGAGATATCCGAACGGATGTTTTATACGCGCCGTGACAAGCAGATTCCGTATGTGAAGCACGTCCTGTTTTACATGGATGATATTCTGCTTCTCGGCAGCAACGCAAAGAAAATGCATATGGCTGTAGATAGAACGATTGAATATGCTCATGAAAATATGGGCCTTACAATAAAGCCAACTTGGAATGTGCGCAAGGTGTCCGAGATGGATTTTATTGATACAATGGGATTTCGTGTTTATCGGGATCATGTAACGATTCGCAGGCGTGTTTTCCTGCGTGTCCGTCGTGCCTATAAAAAGCCGACAAAGAAACGATACCGGAAGACAACTCTAAAGCAGGCACAAAAATGTACAAGCTATTTCGGTACGATCAAAAACACCAATTCACAAAAGCTGGCGAAAAAATATCACATCTATAAAACAGTGAAACTATCAAAGGAGGTGGTTTCTCATGAAAGCAAGCTTCGATACAGAGCAGCCTGCCGTTCGGTCCGTGCGTGACGGACACACGCTGTATATCTTCATCTGCGTCAACGGCCAGTGGACGGAACGGAAGTACGATGAATCTCAACTTGCACAGCAGGTGTGGGAATGCGACTACCGAGAAATCGTGACTGATGAAAGTAAAATCGACCTCGAAAAGGTCACAACTGCTCCTGAAAAGTATCTGGATTGGTCAGAGCCTGCCGAAAAGACGGACGCTGAAAAAATCACAGAGCTTCAGGAGAAAAACGAGATGCTGAAACAGTGTCTGCTTGAAATGAGCGAGACTGTTTATGCATAAAATCACACAAAAATTAGAAAGGTTGGTATTTATGATGGCGATGTTATGGGCACAGGAGATCATGAGCTGCGAGACCACCGAGGAGGCAAAGGCGCTGTATGAGCGCTGCCCCCGCCTGCTGAAGGCGAAGGTCAAGGCGCTGCTTATCAAGAGCGGCTTTGAGGAAATCACACAGGAGTAATATTTCAATCTCCAAATTTTAAAGTAAAAGGAGGTGGTAAAAACGGAAGTCCTAATGGATTTTGTATTAAATCATCTTGGTTCTGTTATGGCTGGTAGTGGAGGTCTTGTGGCCGCTGTTATGGCGATGATTGAAATATCTCCAATCAAAATCAATCCGTGGTCGCGTATTGCAAAAACGATTGGCAATGCCATGAATGCAGGCGTCATGGATGAAATCAAACAGGTAAAGACCGCGCAGGAAGAGACACGTAAGAAATTAGATGATCACATTGAAGAAAGCGAAGAGCGCAAAGCGGATAATTATAAAAGTCGCGTCCTCCGTTTTAATAATGAACTAGTTCGTGGTCTTGGACATACCGAAGAGGATTATAACGAGATTCTTGATATCATCTGGAAGTACGAAAATTATTGTAAGACACATGAAAACTACCAGAATAATAAAATGCCACACGCGATCAAGAATGTTGAGCGAATGTATGATGAAATGCTCAAAACAAACGGTTTCTTGAAGATTGAAGAGTGAATATATATTGATTAGCTCGAAGCATCATAGCTTCGAGCCTTTTATTTTATCAGGAGGTAAATATTATGATGGACTATGTTAATGAAGTTATTTCTATTGTTGTGAAACTCGTTATCACCGGTGCGGGCACTGCTTTCATCGCATACGGTATTCCCTACCTGAAGCAGATTGGTATGTATAAGGTTGTTCAGATGGCTGTTCGCGCCGCCGAGAAACTTGGCGTCACTGGCGCTATTGAGAAGTCCGACAAGAAGAAGTATGTTATCGCAGCGCTTGAGAAGATGGGCGTTAAGGTTACCCCCACTATCGAGATGATGATTGAGGCGGCTGTCAAGGAAATGGACATCCAGAACAATAAGATTCAGAATGAGTTTAAGAAAGATTGAAGGTGTGACACTATGAGTGTTGTTACATATTCTTTGAAGAAGGACTGGAATAAGAAGCTGTCCAAAAATTTCTGTGCATATGAGTTTGCTTGTAATGATAAGAGCGACAAGTTTAAAGTAGCTACAGAACTAGTTGAAACGTTACAGCAAATCCGGGACCATTTTGGCAAGCCAGTAATTATTAACTCTGCTTATCGTACTCCTGCATATAACGCCTCTATCGGTGGAAGTTCTCGTAGTCAACACTGTATGGGAACCGCAGCTGACATTTGCATTAAAGGAGTAGACCCAATCCGTATTGCGCTATACGTCGCCTCTCTCCCCTATTTTCAGACTCACGGTGGTATTGGCTATTATAGCCGCGCTCAAGTAACTGGCGGCTTTGTTCATGTCGATGTGCGTGAAGCTCCTAGCCGCTGGATCAGCAAAGTAGGAACATCCTATAAGGTCGTAAGTAAAATCATGCCTACGATTCGTCAGGGCTCCAAGGACTGCTATAATAGCGTGTCTTATGCTGTGACTGTACTGCAGCGCCATCTGGGTGTGAAAGCAGACGGCATTTTTGGAGCTGGGACGAAAGCAAATCTTGTTGAATGGCAGAAAACACATGGACTGACGGCTGACGGTATCTGCGGAATGGCAACATGGAGTTCGTTTTGATTTGATTGTTGACATCTAAATGTATATAGGATATAGTGTATTTATTATGTGTGGAGGTACTCT